ATGAGTAACGAAGCAATAGAAGAGATAAAAAATGATATTTCAGCTATAAAAAGTGAAGTCACAGGCATCGCAAAAGTGCTTAACGAACTTTCTGAGGTTTGTAACAGTATGAGCGATGAACATGGTGAAATGCTTGTAAAGTTACTAAGAATGGTGGCGAAAATTATTCCTAACTAACATCTAAATGCACACATTATTAACTCAAATATGCCTGCACCAATAATCCCTGTTCCAATGGCTATCAAGATACCGACTAAAATATGTGTTTTTGGTCGAATCTCTAGGCGGCACAAGATTCTTTTATATAATACGGGCTTGTAATATGCAAGCTCTTTTTTTGTTGTCTTATATAGGAATTTTGCATAGTCGGGTTCTAAGCCACTTGACTTAATTTTTTTGATTGCGGCACGGCTCAATATAGGGAAAAGAGTTGCAAACTTTATATCGTTAATCCTATCATAAAGGCTTCTGGTAAAAATGCAACGGAGATCTCCATCGTCTTTCATCATAATCGTAGGGAAGCAGATATGGCGAATCAATTGCCGATAGATGCCAGCGACAACAAAGTTTACAGCACTGATTCCATTTTCACGCAAAATTCCACCGGCTTCCTTTAAGCTTAAGTAAAAATGCTTTTCCCCATGTTCCTCATTTTCATTTTGTTCAGTATCTAAGCAAGCACCATATTTATTGCCTTGCACGGAAACATCAAGTATAGCAACGCACAAGTCGTAATCTTTAGCCCTCTCAATGAGATCTTTATGCAGTGACTGCCTTTCGAAATTATAATCAGAATTTCCTGCTTGCTTATATGTTGCTGTTTTGGTTGCCGCTTTAGTTGATCTCTTTGTTTCAGGATAGGGCAAGTCAATTTTGTCCGTTACAGTTAATTCAAACAACGGACTTTTTTGGGGTCTAATAGTTTTGGAGCCGACAAAGCGTTTTTTCAAATAGTCAAAGATATAATCATAGTTTTCGCATCCGTAGCGAACAACTAATATTTTTTTTGCTTCATATGAATTAGGTTTTTTCATGGTGCTGTCCTCCTATATAATTGTAACATTTCTATATAAATAAATCAAGCAAGAAATGTAATATAAATAAAATTTAGGGTATGTCCTTTTGTTGACAGGATGACTTATTATATGCTATAATATATAGGTTGTTGCGAAAAAGATTTATTTTGATTAACGCAATTTCAAAAAAGGCTATCGCAAAACATTTTGCGATAATCGCAAAATCAAACGGCAAAACAATCAAATCGCAAAATCAAACCAAAAATTCAAAAGTCGACTTTTTGGTGTGTAAGCCCACAGCAAAAAACCGCCCAAAACATGGTAAAAAGGGGCGGTTTTTTCCATTATTTATGCGAGAAAAAACAAATGTGTCACGGTTTAGTCATGGTTTTAGTCACGGACTGCTTTTTCCGTGACTAATTTCGCGGAAAAAACACACTAAAATTGCCAATAATTTTGTTTGCGTTTTGAGTGTAATTGTGTTATATTTGTTGTAGATGAAAAATAACAAATTGAAAAATGAAATTAGCGTTCGTAGTTCGGCGGCAGAGTATTTGACTTATGTTGCGGCGGTTGGTGGTGATGGCTTTGAAATGCGATATGAGGATGAGAATATTTGGCTGACGCAAAAAATGATGTCAGCTGTTTATGGTGTGACTGTTTCTGCGATAAATCAACACATTAAGAAAATATTTGACGATAGGGAGTTGGAAGAGGCGGCAACTATTAAGAAATACTTAATAGTTCAGAAAGAGGGCAGTCGTGAGGTTGAAAGAGAAATTGAGCATTATAATTTGCAAATGATTATTGCGGTTGGATTCAAAGTGAACAATGAAAAAGCAGTTCAATTTCGAAAGTGGGCGAATCAAGTTGTCAAGGATTATACAATCAAAGGCTGGGTCATGGATAGTGAGCGGTTGAAAAATGGCGGGAGCATTTTGACTGAAAAGTATTTTGAAGAGCAACTTGAAAAAATTAGGGAAATACGGGTTTCGGAGCGAAAGTTTTATCAAAAAATTACTGATATTTATGCAACCTCGCTTGACTACGATGTGACGGCGAAATCAACAAAAGAATTTTTTGCAAAAGTCCAAAACAAAATGCACTATGCTGTTCATGGAAACACGGCGGCGGAGGTTGTTTATCATCGCGCTGATTCAAAGAAAGAAAGTATGGGTTTGACGACTTGGGCTGATGCTCCGCATGGAAAAATTCAAAAACATGATGTTAGTGTTGCAAAAAATTATTTAACTGAAGATGAAATCTATAGCCTTAATCGAATTGTTTCCGCGTATCTTGACATTGCCGAAGACATGGCGAAACGAAAAATTCCAATGACGATGAATGATTGGGCAAAGCGCCTAGATATTTTTATTTCTGCAACCGACAGGGAAGTTTTGGGCGACTTAGGAAAAATCACTGCCGAAATCGCAAAAAATCACGCAGAAACAGAATTTGAAAAATACCGAATTATTCAAGACCGTTTATTCGTGAGTGATTACGATAAATTTCTTGAAGAGTTGATGGACGATAAATAGTTTTATATATGGTTGCTAGAAGGTTTTTCAAAGTTATGTTGCAAATATTACAAATTTGAGCAAAATTGAACTTTTTTCAACCTTTTTGAACGAAAATTAACTAAATTTAAGTTATTGATACTCTTGCGTCTCCTTTGCCACATAATTTCTAGTTTAGGATTAATCCTAGACTAGATTTTTTTTATGTTCAAACAATGCATGAAAACTAATCACACAATAAAGCAGATTAGTTATTGCAACCAAGAGCGTTAAAATATGGCGCAATTTATAAAAGGATGTTTGTGAGTGTAAGGGTCATTTTTTTGTGTTTTTTGAGTGTTGATGTTGTGCAAGGTTTGTCGAAATAAATAAAAATATATTTGATTAAAATAGGGGACTAAAATTTTTTTGGGACATAAATTGTTAAGGATGTGGGTTTGAAGACATTGATTTGCATTGAGAGAGATGCAGATTTTTTTGATGTTTTTCTTCTACATATACCAATATTCCAAAAGGTATGTGAAAGGAGGTAAAAAAACATGGCAGATTCAATTTTGTTTAATAAGGTTTTGGTTTCCGGAACATATGATAGCTTGCCACTTGGCGTTGATTCAAACGAATTAAACACGACAATTGTTTCGGGATTGACGGCGGTAAAGTCAGCGAGTGTGTCAGTTTGGGCGAGCGGGTATTTAACCTATACCATCACAATTGACAATCAAGCAGATGAAGATTTTGTGACTCCAACATTAACTGATATTCTTGATATCACTCAAATCAAACTCGTTGCAAACAGCGTGGAAGTTGATGGGATAATAACGACCTACACTTATGTCGGTTTGACTGGACTACTGACAATCGTTCTTCCAACAATCGAACAAGGCGAAACAATGATAATAACATTCCAAGTTGAGATGGTCTAGGGTAATTCAAAATGAACAAAACACTAACAAGCAAGTCGCATATCAAAGGTAATATTCATGGAGAAAAAATTGAACTAGAAACGAATGAGGTTGCAGTTTTTGTGAAAAATTTACGCAAATCTGCTTGCTGTTGTTGCAGATGTTGTTGTTCGTGTTGGTTTTGCAAATTCTGTTTGTGTTGTGAAATAGTGCTAAACACAACTTTCAAATCATTCTAAAGATAATCAAAAATAACCTTGGCTTAGAAAAACAAGTCAAGGTTATTTTTGATTTTATGAAATGAAGATGTTCAATTGAACGAAGAAGTTTGAAACAATTTTTTTGTCTCAATACCTATATTAATTTAATCGGAACAATGCTTCAAAGGTGTTTGGTCCAGCTAGGCCGTCGGCTGGAAGTCCGACAGATTGTTGGAATGAGCGGACTGCTGCTTCTGTCATTGGGCCAAATACTCCTGTTAGTCCGCCAGTCTGAAAACCTTGGCGATTTAAAGCCGCTTGTAGAATCCAGACAAGATTGCCTCTGTCACCGTTTCTGAGAATTCTTGTTGCACCTCTTGTTCTTGGCCCCCAGATGCCGTCTTCGACAAGTCCTGCGTTGAATTCGCGATTAAGTTCGGTTTGAAACCCTCTGATTAGCGCACGATTTGATGTTGCTCCCCAAACACCGTCAACATTAAGTCCAGCATCATAACGCGAGTTTAGGGTCGATTGAATATTTCTGATGATGTCGGTTGGTGGTGGAATTGGTGGGGTTGGTTGTGGTGGAACAACAGGTGGAGGAGATGGGGGCAAAGGGTTTCCGCAAGTAACACCGATTGACTGCATAATTCCATTAGCAACACCCCTTGCATATTCGCAGAAGTGTTCATCGAACAACTGGTTGTCTCTTGTGTTTGAGATGAATCCAAGTTCCAATAAAATTGCCGGCGCACGAGTCTCTCTCAAAACACTAAAATTACCCTCTTGCAAACCAAGGTTTGCCATTGGACTAATATTAGCAATGTTGTTTAAAACAGTGTTTCCAGCTGCGACTGAAGCGGGTGGGCGAGTCGGGTGAACGAAAACTTCTGTCCCATTGAAATTTGGGTTTGTTGAACCATTTCGATGTATTGACACAAAAAGTCTCGGTTGAGGGTTAAGATTGTTGCTTATTCTTGAGCGTTCTCCAAGTGGAATGAAGGTGTCGTTTGAGCGAGTCATCACGACATTAACCCCACAGCTTCTTAAAATGTTTCGAACAGCAAATGCCATTCTTAGCGTGTCATCCTTTTCAAATCTGTTTCCATTAACTGCCCCCGGATCGCTTCCTCCGTGCCCAGCATCTATTAGGCACATAAAAGCACCATATAGTTTTTAGGGGTAAAATGGGTTAAAAAGAGTTAAAAACAGCCGTTTTTAAGCGGAAATTCGCTCAAAGTGGTTTTTTTATGCGATTTCTTCTATGTTGATGCTTTCGACATTAATGTTATAGCCATGGTAGCCGCCAGTTGTTTTATACTGTGCTTTGATGCCAAAACCCAGTCCACTTAGATATATCAGCATGGTTTTATTGCTGAAAACAACTATCTTCTCAAGGATGCTATTGAAACTCTCAATTCTTTCTTCCTCTAATTCCAAGAGCAATATTTTGTCAATTTCATTTATTAGGGATGAGAAGAAATCGCCTCTGTTCGAGAGTTTGTGATTATATAATTCAGTCTCAATTTTCTTTGCATTTAGTTCAGCAATTTCCTCGTCGTATTTTGAAACTAATTTTTTCAAGTTCTCATTGCTTATTACTCCATCAAAAACTAAGTCGATAGATTTGATTTTCCTGTGTTCAAGTTCTTTAATTTTTTTGTCAAAGTTTTCGACGCTTTTGAGTTCTTGCTCTTGTTGAATTAATCTTAGTTCTTGCAAAATTTCCTTTTTTATCTCGTCCTTATTAAACTCAACAAAACGGAGTGCTTCTTGGAATATATATCTAATTCCATACTCTTGAACGGGTCTATTGTCGCAGCCAATAGTTTTTCCAAACTCATCTACTTTTTTTGTTCCTCTTCGAGCATAAGTTTTACACGAAAAGTAATGTGATTTTTTTCTAGTGTTGTGGTTTTTGTTGACAGAGGTGTAAGTGTCGCCACAGTCTCCGCAAACAACTTTTCCACTACACCAATATCGACTTGAAAATCTTATCTTTCTTTCTGAGGAAGTTGAGCGTCTTTCAATTTCAAGTTGAACTTGGTTCCAAATTTCTCTGCTAACAATTCCTTCATGAGTATTTTGTTTAATTATTAAGTCATCTTGGTCTGGATTCATTATTCTATGCTTAGTCAAGAAGTTTGGTGTGCATTTTTTCTTTTGCACTAAATCGCCGACATATTTTTCGTTTTTCAAAATATCGTAAACAGTTCTTGAATACCATCTTTTTCCCCATTTAGTTTTATAGCCCGCATCATCAAGCATTGTTGAAATTTTTTCTATTCCATGACCCTCTAAAAAACTGGTGAATATGAATTTTATAGTTTTAGCTTCTTCTGGGTTTATAGACAACTTGCCGTTTTTCAAAAAGTAACCATATATTATTCCATTGCCAAAAACAACTCCTTGCTCCATTCGGCGCCTTTGACCCCATTTAACACGCTCACTTGTTTTACGACTTTCTTCTTGAGCGATACTTGCCATGATGGTAAGACGCAACTCTCCGTCGCTGTCTAGTGTGCAAATATTGTCTGTCATGAAATAAACGCCAACATTTTTATCTTTGAGTGTTCTTGTATATTGGAGCGTGTCAACGGTGTTTCTGGCAAATCGACTGACTTCTTTGGTGATAATTAAATGGAATTTTCCATTTAATCCGTCTTGAATCATTCGGTTAAATGCTTTGCGTTTTTTAACAGATGTCCCACTTAATCCTTCATCGTAATATATTTCACCTAACTGCCATGTTTTGTGGTTTTTTATAAAATCAGTGAAGTATTTAATTTGACTATCAAGTGAGTTTGCTTGGTCGTCCTTGTCGGTTGAAACTCGACAATACGCAGAGACAATTATATGTTGCTCAAATATATTTTTGTATGAATGCATTTTTATGTTTTGTCCTCCTTGTATTGTAGTTCAATTAAAAAATTGAGTTGCTTTTTGGTTATAAAACCTTCACGGTGCAACTCTCTATAAATAGATAATTTAAGATTTAACCTCAATTCAGGCGTAGCCTTAATAGAGACGGCTTCTAATTGTAAATCTTGTTTTTCCACAATAGCTACTCAAAAATCAGTTAATTCTTGCGTTTATCAAAAGTTCTTTCGTAGAAAGGTGGTGTAGATTTTTATGCTAAAATTCGCCAAAATATGACAAAAGGGCAATTAGATGAATTCAGCGTTGTTAGGTAGAACATCACGGTATTCTGTTGGAATTTGACCTTGTGACCAAAGGTTCTTTGTTTCGATGATTCTGCCGTCGAAGAATTTGATTTTGTGTAACTGTCCGCCATAGCCTTGAAAGGCGGCGGTTGGGTCGTCTGGTTGAATGAAGTAATGGCAACTGTTTATTCTTGCGACCATGGGGTTGTCTTTTTCGTTTATCTTTTCTTGCCAAAAGTGTGCGGTGAAGCAGTCACTCGAACATAGGTCAGCGTTGGAATAACTGCTTCTAATAATTTCCTTTTGGCAAATAACACAGTTCATTCAATCAAATTAGTTTAGAGTTTTTAAGATGTCTTTGCAGATTCCAAGATTGCTGTCTGCAGCGACATTGATGCCTTTTGTGTAGTTATTCGAAAAGGTTAGAATAACCCATTCGCCAGATATGACTACATCAATCTCACTAGGACTTTCGCAGAGATCAAGTTCCTTTTTTGTGGCGCTGTTGACATATTCGGCGTCAACAATATCGAAATCAAGATTGCAAAGTAGTGGAAGAAGATATTTCTTCACGAACTTTGCTTTCTCTTGATACATTTTTCCTTTTTTCAATTTTCCCATTTGTCTAGTCTCCTATATTGGTTTTTAGTTCTTCTAGCAGTTTTACAACATCGTCAAGTGAGTGTTTGTCTTCATAAGTTAATGGGATTAGTTCGTTCACATCAGTTCGTCCAAGGATGAATTCACTCACAGCAATGCGAGCTTTGTCGCTCACTTTATCAAAGATTTTCAAATATGCCATTGTTGTTCGTTGGTCGGTGTGGTTTAGCATGAACTGTGCTTTTGTGATAAAATTCATATCAATCTTGGTTTTGTCAACCGAGGCAACAATACTTTGGAAACTATGCCGCATGGTGTGGGCGCCGACATTAAAAGGTAAGTTCAACTTTTTACCAGCAGTATCGAATATGCGCCAGCGTTGTTGTTTTTCAAGAGGTTGATTGCCTTTTTCGCTAGGGAATAAATAATCATCATAGCCAAGATAGCCAAGCGGGCTTTTTAAAGACAAAAAATATTTTTGCAAAGCATCTTGAACGGACTCCGTAATGAGAATGTTATTAAATTTTCCTGTCTTTTTTTCATTGATTTTCAACCTCTTGCGAATGTTGCCGTTTTCGTCAATCAAATGGCATACTCTCAAAATGCAGACATCTGAAGCGCGAATTCCAAAACTTACTCCAATCGTCCAGATTGCCCAGTTGCGGACTCGCAAGTGCTTATGTCCATTGTTCAATAGATAATTTTGAATAGCGACGAAATCGTCATAAGAACGAATTGAATCTGCTGCTTGTGGTTTAGGTTTACCGTCGGATTTGAACTCAGAGTAGGGAACAGGCTTATTCTTGATTTTTTTGGGTTTCTCTTCGTTTTCAATTTGAATAGGATAAGGAACGAATATTATATTTGTGAGTGGCTGTTTCATAGTGATTTCTCCTTGCTTAAAAGCGAGGATGTCCAATCGTAAAAACAATCCACGCATTTAAGGTGCGCCAATAAATTGTAGAATCTCAATCAAAGTTGCGTATGTTTTTGTCGTTGATCTAAACAACTTGTCTTTATCAGGATTGCTCGTCAATATTTTTTGAATCTCTGTTGTCAATTCAAAAATATGCTCAAAACAATATTGCTTGAGTTGTGGTGTCGTGGCTATCCATTGAATGCCACCATTTCTGCCTAAAGTTATGTTCACTAAACCTTGTGACGACATTTCTCTAGCATGGCTTTGAGCGGTGTTTTTGCTAATCTTTAATCTGTCAGCAATGACATGTGCTGGGTATCGCTTTTTAGATAGCAAAATTTTTACCATTTCATAAGGTGTTGAAAATGACGCCGCCATAATGCTGCTCCTTCAATATTTTGTATGATTTAATTATACAAAATAAATGAACCAAGGGCTTTTGGTTCATTTAATAAAAAGAAGCAATTTAATTGTCTAATCTTGACTAAAATTTCTTAATTGTTGACCCAATAAGCCACAAAGATTTATCTTTTGATGTTTTTTTGCTGGTTATTTTTATTGATATAAAATTTAATAGCACAACATAATTATATCAAAAACTAAAGCATTTTGCAGTTTTTTATCGGGGGTATTTCAAAAAAATTATTTATAAAAACCTAAATATTTTTTATTCATTACTTATTAAGACTTTACTTGATTTTCTAAAATCTCATTTAAGGTTTTTGGTTCAAAATCATTTACATCCACCCCGACATTGAAAGCATTTTTCAAGTCTAACATTAATGGATGTGGTGTTTTTGCGTTGTTGTGGATATGTCCGTAAAAATGAAGGCTAGAATAGTGTTGCTTGTTCCAAGAGGCAATAGGGTAGTGAAATAGAACTATGCTTCGCCCGGCATCTTCAATCATTTCATAACTTTTAATCCAAACAAATAAACTATGGTCGAAATCTTTATCGTTTAAGAATCCGTAGTCATGGTTTCCTTTGATTAGATGCTTCCGACCATTAAGTTTCTGCAAAAGTTCATTTGCATTTATACCGCTGGTCAAAGCGAAGTCACCAAGTATATAAACATTATCTTCAGGCTTCACTTTTTTGTTCCATTTAACTATCATCTCATCATTCATTTCTTCAACAGTGGAAAATGGTCTGTCTTGATATTGAATGATTTTTCTATGAAAGAAGTGGTTGTCACTTGTGTAAAAATTCATTTTCTATTATCCGTCCTTTGCCGCAGAGATGGCGGCTGTTAGCGTTTGCTTGGTTTTGTTTTCATAAAAATTGACCTTGCTTTGAACGAAAGCAGGGTCAATTTTTGTATAACGGTCTATTAGTGATTGTAGTTTTTCAGCGTCTATTGCTGACCAGATTTTATTGTTTCTGGAATCCATCAATAGATTAAATATTTTGGTTGAAAATCGTTTTTTTGCCGAGTGTCCTATTTTTTCTCTCATACAATAAATTCCTTTTAAGCCCATGACGAAGTGAAATGTGTCGCTGTTTCAGTTGTTAAGTGTGCATAGTAACTGCTGACCTTTATGTAAACAGAGCCGTCATCTCTTGAAGAAAGTTGAATCTTTTTTAGATCGCCATTAGTTCTATCCTTTATAAATATTCCGTCAATAAATTTGTCTTTCACAGGGCTGACATAGCTAGACATTGAGTAGTTGCTTCTAACATGCTTGTCGCAAATTTCTTTAATTCTTATTGACACATTGCCGACAAGTTCTACGACTTGAAAAAAGTTGACATTAGTCTGGTCATAGCCCCAAGAGATGTAGAAAATATCTCCAACCTTTACACCGTATTTGTTTAATTTCGCCTGAACTTTTACTGGCAAAGAAAACATAGTTTTGTTAGATATTTCAGCATCGGGCAATAGGCTTTTGATAAGCCTTTGATTCTTTTCAGTGTTTTTGGCAAACCAACATTTTTTGAGGTTGTGCCAGCGAAAGAATGCAGATTTCAGACAGTCGATTACTTTTTGTTCTGGCTTTGACTCGAAGTAAAGTTCGAGTCCATTATGTTCTTTGTTTGCGATAATTTTTAGCATGATGATTCTTCTCCCTTAATTTTTGTTCCAATGAATTCAGCGTCTTCAATAACTTCAAACCAGTCAGTTGGGATAAAGTTATATGCTGAATTCATGCCTGTGCCATCTAGTTTAGGAAATTCAACTCGAATTTTATATAGCCACTCATTTTCATCTTCATAATGTTTGCGACCTAGAATTTCAAACTCCTTGCCTGTCCAATTTTTCCCCGTCATTCGTATTTTTGCGCCAATAGGAATGTTGTTTATGGGATTATCATTCCCATACCAAACCTCGTATTTCCCAGATATAGTTGAACTATTAGGAATCATTGCAAATCCCAGTTTTTCAAGATCGCTTGTGTATGACTTCAAGCATGCTTCTCTTTGCTCAATCCCAAATTGATTGTCAGCAAAGGATTTGTGATATCTAGCACAGAAATCTTCTACGCTAGTAGCAGGAACAGCATATTTTTTAAAAGACTCATAGACTCTTTCGGTTGCATTTTTTACTTTTTGGTTTTTTTCATTCATATGATTTCTCCTGTTCTAATCAATTTGCCATGAAATTTCAAGGCCCTACAATATGTCAAGAGTAGTCTGATTATCGTTCATAGTTCACCTCAATTTTATGCAGATTTTCCTTGTCCTAAAAGAAGTGCTTGGTTTGCATTGAACGATAGTGTTGAAAGAATTACTTGATAGGGAATATCGCTCTCACAAATTTCTGCATAGATTTTCTCAGCTTCTTCGCGCTCTTTTTCAGTTTTTATATCTTCTGGTGGCGGCAACCAGTTTTTGCGTTGACCCACATAAATATTGAATCTGTCCAAAAGGTCTAGGCGGTGGATAGTGATATGAAATGTTCCTTTTATATAAGCCTTGACAGAAAAATATCTATACCTAGTTTCTACTCCAACTTTGACTTTTCGGTCATAGTAACTTGTAAAGCCATTGCTGCCTTGGCTGAAGTCGTCAAAATAGTTAAGCACCTTGTCTAGTTCGACAACAATGTCTGGAACAGTTCGATCAATGTTGCAAAAATGCCTATCCCAAGTTCTCACGATTATTTTCTTGTTGATTTTAGCGCCATTGTTAGTTTTCCAGCCGTTATACAAATGAATGTTGGTGGAAAAGTCATAGTGGCTTTGTGCTTTGATATCGTCAAATATTTTGACAGCAGAATCGCCAACATTATCACAAAAAACGCTAGAGAGCATCTGAAGAACTTTCATTAAGTTTGAATAATTGAACTCAATATTAGATTGTTTTTCGATGCGTTCTTGGAATTTTTGCCAAACATTCCCGACAAGATATTTAGAGAAAATATCAAGTTGAACTGCCTTGCTCCAATAGCGCTTGCGGATATCTGCAAGCATATCGTTGAAGTTAGCGTCGCGATATAAACTTTCATGAGTATGTCCTAATATTAGCCTTATGTCAGGCTTTTCGCCTCTTGTTGCTAAAAATTGTTTGTAAGAAAGCAAGGCTTCAACAGCCCGTTTAACATAGCGAGTCTCTTTTTCGTAGTCTTGAATTAAGATGAAAATAATTTCGGATTTATTGATAGGTAGATTAGAGTCTTTGATAAGTGGAAAATCTTTTAACTCCTCAGCCACTTCAAACTCAATTTCATTGAAAATATTATTACTCTCAAGTGGTTTTTCAATGTTGATGTAGACGACTGCGATTTCGACATTAGTTTTGCGTTCTGCATTCCAAAAGGCATTTTGAACATATTCAACGCTCGCGCCGAGTGCATCTAATTTCGCGACAAGAGCTTTGCGTGAGTTGCTGTAAGGATTTTTTAGTGTCTCTGCGTTAAGCAAGCAAACAATCTGACCGCCGCATGGTTCGATTAAATCAATAGCTCGCGACAGATGTCTATCCCCGTAATCGAATGGAGGATTCATAATAATAGCATCATATTGAGTGTGTGTCTTAAAAGAAAGAAAGTCATCGCCGACAATTGAATAACCTTTACTGAATAGCAGGTTGCTTAATTCTGGGTCAATTTCAACGCAGTCGATTTTGGCAATTTGATTTCTAAAGCGAGTAGCATCTTTGAGATAATCGCAAATGTCGCCTTTACCCGCTGATGGCTCTAAAATATATTTCAGTGGCTTTTTTTTATCAAGTTTATACCACATTTTAGATATGAGGTCATCAGGTGTAGGGTAGAAAGTATTGTTAAACATATTTTTATCCTCTTGGTTTTGAAATTGAGTTTTGGATTTTACTCTGCCTCAATCAAAACCCCTTTGCCTTGATGTGTTGGCATTTCCGCAATAAGCTTTTCCGCTTCTTCAAGGGAATATTTTTTAGCATTTTGTTTTTGCTCTGTCCACATAACAAAGCCAAACATTGAATAGTCATTTGTGGACTCTTTCTTTACCCAATACAGTTTTTTGTTTTTCATAGTAACTCCTATTCCGCATTTGCGGATATGTTATTGTTATTCGTTTTCAGCCCAGTCAGTATGATTTTCCCAAAATCTTTTAATGAACGGGTCATTTCATGTCCCCTAGATAGTGTAGATAAGCCCATGCCATCGCTCAAGCTCGTATTCCGTCACAGAGAGTCCTGTTGATGCTTGCGCTATAATATTCAGCTCATCCCAAAGTTCGCCGATGATACAAATGTTTTCAGTGCCATTTTCTTTAGAGCTGAGCTTCTCAAAACATTCAATATAGAACTTGCCGCCAACTTTGGTTAAGTTAATAGCAAAGACAACATCTTTGTAGGGGATTAGAATCCTGTTTAATTTTTCCATTATGTCTCCTTAATTTACTTTTTGATGCAATTGCAACAAGGGGGTGAGCATTTTTCAAAACCATCTTCAATATCACAGGTGCAGCAGTCGCAGTTTGTTGTTGAAAAGTAAAGTTCAATTTGATTTGAAATATCCTTGGAAACAGCTGCAACTTGTTGACCATATCCGTTTTCAATGCAATCTAAAATGTCACGAGTGCAGTGCTTCTCGCAATGATATAGAGTTTTGTTATCAGCAATATAAATCGCTATGATAACTTTTTTCAGTGTGGCTAAATCTTTTTCAGTGTCTCCATATGATACAATTAGGGAGTTTGTCGTTGCAATGAAAATCATATCGCCATTTTCCTGGGTTGCTATTAAAAAATTTAGCGACTTTGGAATGTCAAAGTTTTTGTTAATGTAGTTCATGTTGTCTCCTATAAATTTCGTAGAAATTTTAGTTCAAGCTCATTCTTGTTAGAACTAACAACCTTGAAAATGCGGGTAACATCTAGTATCGAAAGTTTTATAGTTTCACCAGCTTTGCAGTATTCAGCATTTTCTAGTTTGACGATTGCGCCACCATTTTTGACAAGCGCCTCGTCATAAGTTAATATTGTTTTCATGCATTCTCCTATGTTTTTTTAACTGTGATTTATGGACTAAAATTAGTCCGAGTAGAAGTCAAACAAGATGTCTTTGGGGCTAGAGTCTTTAACAGATTCCCAGTTTGCTATAACATAATCTGCGAGCGAGCCGAGAGGGGTTTGATTGTCATCTTTTCGATAGCATTCTTCGATTGAGTTAATCATTTCCATGATTTGTTCATCGTCAGTGATATTGTTGCAGACAGCAATATCATAGAGATAGGCGTAACTGCCGCACTGGAACTCATGAACCTTGCCATTGTGCTTGACGATGAACTTTGGGCGATTATCTTCGTTGCTATTAACTGTGATCGAATCATTGAAACACTCAAGCAACTGTAATGCAAACTTTAAGCCGTCAATTTTTCCATTGATTTTTCCGATTTCTTGATTAAGTTCTTCGTCGCAATCAACATTTCCACTGATTCCAATTAGCTCATATGGATTCTCGCTTTCTTCAATTTTCTCAAGGTGTTTTTCGTCTTTAGTAATTTCCAATTTGATTTTTTGAATAATTTTATCTTTGTTTTCTTCTATTGTCATATGTTCTCCTTAATTTTTTTCACGCGCTTTTTTTAAAAGTATTTCTATATGCCACCCACCGCTACGCATATAGACATCGCTCGACCTACCCAGTTCCTAAGTGCCGCATTGGCTAAAGTGCCGCGTTTTCTGCCTCTCGAGCGCCTGATGTTTTTCCTAGTTAGTCATTACTACTTTCTTCATTTTTGTTGATTAATCCAACTTCAATGAGAAGGCGGTCAATCACTCCATCATCACCTCTCTCAGCGATATTCCAAAACACTTCGCGCCAACGGTGCCCGTTACAGATTTTACACTCGGTGCAACAGATTTCCTTGGTAACTTTTGAATAATCATCTGGATTCATGATAACATCTTTAATAATGGCTAATATTGTTCGTTTTGCAGTGTTTCCATGTCCTTCTTCATCAACAAAATCGTATTGCGAAATGGTTGCTATGAGTTTTCCAAGCAGCACAAACTTTTCTTTTTTTAGTTCAATTTGCAATTGCTCGTTCAACTCTTCTTGTTTGCGAACATCATTTTTGAGTGCAAGATATTCCGCATAGGAAATGCCAGCATAGATGAATGAGCCACAAGCAGGGCATGAGTCGCCTTGAACTTCGCCTTCCCAGTCGCACTCATTACATTCGATTGTTTTGTCTTTCATTAAAATTCTTCCTCCGCGCTCATGTCCATGCAAGTGCCGCACATATACGAGCCTATCTCCGAGTATTCGTTAGATTTGTCACAATGAGATTTGATTGTTTGTTCATCATGCTGCTTATAACCGCAGTGATTGCAGTTGATGTGCGGGGGATAAATTATTTCAACAAACTCAAAACCCTCGTGCAGAAAGTTTGTGATTTCGCTAATCTCGTTGCAGAGCATATCCTCAATATGCTCATCGTCAATTTCGCCATGAACTTCTATGATGATTTCTTCAAATTGTTTTCTGAGCTGACGGATTTTAGCATTTTCAATCAGGTCATATAATTCTTCTTCAAAATCACCGCTCAATGCTAATTGCAGTCCAACTGAGTTGAGCATATCTTCTAAAATATCTGAAGCAATTGAAGTCCCGACATCATGCTTGATGTTGAAACATTTAAATTTTCTAACACCTTCCTCATTGTTCCATTTGACAATTTTGAAATTATCATTTTTCTTGTTTTCAATCCAACGCAAACCAAAGTAATCAACAATACATGTTTCAGAACAAAATAGAGGTTCATCTGAACCATTGTCAATTGATGGGGCAGACCAATAATTACTCTTGGCAATATCTACTGACTTATTACACATTAAGCATTGATGAATGCCTGTTTTAATTGAAGGCGAGACCCTGCCTTCTAATTCCTCATATTCAGCACCAGTAATGTTTCCGTTCATCAAATTCAGTCGATTTCTGATGCGCTCAGTTAGAGCATCGACTTCATCACCATCTAAAGGCTCAATATCGTCATCGTTCCATTTAGCTTGGTTATATTCGTTCATGATGCTTATACAGCCTTTCTCAAAGGCTAAGTCAAATTTGCTCATTTTGGTTGTTCTCCTCGTCATCGTTTTCTTCGTTTTTAGTTTTGTTATAGCGGCATATTCCTCACGAGCAATCCCTAACTCGCATTGCAAGTCATGGAGATTAGCATAGCCGCTTTCTTCGCCTGTTAGTTCATGAATAACTGTTAGCGCATTGTCTAGCAAAATCAATAGGCGATCTTTTTTCAAGTAAGGGAAGTTGTTTTGCTCCTCTTTGTCAATTCGAGTTTCGCCGTCTTTTGCATATACATCATAGTGATCAGCAAATTCAAAGTATTGTTTGCCAGTGCATTCGCAGTTGGAGCATTGCCATTCCTCATAATATCCGCTTTCATCAACATTTTCGCTGCCACATATCTCAAGATTTGTGCTTTTGCAGACAGGGCAAGTGCCTTGCTCATTAGATTGAATTTTTAAATCCATTTTTGTTTTCTCCTAAATAGTTAAAAAGCAAATCCATCAAATAATAAACTGCATCAGCGAATCCAAATCTCACCTGACTCAGCGGGCTACCGTGCTGGTTCTTTGGGAAAGATTTAGGTCGGCGTTGTAAATAGCACATAAAGTCGGGGACTAAATATTAAACCGATACCTTTGCAGGCAGAGCAGTGTCTTGAGCGCGGGACGGATGACATGCAGCTCTCCTTGGCTGCGTGCCTTTCGCTCTCTCAAGATGGAACATTGAATGTAATCCAATGCCTTTCATTAAAAAATATGAAAGAATTACGATTTGCTTTTTGATTTAAGCGGCATATGCCGTTTTTGGTTGTTGCTTTCGAGGAATGAGTCCTCGAAGTGTGTTTTTGATTATGTCTTTTGTTTTGCGGTTGAATTTTTTGTCATAGCCGTCAATGATTTTTTTGATTTGTTCACTCTCGACATTTGAGTAGTAGGAAATAAGACCCTGCAACTCTCGTGCATCGCTCATGCTCCAAACAACACCCTTTTCGTAGTCGGTGTGGAGAGAGAACAGCATTGCCTTGAAGTGCTTTTTCTTTTGGTGTCCGATTGTGATTTGATTATCCTTGTTAAGCATAACCCCGAGATTCCAGTTGCGCCCAGAAGACGAGGCGTATCTTGTTTTTTCCGCTTTGAGAGTGAATGGTGCATCATAATTTTTCAAAATATCCATGACTAGCGATTCAATGCCGCGGAACTTAAACGAAACATCAGCAGACAACAAAAGGTCATCAGCGTATCGTGTGTAGACAATATGAGGGGTTTGCTTTCGCATGATGGTAGCGATATGATGGTCAATCGGAATCATCATGATGTTTGTCAGAATAGGGGATAACGGAGTTCCTTGCGGGAGTCCATCGTTTAGGAATCCCAATGACAATGCTTTTTGAAATTCCTCTTTCGCACATTGCAATTTTAAGACTTCGTTGAAAGGGAATATGTGTTCTAGTTGGCGCATGACGAAATCAAGAGTTGTGCTGCCGAAAAAGTTTTTGAAATCAAGTTTCAAAAACCATTTTGAGTTGTTACTTTGATGTCGTTTGACGGCATCAAGCGTAGAGCGCCCTTTGATATAAGCAAAGGCAGTTGTGTGATTGGTCGCATGGAATGTGGTTTCGAGAATATCTTTCAACTCGCGGAGCGCGCATTTTAATTCGTCAAGAGGTGCATCAATTTGTCTTAGTCCGCCGCCACCTTTCTTTTTGATTTTGAAGCTCTCATACAGAGTTGCTTTGTTTTTCATGTTGATTAAGTTCTCATGCTTTTTGTTGAAGTCAACAAGCACGCTCAACATTTTCGGGAAGTCATTGAATTCAAGGAGCCGACTAGGAGTGACTTCTCTAAAGACAGTCCTAGTGTTTCCTTGTTGGTTTCGATGGCTTTCAAAGACTGATTTTTTTATCCCAAAGAGAATGTCATCGAAACTGTATTGATACTCTCTAGGTGTCGTTGGTATTGTTATAAATGGCATAGATTTTACTCCTTCAAAAGATTAGGTAAGTAAACTAATAAACACGATTGAACTTGGCACTGACCAGCGGCCAATGCGGCAGAAGGATACCCGTCGTAACGATGAATTTATAAAAAAATATTAAACTTCAACGAAATAGAAATAGGGAAAACAGTTCCTTTTCTAATGAGTAACCCACGCCTAAGAGTTCGCGAGCCCAACAAGGAAGCGCTATCCTGAAGACCAGCGATGCCTGTAGGCAGGTTTTCATCCTCGCAATGTGATACTTTTGATTTCATCAAAAGCCTTAAAATGTATTTAAGAATTTCTTTATTAGTTAATAGTTTTTAGGGTTTATAGTTTTACAATTTTTTCATGATAATTACCTCCCAATTTTTTGATTAAAAATTCAACACAAAAGTGCTGATTACATCCAATAAACATGATTGAAAAAACGACAGAAGGAAGAAACTCAGCGCTTCTGGGCAAGCCGATAAGGAATCCTATTAGATAATTTCTTAAAGAAAAAGTTAAGAAAAAACAGTGGGAATCGACATCGACCAAAGCGTAAGCGCACTTCGCAATGCCAAGAAACCTTGACCTTAAGTTCGTGGCAGAGAGCGGTGCATGACCAGCGGGTGGGATTTTCATCCTTGCAATGTGATACTTTTGATGTAATCAAAAGCCTTAAAATGGAAATTTAAGAATAACTTTATTGGTGTTTTAGATGAAATATATAACTAACAAACACGAATGAAATGAAGAAGACGAAGGAGGCAATGGCGACGCCAACAAGGGTTCTGAAGCCGAACTTGGTGATAAAATAAATAATGCTTTAGCCAAATCGCACCTTTAGCGCTAAAACAACATCTAAATCGCACTTCTTATTAGAAGTCGATTGCTGACAAATCAACAGCATTTGTTCGAAAATCAGAGCGACCAAGAACGGCATTCTGATGGGATTCGGTAGCTGGCTGCGTTATCATCTTCACAAAATGATACTTTTGATGTAATCAAAAGTCCTAAAATATAGAAAAAATAGGTATAACTTTGTTAGTTTTTTAATTTGCAAAATGCCCTTTATGTTTTCGTCAAGGGCTATTAGTTTGCAATGATGTGAAAGTCAAATGCGTCAATAGTTACGATTTTTTTGAGCGGTTTGTCTTCTTTTTTTCGAATGAAATTCATGAAGTTTGCAACTCCATATGAACAAATGATGCGGATAGTTGGAGCAACACTCATCTCGACATTGCAAGCAGTTTGAGGTGTTTCAGCTTTTGCTTCTTCATGAGTGAACGCCATGCTCTTGAGGAGATTTTCAACTTGCATGGGGTCGCTAAAGTCAGCGGCATAGTGCTGGGCATCTTCAAGACGAGTCCTGAAATCAAACATGGCTTTGATAGAACCATTCATTTTGTTGAGTGTCACAATCTCGCGCCTAAGGTCGATGTTATCAACACAAAGAAAAACATATCCACTTAGTCTGACGGTATTGCTCCAGCCGTCAGGGAACACATGGACTTCGTTGTCTGCATTAGGGTTGATTTTGCAAATCATCTCGCTAACGACATCAACCTTGTTTCGTTTAATGTCCTCATTATAGAACATTTGATTTGCTAGATTGTGTGGCGCAACATCGTCGAAATCATAGAGTGAAATTCTCGTGATGCCAAGTCTTGCGAGAAGTTCAGCGACAGTCGAGCCAACAGAGCCGCAGCCTATGATATGACAACGACCATCGACATCGAGAGGATTGAAAAAGTCTTGTGATTTGATTAAATTCATGAAGCCTCCTTAACATTTGAATTGATTGTTTTTTGGTTTGCATTGTTGACGATAGATTTGGTTTTTGGAATTGGCTCTCTGACAACATCTCTCACTTCTTCAACAAACGAGCTGAGATAAGAATCATCTTCGAGCAAGATGTCAATGAAAACTTCGTTATCATCGTATCTAGCATTGTTTGTGATGTCATAGATTTGACAGTCAATGTCGCCCCTTTTGTTGAGGATTGCGAAAATGTAGAAATAATCGTCTTCTTGAGTTGGGTTGGCAAAATTATTCAATTTTCCTCTGCGATATTCATCGTCAATTTGAGACGGAATCACTCGCATATTGACATGGCTATGCCCATGAAACCGAAGTCTTGTGAATGTGTCCAGATCCAAATTATCTCGCCACTCTTTATATTCCATAGCGTCTGAGACTACGCTCACTTCAGTCGCTTCGTGTGGGAAGATGAGAAGGTCTTGAACAATGAATTGATTTTCGCAAATCCTGTCGGCAATCCCATGCCACTGAACCTCTGTCTTGAAATCTCTCACTAGAGCGTTCATCTTTGTCCACGCTTTCAGCGTGAAATAAACGATGGCGCGGCGATCGTCTGATTCGAGTGGAATGGATAGTTTTAATTTGTCTATTTTGTAGTTTCTGCCTGACAACTCGTTGCGAACCTTTTCCATGTGCTTTGCAACATAGTCAGCAGGAAGATTTATTGGTTTAGCCATTATTAGTTAGCTCCTTTAGATAGGCATGAAATTCACTCAAAGACATTTCTATGCCTTTGTCTGAAACGATCAGTTTTGATTTTGAATTGAGTTTGCTGTTTAGCCAGCGCATCATTTTCATCACCACATGTGTGTCACGAAAGTTGATGTTTTTTGTTGCTACAATTGATTGCAATACTGCTTGACTCCAATTGCTATTAGCAAGATATGCGACGATTGCAGATGAATTTCTCCCAAGACATGCGCCCATGTCAAGATGCGGATGTGGAAGAATTTTTGTGTCTCCATACTTCCAGTGCATCTCTGGGTATAATTGGGATATTCCAGTTAGCTTGAAAACGCATCGTGTCTTGACGCTGCCTTTTCCTAGTGCAAATAAGCCATAGACAATCTCGAGAAACTCACTTGAGAACTTTGCTTTGTTCAAATCTGAATGTTTGTTTTTGAATTGCTTGACAAACTCATCGACATCGTAGTATTCGATTTTTTCATTTATCAAATAGAACAAATGCTTTCCGTCATAGTCTTTTTCGACTTTCAAGGTTGTGAGTTGTCTATGCATATCAAAGAACTCAAAGACATCATCTGAGTTTGGTGGGGGACTGTTCCGTAGTGCATTTAGTTGCATTGTTTGCTCGTTCAATGTTTCAATGAGTTTAGCAAGTTCAGAAGTTTTGACTGAGATGCTTTGCCTAGTGTTTCCAGCGCCATTTTCAAGGTTTTGAACCATGGAATAGTAGGCGCCACTACCCCAACCATGCAAGTCTTTTTTGAAGTGTTCAGTTTCTCTTTGCCTTTTTTCTTTTGCGAAGTCGATTGTCTTGCAAACATCATTTGACAGCTTTTCGAGTGAGTCAAGATTGCGTTCTGAAATAGCTTTGAACAAGATGAGTTCATCATCGTCTGGCTGTGTGTCTGGAAATAGCCAGGTCAAAATTCGAAACAGACTAGATGAAAAACTAGACACCCATTTTTCGTTTAATTTCGCAACAAAAACAATCACTTTTTCTAGCTCTTTGTTGATATAGATTGAAGTTGGTGCTGCCTTTGAAAGAAACTCTAAGATGGGATATTTTTCATAACGCAATTCCTCCCAGCCCTCTTGAAGAGGGCTGGTTTGCTGAGGAAGGGAAGACCTGTCAAAAATGAAAATGTTTTCAGTGTGGTTTTTGTAAGCGTCTATGTGAACGGCAATATTGTTGCCGTAGTTGAACGACGAATAGTGAAAAGTGATTGGCTTAATTTTTTCAATGTCATCTTGAGCGCGACGGATGGCGATATGCCTAAGCGCAACTTTCAACATGGCATCATTAGAAAAAGAAAAGCCATCATGAAAGAAATAGCCAACATCGTCACTCAAAAGAAGATTGTCTTTCAAATTCACGGGCATATCGCCTCCTTGTTTTTAGTTAGTCCCGCCGTCAGCCTTAACATTGGAATTGAGACTTGTTGTTGCGCCCGCTTTGACATGCAGTTCTTCGAAAGTCAAGTCCAGTTCATGAGACTCCAAAGTTCTTCCGTCAATGCTCACCATTGAGCCACTTGGGTTGATTCCGAGAGTTGAGAAAATCGAGTTTGGAGTTTTGTCGAGTTCAGAGACAATCATTTTGTCTCTTATAGAGTCTGTGTTCAATTTTACTGTTATCATTTTATTGTTTTCCTTCGAGCGATTTGCTCTTTTTTGATTAGGCGATAAACGAGAGCCGCATAATTCTACGACTCCCGTTCGCCAAGTGCGCATTAGACTTTTTCGATGTTTTCGAGAATTTTCTTGCGTTTTTCTCTCAAACCGCTTGCCGCAGCTGGAATTGTTTTTTCCAACTTTCCAAAATGACTGCTGATGCCACTGAGATAATCTGCGACATGTCCTATAGCATCTTTTGTATCAACAGTGTCAGGAATAGTTCCCGATAGCGTTGCAAATTTTTGATCGCAGTCAGAAATACCATCAAAAGCAATGCCTTGCGGTGTGATGCCTTTGTGCTTTTCGTTGAATGAAACAGCAAAAAGATGATTGCCTTTGTCATCTTGAACCGTCAGCTTTTCAGGTGCCTTTTCTGCAAGCAATTTGATGTCATCAGCAGGAATTGATGATGTTGCAACAAATGTCTTTCCTAGAATTTTTGTTTTCAATTTGCATATCCTCCTTTTTAGATTTTTTATCACAGTCAAACTATCTCTAGTTTGAATAGCAATCTCTTTTGATTAAGCGGTTAGTTGCTCTGCAAACTCAAAGATACTTTCAAAACTTAGCCATTGGTTGTTGCCACCAGAATAGTCTTTTATGTGCTTTGCAGTTCTCATCATAATGCTTTGAGACAAGTTGCCCCAAAGCCCGCCGTCCCAAAACGGCTCAGTAGTTATGTAGGCTACTTTGCCTGTTAGTTTGTTGAGAATAAAACCGCTACACCCACGCTTTTGTCCGTTGATTGAAATGTTACGAAGTGCAAAACTAAAGTGAGAAGATTGCTTGAATAATTTTTTCACTTCAGTCATGCTGACCCAATCGTATTGATGTTTCTTTTTTCTCATGATAGCCTCCACCCAAAAGGGCAGCAAAAAAGTCACACAAATTTTGCGTGACTCCAAGTTGGTTTCTAATTGAAAAAGTGTCTTGAAAACAAGACACTTTCGATAAAAGTGCTATTTGATTCAGTTTATTTCAGTTTTTTAACAAGAACAGGTTCACCATGCCCTTTTTCATATTCAGGAAAAGGGGAGTTAGTTGGTGGTGCAAAGTCAAAAACATCTTCAAAACTAATGCCGATTGAATGTTTTCCATTTGTTAAACTGCAAGTTTCATAAACATCAGCCTTGCGCAAAGCATTGCAAAAAGTTTCGAGGTCATCAATAATTGCAACATCTGTGATAATTTCTATATCAAGAGCAGTTCCCAATAAATCATCTTGCTTTAGCGAGATGGCTGTTCTATTGGGGTTTGATTCAGAGATTAAGGCGAAAATTGTGTTGATTGCACTAATGGCATTATCAAATCTTTTCTTGTTTATGATATGATAACTTTCAGATGTTCTAATAGAGTCAAACCATTTCCAGAATTCTTTTGTGTTCTTAAATTGGGGCATTTTTTTTGGCATACAAGCCTCCTGTAAAATTTATTAAGTTAGACAGAAGACTAAGTGCCGACTGTCTTATGATATCAGTTATTCATGAGACCGTCGGTCAATCAAAACACCCAAAGGGTGGGCAGACTTAACGATGTCGTGCCAGACCGTCTGCTTTAGGAACAGAAAACCATGAGAACAATCGCAACAACCACGAAGCAATTGTTCGCCTAGATAATAACATAAATTTAAATGGATGTCAATCTTTTTTAGATAGAGTAATATCAAAAACTTTTTCTATAGCGTATATAAAAATCTCGGAATGTGATTTTTCCTCATTTTCGCATAATTTTATAAAAGCATTTTCAAAAACTCTGTCTATTCTAATGGCGGGTTCATAGAAATTATAAGTTTCAGGGTGGGCGTCTTTATATTTTTTTTGAGCAGCATATCCAGTCTTTTTGTGATGTTCACTAGAGCGCTTGTTATTTTTAATTCGTCGTTGTTCTTTTTGCTCAGGAGTTAGCTGTGGACGCCCACGACCCCTTTTTTTAGTTTGATTTTCAATATCCATAGTTACATTATACGAAAATATGATTGGTAAGTCAAGCGGAAATACCACTCAAATTGTCGCACAGTTTTTCATAGTAAAAAATAGGTAAGTAAAAAGATGCAAAAAAATCCTGCACAGATATTCCTATCAGTGCAGGATTTGTTGCACTCAAATGTTATGCCGCTATGTCAAGTCTCAAGTCGCTCATGTCAACTTGTTTGATTTCGAGAGGTTGCTTCAATATGTCATCATTAGCGAGCAAGGTCAATTTGCTTTTATTGCGGGTTCTTTTTTGCTTTTGGACAATGGCAGATGTTTTGCCAGATTTTTTCTTTGGTGCTTTTGATTGTGGCGCTGGAGCGGTTTTTTCAGTTTTGACTTTTATTTTGCGATAGTCCACATTATACGCTCTTTTGGTTGCGAATTTGTTCAAAAGGTTCAGAACTGCAATCATTATCGCTTTATCGCCAACAAGTCTTGTCGAGCGAGGCTCTTTGCCCATTTGGGTCATGCAATCACGAATAAAACCAAAGTCCTCATTATGACATTTGTAGCCCTCAAAGGGAACGATAGCGTCAACAAGCCTTTGCAAGTCCTTGCAAACTGAATTGTTGCTAAATGGAGTTCGTCCCTCTGCAAGATGAGCGATTTTTTTGTCCATGTAGTAGGATTTCGAGATTTCTTTTAATTGCGCTGGTGTCATTTTGCGGTCATACGCAACTTTCAATATCATAGTTTGCTTGAAGAATTGAATTTCAGGCAACCAATCCAATGAAAGTTTATTTGTTGTGCAAAAATCTTTGATGTCAATCTTCTTGTCATATTCGCCCAATTTGACTTCAACTATTTTTTGCGTGTCTTTGTCACGCTTGACTGTGACTTTTTTGACTGGGAATTTGAATAGAATACTTGCTTCAACCATAGGTTTTTCCTTTTTGCCTAAAGCACGATAGGTGACATCTGTTTGCTTGTTGGCACAAGCAGTTTCCCATGCGAGCAGACTTGCAACCATTTCATCGGTCAACTTACCGCTTTTAATCGCAGCAGTGGATTCCTCAGTTAATAGTTTCAGACCGTCTTCAAGTTGGGCAAGAGTTTCTTTGCCAGTCAATACGAATTTCTTTTCTTTTTCCATAATGATTTGCTCCTTTGCCCATGCCAACCTCATACGGTCTTTTTGGACACGATGACCGCTCAAAATATTGCTATGATGAGCGGTCTTAAATGCGTCATAAAGACGCAGAGCATTTTTCATTACTTCATGCTGTTTTTCATTAGTTAGTATAAACTTTATCTGTAACACTCCCAAATCAATTGGGGCTATTTCCTCGAATCAGATTGTCGTCGTCATTTTTACTTGCGTATCCCTATAAACCCTAGCCAGTAGGATTGTAATAATGCAAGTGAGTTGCCTCAGAATTATACAACATAATGATAACATCACACTAGCCACAGTTGTTCAACACGAATTTAGGCTCATGGCATACCTGCTCCATTCCGTTCACGCAAAATGTTGACTACTCACGATTAGTCAAGCGACCGACAGTATTTGATGTTAGTTTCATCTGCATTATTCTCTAGTCCGATGCAGCCAGCCATACCATGACTCAGATAGTCATGGGCGGGAAGTGGCAATGGGTAGTTCAGAGTTTCCCATCATCGCTCATAAATTCGTAGCGTTTGCGTTTGTTGTTAGACAAACGCAAACGCTACACTTAAATAGTAACTAGCGTGTGACAAGCACACAACCACGCTACACTTAAATAGTAACTAGCGTGTGACAAGCACACAACCACGCTACACTTAAATAGTAACTAGCGTGTGACAAGCAAAAAACACTAGCATTTAATCTAGTGTTTTTGCATGGTTAAATTTGATTTTCTAGTCCTATTGTTTGCTTGCCTTAATTGCTTGTAATTTGTCTATTTTTAATGACTTTAATGCGTTTTTTGCGTTCTCACTTGTCAAACCTATTTTGCTTGCTTTTTGTTGTATGCGTTTTATATAAACTCTAATTGTGCTTTTTGTAATGCTCAAATGTTGTGCTATTTTGTCATATCCCATGCCTTTTAGTCTTAATGATAGAATTGTTTTTTCCTTGCTTGATAGTTGCATATCTTTAATTATTTGATTGAGCAAGTGCAAGTCATGTATTTTGTCAATGTTCCACAATGGCGGAGGCGTTATATATTGTCCATTGTCAAATATTGCAACTTGCTTGTAGTCTTTTTGTCTATGTTCCATGATATACTTGTTTACAACTCTAAAACAAGCCCTTTTAATTGTGATGGGTTGTCCTTGCTTGTCAAGTTGTTCCACGCTTGCTATGTTGTCAAGTTTTTTTCCTATGTGTTCACATAAAAAGGCGGTTGCAGTTTGTGCTATGTCATATCCATCGGTTATAGTGTGATTGATTAAATGCTTGTTGTTTAAGTCACTAATCAAGTCACAGTATAATTTGTGTGTGAATTGATATGTTCCATAACTTGCTAGTGAATTGCCCTTGATAATATCATTTTTTTTAGTGTCATTTTTTGCTGTTTTTTCAGTTCCTGACACTCTATCCAGAACAGTTTTTATAGCCCTTAATGCTATATATTCCCCCATGTTTTGAACATTGTTACAAGTGATTAAATCACTTGTTTTGTTATCTGTCACGCTCACGCTTTGCGTGGTGACGGCATTTTTTAATGCTTGTTTTTTGCTGTTTTTTGTGGTTGTTGTTTTTGTCATGGTTAGTTATTCCTTTGCTCTAAATTTATTGTATTGTAGTGAGCAACTACAATACAATAATAACATAATTGAGTAATTGTGTAAAGCGTTTGAACGCTTTTTTTGAAAAATAATTGCAAGTCATTTTTGTTTTTGCCCATGCTTGAAAAATTTTGCTTGCGTGGTTGAGCAACTAACAAGCAAGCAAATTTGTTTGTGTGGTTGTGGTTGCTTGCGTGGTTGCGTGTTGTTGCTTTTATGCTAACTAATGTTAAAAGTTAGCACAAAATTGTTTGCATAGTAGGGGATATTTTACACTATGAACGCATATTCAGAGAGCAAAAAAACACTATGTAACCCTTTCTCACTGTTACGAGATTTTTTCAAAAATAGGGCAAAAATTGATTGAAAATTCTCGGAGCAATTCTCGGAAAAGTGTCCTATTATGGGGCATATTTTTTTGTGATTTTGAGTAAAAAAGCATAATTTTTGCGCTAGATTGCCCAAAATGAGCAAAAAGCTCCTATAATAGGGAACTTTACCGAGAATCGTGTTTTTAGAGCGAAAACAGCCAATTCTCGGGAAAAATTGACTTCCACCGAGAATTAATATTTTGCAACTGTTCCAATCGTCAAGATTAGACAAAATTATATAAAGATTTCATTAAAAGACCAAAAAGCCGTTGGGTCTTTTATTTTGTATAATTACAATCACAGCGACAAAATTTTCAGGAGAAAACTCAAATGGAAAACTCGAACATTTTACTTGACGAACAACCACTAATAGTTCTGCCGAAACTAGCAACGCTTTTGGGTCTTAATGAGGCTATTGTTTTGCAACAGCTTCATTATTGGTTAAAGAAGAATCCAAAGATGCGCGACGGGCACAGCTGGATATATAATTCAATTTCAGAGTGGCATTCACAATTTCCATTTTGGAGTTTTGATACAGTCAAGCGAACCATTGCTAGATTGGTTGATAGTGGGCTTATCATTAAAGGACACTTTAATAAATCGAGTTTTGACAGGACGCTTTGGTATAGGCTTGATTATGATGCACTGAATGAAACAGTTAAAGAAAGAAGCTTCTTTGAACAGCAAAAAGACATAGGTGCAAATTGCACAAATCAATCGGAGCAAATTGACCAAGAGACATCAGAGCAAATTGCACCGATTAATAGTGGCAATACGCACCAACCAATACCAGAGAATACTACAGAGACTACCATTACATCTAAAAAGAAAGTAAGTAAGAAAGAGACGGCGGCGATTCCTGCTTTTGATGAGATAATCGCAAGATACACCTCAAATCAAAGACTACAAGAAGCGGTCAAGGATTTTATTAAGATGCGGGTGAGTATGAAAAAAACTCCAACTAATCGTGCACTTGAGCTTATTTTTGAAAAGTTAGATAAAATTGCACCGAATGATGAGATGAAGATTGAAATTCTAAATCGCAGTATTATCAATAACTGGGGTGATGTTTTTGAATTGAAACCACCACAAGGATCGCTCCGAGATTCGCCGAAAAAAGGTAGAAGTCCACTTGAGGACTTGCATGATTTTCTAAAGGGGGAGCGATATGGTTAAATTGGTCAAGACAAAAAATGATGTGTCGCTGACATCGCCAACAACAGCTGAACACATCATGGCATTTTGCAGGGTCATCACTCCGCAATTCTACAAAGGGCTTTCGCGCACAGATATGGTGGCGGAAAAAATGGCGATTGAAATGTTGACTTCGAATATAGACCCACCAGTCTTGCAAAAGATGTGTGAACTTGCGACACAGAATTACAGAATTGCTCGATCCGAAAGCCCCAAAACTTTTTTCGACATCAATTACATACTGACATTTTATAGAATCGCTTTTAACATGGTGTGGTGTGATGATGTCGAAATTCCCAGTTGTTATGAGTGCAGTAGCGATGCGACTTTTGATGAAGCAACACGAATTATAACTGAGCGTTGGTATTCAGAGAGCGGTAGTCCAGATATTATCATCAAGTTCATCGTTGAGCGAAAATATGATGATCGCTATGATAAAAAGCATGGGAACATTGAGCGACACCACACGCCGAAGTTTTGGAGTGAGTGGAAAAAGCGGAGAGAGTGCATAGACTTTGTGCCTTAAAAAAGAGAGGAAAAATGAAAATATCAATTCAAAAAATTTCAATAACACCAGAGGCGATTTTGGATATATACGAGTGCTTGGGTGCGTCGCATTTCAATAAGCGAAAATTGAAAATTGAACTCGAAGAATATTTGCAACGCATGGGCGAGGCAGGGCGATTACCATGGTGTGGATATTTTCAATGTGACTTCATAGACGAAAAGACTGGTAAGACTCTAAAGCTCTTTATCCAAGAAGGTGCCAATTTCGGTTATATGCAGTGCTGGGAATTAGTTGGTGTTTGCTTGGCGAAAGATTGGTCAATTGAGTTGGAAGAAGATGGTTACATACGAAGGTGGCTTAAAACAAAAATTGAGGATGCTCCAGATGAGATTGACGATTCAATCGTTTTGAGAGTAGCAAAAGTAATAAACAACACAATGAAGACAAAATTCAAAAATGTTCTTCAGGAGGTATTAAATGAATTTGAAAATGAAGAAGACAAAAGAGTTGCTGAAAAACTGGCACTTCTACAAGAGTTGTATTTCGAATGAAGATGCGAAAGTTGCGAAAATGCTTGATGTGGTTGAACGGTGCGTGGAAAACCTTGATGATGTAAATCGAATCATAATAATGACTCGATATTTTAACAAAGCCGATATGTATTTTGTCGCAGCAAAGGTGTTCATGACAAGGCAAGCAGTATACAAACGCATCAAAAAAGTGTGTGAAAAGATTGATTTTATACTCGCAAACACCCCATTTTAGCAAAAGAGTATACAAATTACTGCCCATGTAAACCAAAAGTAAAACAAAACCCAGTTATAATAGAAGTAGAGGGATGTGATTTTCGGAGGTGAATTTTTTATGAGAAAAACCATTAATGCAAAAGAATTTGCTAAAAGGTATTCCGATGAGTTTGGAGTTCCGCTGAATGAGGCGGAAGTTATTTGTAACCGAGTTCGGTTGCTTGGAAGTCACTTGCTCTATGTAGAAGGGAGGGACATTAGTCTTCATCGTTTCGGCGCGCTCAGACACAAGAAAACCGCCCCTAAGCGTTTTAAACACCCAAAGAGCGGCAAGATGATTATTCGTGAGTCGAAAGATATGATAAAGTTCAAGGCAACAAAAAATCCGCTTGAAATGGACAAGCCACCTTGGGAGCAATAAAATTTTGGAGGAAATTGAATGAAGAAATTAGAGCCAATAACGCCGTCTGTTTGGGACGGCGTTTGTGATTTTAACAAAGAACTGCTAACTAACTTTCTGGCAGACTCAACCGAGCTGTCGGAAAAAACAAGAAAAGCATATGAATCGAATTTGCGGATTTGGTTCGTGTGGGTCAAAGATAACTTGAGTAATAAAAGGCAAATTGACATCAAGCCTTTGGAGTTCAAGAGATTTCAAAATTGGCTAGTTGCGAGAGAGTGTTCGTCAAGTGATTGCGCAAATAAACGTGCGGCGATAAGTTCGTTGAACAACTACATCGAAATTTATTTTTCAGATGACTATCAAATGTTTCGCAACTTCATTAACAAAAGTATCGCAAGACCAGCGAAAGTCAACAAGCATGTGAAAGTTCCGCTGACAAAAGCGGAGTTTGACAATCTCATTGAATCGCTTGCAGAAAAACAAGAGCATCAGAAAATAGCCTATCTTGTTTTCACTCATGACACAGGGTGTCGCAGAGCTGAGAGTAGGCAACTTTTGAAGAATGTCGTTGACAGTAAGCCTATTGTGAAAGAGAAGGGCGATAAAAAGGTTGTCTACTATTTGACAAACAAAATTCGTTGCAAGGGGCGAGGTGATCTTGGGAAAGTGAGACAATTTGCGTTTAGCGAAGCAACTATGCAGGTTTTGAAGAAGTGGCTTGAGGCGCGTGGGGTTGACGATTGTCCATTCATGTTCGTCCACAAGGTGTGCGGAAAAGTCAAACAAGTCAACGACACGACATTCAACACTTGGGCATCCAATACATTCACAAAGATTGTTGGGCGCAGAGTTTATCCGCATCTAGTTCGCAGTTCTCGCGCGACACAACTTGTTGTTGATGAGGGGGTTGATATCAAGGTTGCCCAAAAGCTTCTCGGACACGAGTCAAGCACAACAACTGAACTGTATGTTGTGCGTGATGACTCGGAAGATTTAGACGAACTATATTTAACATAAAGGGAGATTAAAGAGTGCAAAAGTATATTAAAGCAAAGAAGGATTTGTCAGGAAAAAATTTTGGTAGACTGTTTGTTCACAGTCGATATGCAGACGATATAGCGGCAAATGGGGATAGGTTGCCTAGATGGTTGTGCGTTTGTAGTTATTGTGGAAGCACTCATATTAGGTTTTGCAGAGAGCTAAATGTTAAGGACAAAAAATTTTTTGATGCATGTGGGGGATTGTGTAGAAAATGAGAGTAGTAAAAAACGGCATTGATAATAATATTCATTTTAAATGCGTTTGTTGTGCGGTGGTTTATCAAACACAGAAAAACAATTTCTTGACAACGAAATCAAGGCTCTATGTGGGGAACAACGGATATTTAACTATTTGTAAAAATTGCGCTGACGACTATTATCGACAACTTGTTGGTTTCTATGATGGGGACATTAACAAGGCGATTGAGCATTGTGCGAGGAAATTTGATTGGTATTTTGACGAAAAGATTGTTGGAGCAACTGCAAATGTTATGGCGCCAACAACAAGACTCTCGGCATATCCTTCAAGAGCAAGAATGGCGCAGTTCAAAAGCAAAACTGACTATCTAGATACTGTTCGAGAAAAACAGAGTGAAGTTGTGGTTCCTTTTGAGAATGCTGAAAATGATGAGACTGGTGATTTAGTTAATAACGAATATTCGCCAACAAGAGAAATAATCAGAGCTTTTGGAAATGGTTTCACAAACGATGAGTATGAGTATCTTGATATGCAGTTCAATGATTGGTGTCAGCGATACGATATTTCAATGAAAGCAGACGAAGAACTCATTAGAGCGATTTGCGTTGCTCAGTTGTCAATTAGACAAACTCGTGAGATTAAAGAACTAGAAAAGGCGATGAGAACTTTTCAGGACTTGATTAAAACCGCAGACTTGAAGCCGAATCGAAGTGCTACGGCTGCGGCAAGCGATGATACTTTTGGAACGCTGATTCGAAAGCTCGAAAATGAAAGACCAGTGTGCGAGCCTGATCCAGAGTGGGCAGATGTTGATGGGGTGAAGAAAATGCTAGAAACATTCTTTTTGGGCCATATGTGTAATCTTTTGGATATTCACAACGATTTTGAGGCGCAGTATCTTGAAGAGATGGAAAAGTATACTGTGAAACCGCCAAAGGTTGAAGAGATGTTTGGTGACGGCGAAACTTCAATCTTTGATAGGTTTACGAAAACTAAATCTGAGGTGGATGGCGATGAATAATAAAACTGAAAGCGAAGTATTGCAAGAGAAAGAGAATTTGCTAATGGGTGGGGTGAGTAAGTGGACAGCATATTATCGAGCAAATCCTCACAAGTTTGCAAGAGATTACCTAGGGCTTAATCTTCGTTTATTTCAACAAGTAATCCTTTGGGCGATGTTTCGTTTTCCTAATGCAATATATTTGGCATCAAGGGGCGGCGGTAAAACATTTCTTATGGCAATTTTTTGCACCTGTTACTGCATTCTTTATCCTGGATCGTGGGTTCGCATTGCATCAAAAACAAGAGGACAAGCAACTGAAACAATCAATAAAATTCAGTCAATTCTCATGCCACTTTCGGCTAATTTGAGATCTGAAATTTCACGAATTAAGATTGACCAGTCTATGGCGAAGGTGTGGTTTAAGAACGCTTCTGAAATATCGGTTGTTACGGCCGGTGAATCAGCTCGTTCAAACAGAGCAACAGTCTTAATCTGTGATGAGTACCGCTTGATTGATAAAACAATCATTGACACAATTTTGAAGAAATTTTTAAGCACAAATCGTCAGCCAGCATATTTGCAAAAGGCTGAATTTAAGAATGCTCCTAAAGAAAGGACGAAAGCGATATATGCTTCGTCTTGTTGGTATAAAGACCATTATTCATTTGAGTTAGTGCGGGACTATGCAGCAAATATGCTGACGCGTGGAACTCACTTCTGTTGTGCTATGCCTTATCAGCTCGCTATCAAGGAAGACTTGCTAGATAGGGCAAGAGTCGAAGATGACATGATGGAAAGTGATTTCAACATTGTTTCTTTCACAATGGAAATGGAAGCATTGTTCTGGGGAAAAGGGAATGGAAGTTGGTTTGCTTTTAATGAGATTGACAAAAGCCGTCGGATTAAATATCCGTACTTACCAAAGCGAGGCTACAAGGTCAGCGATAAAAAATTCACACTGCCCGAAAAACAAAAAGGCGAAATTAGAATAATGTCGGCGGATATTGCACTCATGTCCTCGTCAAAAAATAAGAACGACGCAACTTCTCTCTACATTAACCAAATGCTACCAACGGCAAGCGGAAAGTTTACCTATAACATCATTTACCCCGAAAACAATGAGGGAATGAGAACAGACGCGCAAGCACTCAATATTCGAAAGTTGTTTGAGGAGTTTGACTGCGACTATCTCGCGCTTGACTGTAAAGGCTTTGGACTAAGTATTGCTGACGCTCTCATGGCAGATATGTATGACGCAACATCTGGGGAAACCTATAATGCTTTGTCATGTTGCAATAATGAGGAAATTGCAAAGCGATGTTCAGTCAAAGGTGCGCCGAAGAAAATTTGGGCAATTCATGGCTCTCAAGAATTAAACTCTCGCTGTGCATCGCTTTTGCGTGAATCGTTTCGTCAGGGACAAATTCGCTTGCTCATCAACGAATATGACGGCGAAGATATGCTAAACGGTTTTAGTTGGTATCGCAATCTTTCGCCAGAAGAGCAAGTTAATTTGAAAATGCCATATATCCAAACAACATTGCTCGTGAATGAATTGGTGGGATTAGATTTTGAAGTCAAGAACAATAGCATCAAAATCAAAGAAAAGTCAGGGCAGCGAAAGGATAGGTATTCAAGTCTTTCTTATAATGTCTATGTAGCAAAGGAAATTGAGCGTGAGCAAAACTCGAAGTCAAATAAGCCAATGGATCAGATTATGCAGATGGTTTCATTTCCGAAAGTTAAGAAGCGAAAATATTTTTTGGAAGTCTTGTGAGGAGGTTTTGTGAGTAGAAAAAAGAAAAAACGGTATGACCAAGACCTGTTCGAGAGGGTTGAGAAAATTACGAAAGCATATGCTAGTCAAAATCCGCAAGATGCGGAAAAGCAAATGCTTTTTGCAAGAGAATTGATTAGGCAAATCGTATTCGACTCGAATGTGAGAACATCGGCATCACAGCCGTATTCGCGCTACAACAAGGAAACAATCCTGTCGTGGTTGCAAAATCCGCAAAGGAATGAGACGAACTTGCGAAGAGCGAGTGTCTTTATGTATCTCACTTCAATGCACTACCAAAGACTCATTGCGTATTACGCGGGAATTCCATTATGGCAATATGTCATTTCGCCATTTCAGTTTATTCCTGAAAACATCAAAGACAGTTTTGAAAAACAATTCTACAAGACTGCTCATCTACTTGAACTCATGACAATGCCTGAAACAATGCGAATGATTTTAATAGTTGTTCTTCGTGAGGGTATTTTCTATGGGGCTCGCTGGAAAGACAAAAACTCATATTTTGTTCAGCGAATACCGCCAGAGTATTGCAGAGTCACATCAATTTCTGATGGGACTTTTCTTTACTCTGTGGATATGTCGAAGATTCCAGAAGAGAAGTTGAAATTTTATCCGCCAGAATTTGAAGATATGTATTTGCAATATTTAGAAACTGGTGATGACTATCAAGAAGTTCCGAGTGAGATTTCAGTATGTGTGAAAGCAGACCCAAGCACTATGGAGTATTCATTACCACCATTTGCGGCGATTTTGCCGAAGCTGTTCAAGATTGCTGAAGCTGAGGATCTGGCGGAGCGAGATAGGGAAAACAACAACTACAAAATGATTGGTGCTCAATCACCAGTTGATTCAGAGGGTAGACCGCTACTTGAATTCGATGAGTTCTTGAAATACTATTCGCACCTTGCAAATGCAGTCGGCGATAGAGTTGGACTTGCGGTGACGCCCTTCAAACTTCATTCGTTCAATTTCGACAAAAGCGGCAACTTACATGAGACGAAAGAGATTTTGGAAGCGACATCAAACTATTGGATGGCGGCAGGAACTTCTGGATTATTGCATGGGATAACAAATGCAACGGCGGGTGTCACTAAACTTGCCATCAAAAATGACGAATCGTATGTCACAGGGGTCGTTAAACAAGTTGAAAGACTGGTTAATCGCTACCTAAAGGCTGAGATGGGTGGAACAACTTCATTCAAGATTAACCTTTTGCCGACAACGATTTTCAATATAGAAGAGTGGATTGACCGTTACAAGTCGGCGGCGAGCTTTGGAATTGGAAAGTCATATTACATGGCGGCAGTCGGCATTTCGCAATATGATATTTTGGGTCTTGGTTTAATTGAGAAAACAATCTTAAACCTTGAGGAAACTTTGACACCACTAAAAAGCTCTTACACGACATCAAGTGAAAGTGGTGCAGGAAGACCTGAGTCTGATGAAGAAGATTTGAGCGGTGAGGGCGAAAGCACTCGCGCAAATGACGCTAACGGAAATCGTTAGCAAGGAGAGGAAAAAATGTTTGTAAAAATTTTAGATGATAAGACCGCTCGTGCATTAAGCAAGAGCGGTTTCGCTTTTACTGTTGAGAAGCGAAACAAGAATTTTAAAGTTTATGTTTTTGAAGATACGATTGATTTGCGGAAAATGTTGATTCACAAATATAGTCACATTGAAATTTTTGAAGACAATGCTTTGACTTTCGGGGGAGGTGGTTAGATTGGAAAAAGCAAGGATAAATTTTAACGCAAGAATCAGACCTATTAAACCGCTGAACAACGAGTTTACTTTGTGTAAGTGCTATGTCATGGCTCTTGGTAAAAACCGCAACAAATCAATCATTTCAAAAGAAGCGGCAGACGGTGCCATTGAGACGCTTTTCAATGTTCCAGTAGTTGGACATGTGTTTGTCGATGATGACGGGAATCACCGCATGGGCGGTCACGATATTGCGCTTGAAAAAGACGAGAGCGGAAAACTGAAGCACAAAGTATTGACCGTTCCTTTTGGTGTAGTTCCTGAAAATAACAACATTGCCTATGAAGAAGTGGTTGAGTCAAATGGCGAAACAAAAACCTACATGGTTGCAGATGTTATTCTCTGGACGGACAGATATCCGCAACTGAAAGAAGCGATATATAACGACAATTTATGGTTTGGGCAAAGTATGGAAATCAAAGCGCATGAGGTAGTTAGAGGAACAACTGAAAGTGACAAAGACTTTATTCACATCAATAAGTTTTCCTTTTCTGGACTGTGTCTTTTGGGAAAATCTGATGACGAAAACTTCGACTATTCGCCTTGTTTTCCAGAGGCGAAAGTTGTTCCATATAACTTTGAACTTGACAATGAGCAAGCACTAAATTTTGAAACGATGCGAGAGAAATTGAAGCATTGTTTTGACGATAAAAATATCAAGGAGGAAAATGATGAAGTGGCTAAAAAAGATAATGAAAAAGATTATCAATCTACTGAAACGAAAAGAAAATGCTTAGATATGCCGTTAAATGCACCTATAACGCACGAAAGCGGTGAAAACGATGAGAAAGGCGATGGCGAGGGTATGCGTGTGGAGGGAGCAAAAGAATATCAATTTGCGACAACCTATAATGCAAAACGAGAAGCGATTTCAAGTGCGTTATATGCAATGCGAGTCTACACTGACGAAGTGTATTTGACATATTCTCTTGCAGATTTTGATGACAAATTTGTCTATGTTGAGCGTCTGTTCATCAATGATGAACACCCTAGTGGAGTCTTGACCAAAGGCAGAATGTCATATGAAGTTGATGCGAACGAAGTTGCAACGATTGATATAATGTCATTTGAAAACATGGTTGTCAAATGGCTAACGGTTGCAGAATCGGTCGCTCTTGATAATCAAAGAGAACAATTGGAAATTTTGACAACATGGTATACTGAGCATAAGGAAAGGAAAATTGAGCAAAAAAATGAATGCTTTTCCACCAGCAAAAGCGCAACAAAAATACCAATTGACATTGGCAAAAAAACTGAAACAACAAAAAACGAACTCCATGATGAATTCATGGAGAAATATTTGGTGCAAAAATAATTTTCAAAACTTTTGCAAAAACACTTGAAATATTATCAATATTATGATATAATTTGGATAATATATTGAGAGGGTGGTTGTGACTGCTCACAAATAATGGAGGTAAAATTATGCCAAATATACGACCAGCATCGGCGCTTAGGAATGATTATGTTGAAATATCGAGGCTTGTGAAAGAATCAAACCAGCCTGTATTTTTGACTAAAAACGGAACAGGCGACACAGTTCTTATGTCAATGGAAGAATACGACAGGCAAATGTCTCGTCTGGAGTTATATGAAAAACTGAGTGAAGGCGAAGAAGATTTGAAGCATGGTAGAGTCAAAACATTGTCGCAAGTTAGCACGATGATGAAAGAGGCGATTGCGAGCCAAGCGTAGGGAGGTGGACACGAATGAAGAACGAAAAATATGAATTGGTGATTGTTGATTCTGCTGCGCTTGACCTAGTTGGAGCGATTGAATTTGTTGCAAAAAGCAGTATTGAAAGGGCAAATCAATACCACAACGATGTTATTGCAAAACTTGCTCTTTTGGAAAAGGAGCCGTTTCTTGGAAGGCCTCACACCGAAAAAAGGTTGAAAAGACTGGGATACCGAGAGTTGGTTTGCATTAGCCATATCGCTCACTACTTTGTTGACGAGGATAAAAAACAAGTTAATGTGATTAGGGTTTTGCATGGAACAATGGATCAATCAAGACACTTGAAAATGATAAAGAATTAAAATAAAAAATTTAATAATAGTTTGAACGCATTTCTAAAGTTTGGAGATGCGTTTTTCTATTGAAGGAGAAAAAATGGCAAATGAAAGACATGGTGTGGTGCGCACCGATAATATGGCGGGAACGAAACTTGGGAGTTTCTTGGTTTCGATTCGACACGATGAGGATATTGACAACGGACATCTTTTGGCGATTGATGAGTATGAAGACTCGACTCGTGAAGTGAGAACGGCAAGTGTTCCAACGACTGGAACGGCGATTGGGAGGTTGGCGCTTTGTGCAACACCTGAAGTTGTTCGAGATGTGGCAGAACATGACATCTTTGATTTTTTCAACAGAGCAGGAACGCTCATTCGAGGGTATCGTTTGAACGCACATGACATTTTCAGCATCACAACTGAGTGTTTGAGTGAGGATAGCGTTGAGCCAGCGAGAGGTCTGTTTGCTTGCTTGGTAAGCGGAACTCGAATCAGGCTGAGTGCTACAGAGGTTGCAACGGTTATCGGACGAGTCATTGATGTTGAAATTGAAACAAATGGCAACACATTTGTTGTCATTGAAGTTGGAGGTGTAAATGGATAAGAAAGGAATTCTAAAGGTGGCGATTGATGCCATTGAGGGAAGAGTTGAAAAGTTCAGCTCACAACAAACGAGCGATGCGCTTAGAAAAGCATTCATCGAACTGAATGGCGGGAGTGACAAAATCAATCGCAAAAATTTTCATCGTGGAAATGCTCTTTTCGAGTTGGTTCAAGAGATTTTGCCAGTCATGATTGAAACGGGACTGAGAAGCGACCCGCTCATGATGAATCTTGTTGAATATCGAAACATTGCGCTTGGCGATGTTAATGAGTTCATCATCAAGAATATCAATGACTTGTTGGTGAGCAGCGTTGCTCGTGGGATTGGCTCTGTTCGCAGACAACGCTTGATGGGGCGTCACACTCTAAGGGTAGAAACTGAAACAAAAATCGTCAAAGTCTATGAAGATCTTGACAGACTCATGGCGGGTCGCATTTCTTTTGAAGAACTTGTCGAGGCGGTCTATACTGCGTTCACTAGACAGGCTCTCAAAGACATTCACACAGCGATTGAATCAATTGGTGCGGCTACGCAAGGAATGAATGCAAACTTTGTTGTCAACGGAACTTTTGATGAAGAAGAACTTGTGAGATTGATTGACAGAGTTGAGGCGATCACAGGAAAGACAGCAAAGATTGTTGGAACTCGTTTGGCATTGCGCCGAGTGCGAACTGACGCTGAAGGAGAGGTTGCGAAATCTAGCATGTATGATGCGGGCTTCTATGGGAAGTTCAACGGAACGGACATGGTTGTCATGAAGCAAGCGACGAACAAAGACGGCTCATTCATTTTATCGAATGACCGTCTTTTGATTTTGGCGTCGGACGATAGACCAATCAAATTCGTCAACGAGGGTGAAGGGTTGATTATTGAGGGCAATCCGCTTGATAATGCTGACCTAACGCAAGAGTATGCGTATGCTCAACTCATGGGATTGGCAGTGGTTGCGTCAGCGCCACTAGGAGTTTACAACCTCGCATAGAGCGAGGTTGTTGTTTTGTGGTTGTGACCACGAAGGAGAATTTAAGAATGGCAAATAGTCAAAGAAAAAATGCTTCAGCAAAAAAAGATGAAGACAAGAAAATTGAAGAGAGCGCGAAAGAGCAGTTAGACGAAATCGTCGAGGAGACGCCGCCCGCGAAAATCAACTTGAAGGACACGACAAAGAATATCAAGATTGGTGATGATGTTATTGTCGATGTCAAGTCGAATGTTTTTGGTGTGCTTGTGTTTTCGGGAAAAGACGGCACGATTCGTTGGGAAAAATGTGGCGAAACGCAACAACTGACAATGCGTGAACTTCGCGCTATGAAAGCGTCAATGCTCAAGTTTTTCGAGAAACAATGGGTAATTATTCTCGGCGTCAATGCGGCATCGGATAGCGAGGCGAAGCTCGGAGATGTCTACAAGCAACTCGGAATCACAAGGTTTTATGAGAACATGTTGGAAGTTGGCTCGTTCAAGAATATTTGTTCGTGGAGCGAGAAAGAAATCGCTGAACGCGTCAAACTCATGAATCAAGGTGTCCGAGAAAGCCTTGTAATAGCCCTGAACGGCTTTATTGAGAGCGGTGCGCTAGATAGCGTGAAAAAGATTAAAGCGTTTGAAGATGCGCTCGGAGTGACTTTGACAAGCAAAGAGTAGCGAAGGAGTGAGCAATGGGAACAATTTTTGAGCAAGTTTTTGAGAGGGCGATTTTTAAGTTTTCTGACTTCGCTCATATCTCATTTTCGGAAAGCATACGAAGTGAAATTCTTTTTCAACACTTGATTTCAGCAATCGTTGACTTTCAAAATTCGTCAAGGTTTCCATTGACTTATCGAAGGATCATAGAGGTGGAAACTCTTAACGATACAGTTGTTGATGATGATTGTGACGAGAATCTCGAAGAGGACGAAGAGGTTGAGCCAATTGAAAAATATGCTTTTGATGTTGAACTCGGCGAAGAGGAGATTCAGATCCTTGCAACAGGAATTGTTTTTCATTGGCTTTCATCTCAAGTCTTGAAGTCCGAACACATGAAAAATATCCTTCACAACAAGGACTTCAACTCATATTCACCAGCAAATCTTTTGAAAGAACTTCGAGAGTTGAGAGCGGCGATTAGAAGAGATTTTCGTGGGTTAATTACTTCATACAGTTTTCGGCATTCCAATCTCGATAGACTTTGCATAAGGCGGAGGAATTTCAATGCGTAATGTTTTGAATAAGCAAATTGAATTGCTAGGTGACAGTGTTCAAGCAAAACAAAATCATGTCGAGCAGTTTGCAAGAAACTCACTGCTCATAATTGAGCGAAACAGCGCGGCACTACTAAAAGACGCACTTTTGAACGATGAGCCGCATCCGTTATTGGTGGTGAGGCTCAAGCCGAAAGAAATTCGCATAACCATGCGTGACGGTGACGAGATTTTTGCGGGTGATTATGTTGATGCGTTCGGCGAGCGTTGGCTTGTCGTGGAGCGATTTGTTGACGAACACAGTATTCGTTTTGCGAGAGCGTGGCTTTGCAATGTCTCGATTCGTTTTCAAAACAACACTTCCGAAATTCACGAGAGGCGAGTTGTTCTTGATGATGGCAGTTATGTAGTCGGGGGAAGTCAAGCCTTGCCATTGGAGCAAGGGCGATGGCGAATGTTTTTGCCGTTTGATGAAGCGACAAATAGAATCTATGTTGATAAACGCTTTGCTATAGGACACGAGTTCAATCGTCAACAAGAAGAAATCTTGACCGTTTTGAAAACTGTTTTCATTGATAGGGCAAGTGGAAATCTTTCAGAGGGCGATAAACTTTTGAAATTAAGAATGGAAAATGATGTTTTTAATCGTGAGCGAGATAAAATTGACGAAATGGTTTGCGACTTTTTTGAGTCAACAGGTGATCCACCACAACCAACAATATCTAGGAGGCAGCAACACAATGAAAACTTTTCTCGATGAAATAGTATCATATCCTGCACGAGCAATTAAACTCATTAGCGAGGACACGCACTGCGTTGGACTAATCCGCAATGTCGCAGTTAGCGATGTGGAAGATGAACACAAGGACGATTGTTTTGATAAAAACCTTTTCACCTATCAATATGTCGATGGAACTATAACCGAGACTGCCGCATTTGTTTGGGCAGAGGCTGATGTGCCGAGTGTTCAGAATATGAGAATCAAGGGAATGCGACTCTATATCTCGATTGCGTGTCACAAACAATTCATGAATCTTTCAAGTCAAACCTTTCCAAGTGTGATGGGGAATCGTCGTGACAACATTGTTCGATATGTCGATAGGCTCTTGAATTTTCAAGATGTTTTTGGAATTGGAAAGTTGTCGCTCAGGAGTGTGAAAACTTTATCTGCGCCACAAGACTTCACAATCAAAGAATTGGAATATGAAATTCCAGAGTTCAATTATAGAGGTGGTGTGCGATGAGGTTTTCTTATGAAGACTTGCTTTCGGGCGAGCCAATTTTTGTTGAGGGCATAGGATACTTTCGCTCGCCGCGCTTAAAAGAGTTGGGGTCAAGTGGAATAGGATTTTCAGCATATAACATCTACATTGCCATTTTGTCTTGGGATAAGGAAGAGTTCTTAAAAAATTTACCTCACAATCATTCTGCCATATTCTCAAAAAACGAGAGTCTAACATTGTTCGATATGATGGCGATTTTGAAACTTGACTTTAGAGAGTTGCTTCGTGAGGCACTCTCTTTTTTCATGGTTGAAGATGTTGGTTGGAGCGAGACTGAAAGTTGCTTTGTCACTTCGAGTGATTCAAAAGAAATTGGAAAGATTGACAGAGATAATTTCGATAAAGTTCGAAGTATGATTTTGCAACTGAATTTCCTTGACTTGGAAGATAATGCTCAACCAAAATTTGCAAATGCAAAAGCCAAGAAATATTGGGAGTTGGAGCAAAAGTTCAAAAAGGAGCAGGGCAAGAAGACGAGCGGGAATAAGTGGATGCGGCTTGGCAATATGATTTCAAAACTGTGTGCTTCGCATTCTGGCTACACATTCGCAAATATCTATGACTTAACTGTCTATCAACTGCACGATCAGTTTTTTCAATTGAGCCACTTGCGAAGTTGTGCTGTTGGTGAAAACGCATACGCAACGCATGGGGGCGACAAATTTGACTTTCAGAACTGGCTCAAACCTGTTCCAGAACTGCTGAAATAACAAGGAGAAGAAATGGAAAACAAACCAAAATTCAAAATCGGACTGTTATGTTCGTCATTCGATTTAATGCATATCGGGCATTTAAGGACGCTCGAAGTTGCAAGTGAGCAATGCGAAAAGATAATCGTTTGTTTGAATGTTGTGCCGGAGAATGGCTGGAAAAACAAGCCTGTTCAATCGGTTTATGAGCGGTATAAGAAGCTCTCCATGTGTAAGAATATCAGCAAAATTATCCCATATGAAAGCGAGGAGGATTTGTTGTTGCTCTTGCAAACTACGACATATGATGTCAGAATCCTAGGCGAAGATTACCTAGGGCGAGAATGGACTGGCATAGGTTACGAGGCTTGTATGGGCATTAAAACGCTTTATATTGACCGTTCTCATGGAAAATCATCAACAGAATTAAAAAATAGAGTTAAAATTAATGGGTGATAGTTGCATTTAGAAAAAGCAGCAACTAAAATATTTTGCCCGACAAAAGCGCTAGTGGCGCCAAGGAGAAATGAATGAAAAGAAATGAATTGGGGCAAACGACTCAGTTTGCAAATAGGTCAGGGCTTGACTTAAAATTCTACAAGTATGAAAAATCACGCGGAGCGAATGGGTTCAAGTCGGCGGAAGATCCGCTAGTGGTTGACTTCGTGAATTCCTGCACACTTGAAACAAGCGGTGACACTGTTTGGGCAACAGGTGGAATGGGGTTCAAACGCAAGATTGGTTTTGACAATCCGCTGGAAGGAACTTTCACAATCGAAACACAAATCACGAATCCAGCGGTGTGGGCGATGATTGCAGGACTCGACCCGAAAGCCTTCGACAAGAAAAGAATCAATTTTTCAAATGACCCCAAAAGGCGCAAGTTCTATTTTGTGCTTGAATGCGTGACATTCTATCGTGATGAAGACGGAGTTAATCATACGCAAAATATCACGCTACACAAAGCGTCAGTTCAAAGAGCATTTAGCGCGGGCTACACAGGGGACGGCGATCCGCAGTCAATCACAATCACGCTCGATCTTGCAGATAATGAAGATGCAGACCTTGTAACTCTTGGCTTTGAGGACGCTGATGAGGGTGAATATCCAAGTGTTGAAGTTCCCGCGCCAAACGGAGTATTTCGTTTGACTTCACGAGAGGTTGGTGGAGTGAGTCAAAGTATTGCGGGTGTTGATGCAACAATAACTGTCAGCGATAGTGCGGTCACATTCCTATTGAACGGCAATGCTGAAACGGCATTGGTGGTTGACGGGAAAATAACCATGACGAAAGAAATCTTGACGCTACTCGGCTACACAGGGCATACTGTTGAAAATATTGCAAACGCCTACGCTGATGGTGAAATAATAATCACAATGAGCGTTGATGGAAACCCTCATGCGTATGTGTTTGAGGTATTAATTGCATAAAACAACGATTTGATAGAGCCTCGACAACTGATGTCGAGGCTCAAATTCATGGAGGAACAAAGAAATGGAAAAAGAAAATAGAAAAATAAAAGCGTTAGCTAATTTAATAGTGAATTCCGCGCCTGAAAGAAAAGAACTAAGATTTGGAGAAGGGGAAAACGAACTCATTGTCAATGTTTCATTTGCATCAAGTGAGGGAGTTATGGCGCAAGAAATAAAGATGTCGGTTGACTTTTTGTTTCAAGATGATACAACTGACATGAATTCATATATGCCCGCGTTCACTCAGTTTGCTCAAAGATATGGGATTTTGTCGTGCTACACCGACATTGATATTCCACACGATTTAAATACCGCATGGCTGATTGTGATGTATACCCCAATCTATGAAAGTGTTTCCGAATTGCTTGGCGAAAAAATTGTGGGTGATTTCGTGTCAAACTTCAACAAGTTAGTGGATGCAAGGATTTTAGAAATCGCTTACGCAACAAATTGGAATCGTATGCTTGATAGAATTGGTGGAATTCTTGAAAAACTGACTAAAAACCTTGGAGATTTGGATATTGAAAAAACCTTTGGAATGTTGTCTGGACTTAGTAAGAATTTCGACATCAGCAGTTTGATAAAATCATTTTCAGGAATGGCTGAAAAAGGGGGTGAGTAGAATTTGAATGAATTACTAATTGCATTAATTTGCACAATCGTCAGTGGTCTTGGCGGAGTCTTCATCTATTTCTTGCAAAGACATTTTAAGCGCATGGAAAAGTATGCTGAAGCATCGGAAGAAAGAAGAACGAAAAAAGACTTGCTAGTTTTACGAGCTCTTAAAAGTATTGGAAAACTAACCGAAGCGAATAGCATTGCGATTAAGACTGGCAAAGTCAATGGAGAGTTAGACTGTGCAAAGAAAGCCTTCGCAGTTGTTGAAAAAGAACTCGACACCTTCATTTTGGAATCTGCTGTCAAAAAGGTGAACAAATAATTACACTAAATAGAATTTTTTAAACCCACCAAAATAGGTGGGTTTTGAATGAGGGCGGTTTCAATTGAAATTGCATTTTTTCGCATAATGGAGGTTGAAGTGATTTCGAAAAATGAGATAATGAAGAAAGTGAAGAAGTTTGCAAAGACTTCGCAAGGACGAAAGAAGATTAAAGATAAGACTGGCATTTCCTACGACCCAAACGGTCTGAGTTTCAAAGACTTAAAAAAATTGGGAGCAATGGCGCGAAAGATTCTGCACTCACATATCCAGCCAGTTGTCGCAAGCGTAACCCTTGATGACATTCTCATAAGTGAGTCCTCTAAGAAAAGAGATGGAACGATAGAAATCAAACTATCGTTCCGAGAGGGGGCTTTATTTAGAGAGTCCTTGCAACCAAGTCGCTATAGCGGCGTTGAAAACATAGTTATTCATTTCGCTAAAGGCTGGACAGCAAGGGATTATGTTTGGGGAAGTTGGAGCGGAAAGACAAATATCCGAAGTAGAATTGCTGAAGTTCCGAATTCATTTTTGAATGATGCAATCTCAAGTTTCAACGCTCAAGCAAAAGGAGTTGCTGTTGCAAGACTTATCGACGATTTTGAAAGTTTGAATTAAAGGTCACGACCAATGAACTGGTCGAGAGTTAAATCAAAGTAGTTGGCAATGTCAATAACCGATTGCAAATAGGGTGATGTTCCATTTTTCCAAACCGAAAGATTGTTATCTGAAACTATATCGTCTTTAACGATTTGATACCAAGTGACATTTTTTTCTTCCATAACTTCACGCAAACGCTCATAAAACGGAAGATGTTCTTTTGGGGTGAAGTCAAGTTTATTATCAGTTTTTCCAATAAGAAATTCAAGAGAACAGTCAAAATAGTTTGCCAAAAGTAGGGCATTAGATAATGAAATACTTCGCTTTGCTTGTTTCCAACGGCGAACAGTTGAGCCGATGACACCAAGTTCAGCGGCTAGTTTATCAGTTGTTAATTCATGTTCAATAATTAGTTCCGAAAGTCTTTCGCTAAAGTTTGACAAAAAATTCATTGAATTTAGTCTCCTATTTAAATAATTATCTCAAAAGTAGGCACAAAATAATTGCATTGTGCCTACATCTAAGATATAATATATTTATGTGATCACAAAATATATTAAACACAAGGAGGCTTAAAATCAATGTCTGAAATTGAAAAACTAACGACCAAGATGGGAGAGTTAGTGAATATGGAAATTCCCGAAGTTAAGGGAATTGAGTATTCTAACAAGAGAGAAGAAGAAATAACTTCTTTTGAAGTGACAATGATAAATGGAAATAATTACATAGTCAGTGTCAACGCAGCGTGAAATAGTATAGCAGTTTTTTATGAAAAAGTCGCAAAGGCCATGCGACTTTTTTAAATTAATTTGCAAAAAGGTATGGACAATTCCTTTTTTATGTGATATACTTAATTTCTTGTGAGCGATAGAGTTATACTACATAGCGACCTAAACGGCTTTTATGCGGCTGTTGAATGTTTTGAAAACCCTAAGATTAGGGATTTGCCAGTTGCGGTTTGCGGCGATGCTGACCAGCGGCATGGTATCATTCTGGCTAAAAACGAAATTGCAAAAAAGTTCAAGATTAAGACAGGGGAAGTCATTTGGCAAGCAAAACAAAAATGTCCGGATTTAGTGACAGTTCCAGCACATTTTGATAAGTATCAGCGCTACTCACAAATCGTGAAAGATTTATACAACAACTACACCGATCAGATTGAGCCATTCGGAATTGACGAAGCTTGGCTTGATGTGACGGGGCGAGACGGGAAAAAGACCGCAGAAGAAATTAGAGAACGAGTTAAAAGGGAAACGGGGCTAACAGTTAGTATCGGGGTGTCGTGGAATAAGATTTTTGCAAAACTAGGCTCGGATTTAAGAAAGCCAGATATAGTGACTGAAATTTCAAGAAAGAATTTTAAGCAAAGAATTTTCCCACTTCCAGCAAATGACTTGCTATATGTCGGCAAAGCAACAAAAGCAAAACTAGGGAGCTTTGGAATTAAAACTATTGGTGATATTGCAAACGCGGATGTAGCGGATTTAAAACTTCGATTAGGAAAGTGGGGTGAGGTTTTGTGGAATTTCGCAAATGGCTTTGACCTATCACCTGTTGCAAAGTATGTTGACGATAATGATGTTAAGTCCATTGGCAATTCAACAACAACAATGCGCGATTTAAAAACTCTTGACGATGTTTTGATGATTGTAACGGTTCTATCTGAAAGCGTTGCCGCAAGACTTCGTGAACAATGGCTTAAAGGTCAGGTGGTTCATTTAACTGTCAGGGACAACGAACTTGTTGACTGGGGCAAGCAAACAAAGATTGAAAAACCGTCATTTCTTTCAGAGGACATCATTAAAACTTCGATGGAACTATTCAAGTTTTATGACTTTTCTAAGCCCATTAGAAGTATTGGAGTGAGAATGACGAATTTAAGTTCAGCTGACACTCCTGTTCAACTAGACCTTTTTGGAAATGATGCCGAGCAAAAAGAAGCGGAAAGTTTGGAGCACACAATTGATAGAATTCGTAGTAAGCACGGTCATGTCGCAATTAAGCGAGGCATTGAGCATGTCGATAAAGAACTGTGTGGAATTGACCCCAAAGAAGAAAACACAGTTTTTCCCACAAGTTACTTTAAATAATTGCACATACTATTTCTATGGGGAAGAAGTATGTGAAAGTTATTGCCGAATTTGATGAGGAAGGAAATATAACGCCGAAAGTGTTGATTTGGGAAGATGGTCGAGAATTGAAAATCACTCATGCTCACGACGCAAGAAGAATGGCTTCAACAGCTGGGGGGACTGGATATCGTTATAGTATAACGATTGATGGTGAGGAGAGATGTATTTGGCTCGAAGATGTGAAGTTTAACAAAGTAATCGGTGGTCGCTGGTTCGTAGAAATTGATAATTAATCTGTCGAAAATATTCGGCAGATTTTTTATTGCTGGAGGTTTTTTTATGTCGGACAAAAATGTAGTAGGCATTAGTTTTGGTGTGCTTGGAAAAGGTAGTATTAGCGGTGATTCAGGAGCGAGGATATTAAAACAACTCAAAGAAATTGTCGGGAAAATCAATGCTAACCCTAATAGATTTAAAGTCAAACTTGGTGTTGATGAAAACCATTTTAAAAAGCAGATTAGCGCACTTGCGAAGAAGATTAATGCTCAAACGAGTAATATAAAAATATCGAACAATATCGGGGTTAAAACTGGGACGAACACGCAAAAAACTGCGCATAAAGAGAAAATAAGCACAAATAAAGCCATTATAACGCTTTTAAAGGAGCAATACGCCGAAGAGAACAGATTGCTCATGGCAAGAAAGCATGGCAATGACGCTATGCGTTTGCAGTTATTAACGGCTCAAGAAGCAACGCAAAAATTTGAAGAAGCATTTGAAAATGCAAAAAAATCAGGCGGAATTAATGCGAATGAAATTAAACAAATTCAAGAACTGAACGCAAAATTAAGCAAGCAATTTTTGTTGAAACAAAAGATTGCAGAGCATCAGGACTTGGGGTTAGAAACAAAATTTAAAGGCGCTCAGGCTGCGGCATCGGCACTACTTAATCGCTACCAAGACCTCATCAAACACAACAAAGAAGCGGCGGTATGGGCAGATAAGTTGTATGAAAAAATAGGGCAAACCTTTTCAGGAAGTGCTGACCAAGTTCGAGAATTTGTCAATTTAACTAGAGATGCCGACACTTCTTTAAACCAACTAACTGTCTCAACAAGCACCTTCGGAAGCAAATTAAGACAGATGTTTGACCGCCGAGTTTTCATCACTTTATCCGTTTTGCTCGTCGGAACTTTAATGCGAGCATTTCGACAGGTCTATCAAAATGTCGTTGAACTCGACACTGCCATGACGAATTTGAGGATGTCGGCGAGAGCAACAAAACGAGAGTTTGACGATTTTTCAAGGAGCGTTTCGCAGTCGGCTAGGAGTGTTGGAGCATCAGTTAGCGAACTTGTTGAGGCTGTTACTGTCTTTACTCGCTTGGGCCATTCGTTAGGTCAAGCGCAAAATTTAGCAGAACAAGCCATAATCTACTCACGAATAACAGGCGAGAGCATTGATGATATCGCCACAGTTATGTCGTCGGCAATCAAAGAATTTAACCTGTCAACTAATGACCTAGAAAGCGTTTTCGACCAATTTATCCACATCGGACAAAACTTCGCTATCACATCAGAACAAATCTCTCGTGCTTTAAACGACGCCGCCCAAAGTTTAGCACTAAGCGGAAACACGCTCTCTGAGTCGCTTGGTATTTTAGGTGCTGCGACATCTGCTTTGCAAAATGAGAGTAGCGCAGCAACTGCTATTAACCACATTTCAGCAAGACTGTCAAGAAATCAGTCGCAACTTCGAGTTTTAGGAATTGACGAAAATAGTGTCATTGAAACCGAGCGACTAGCATCACGCATGGATAACCTTGGAATTTCAATTCGTGATGTTAACGGAAACTTTCGCTCAACCTTTGCAGTTTTAAACGATGTCTCAAATGCATGGGAAAATCTTAATGACTCACAACGAAATGCAATCGCAACCATGATTGCTGGAGACAGTCAAGCCACAGCGTTCAAGAGCATTATCGAGAATTGGCAACAGGCTCAGGATATTGTCGAGGGTTATTCAAGCGGAATTGGAAACATGAGAAGGGTTCAAGAAGAGTATATGAACTCTATCGAAGGAAGGCTTTCTCAACTTCGTGCGACATGGGTGGACTTTTCTCAAACGCTACTCGACAGCAGTTTTGTCAAAGTTTTTCTAGGGATTATTAAAGGCATTGCAGAGATACTTAGCGCTATTATGTCAGTCGGCGATGGCTTTTTAGTTTCTGCAATGCTTGCCGCAACCGCTATTGCAGTTGTCGTTATGGCGTATGGAAAACTAGGAACTGTCCTTGAAAAAGTTAAGACTGCGTATCAAAATAAAACATTACTCGTCTTTAAAAGTGAGGCAGCACTCCAAAAAGAAGCGGCAACAATACTTGCTAACGCTAAAGCACAAGGCATACAAATGACCCAAACAGAGGCACTAACGATTGCAAAAAAGAACGCAAGATTAGCAACCATTTCTCTAACTGCCGCGACTGCAATGCTTACGATTGCCTTTATCACCATCCGAAACGGCGGTCAAAGATGGGCAAGGGTTCTAGGCATTTTAGCAGGTGTTCTAGGGATTGCCGCATTTGCCGTTAGAATTTTCTTTTTAAAGACAAGACTTGGAATTAAGGGTGTGGATAAAACAATCAGGGCGTTCATGGCATCAAACCCAATTGGTTGGATTTTGCTTCTTGTGAGCGCCATTGTGACCGCTACAATGGCTCTTGTCAACCTCTTTCGTCGTCCGTCGGTTGCAGACTTGCAAGATGCGGCGCGAGAAGCGAAGAACGCAGTTAACGAGTTAAAGGAAGAAATTGAAGATGTCAATTCCAAGTTAGAAGATACCGCCGAGCGAATTAGAGAGATTGAAGAACTGTCTAGACAGCGTCCACTTAACCTTGTTGAAGAAGACGAACTTAATAGACTTCGAGCATTAAACAGCGAACTTGTTGCAACGCAAAGAGAGTTAGAAATACGAAAAAATGCTGCTCAATCAGTCGCTCAAAACACCGCAACAATCGCAGCAAATGCTCAACTTGACCAAAGAGAACAAGCGAGCAGAGAAATGCGAAATAGGGACAACAGACACATTTATGACGATACTGGAAATCGTATTGATTTGCGCTCTGAAGTTCTCGCATCAGGGAGACAAAGTAGGTCAAACCTTGAACGCATTGACATCATCATGGATAACTGGGGTCGTGCGAACGCAACACAACGAGCGTTTGTCGCAGAGGTCATCGGAGACCTTGCGGAAAATGCCGAGGCGATACGATATGTTGCTGGAGCGGTTAACACCGAGCAACAAGCGGCAAACGAAGCTTACAGAAGAATTTGGGAGCAACGAGACAGGTTCGTTATAGCATCAGGCGGAGGACTTTCGGATATCTGGGGAAGTCTTTTGACGAGGAGTAATTTTTCAAACGCCGCAAACGAGCTTAGGATTTTTGCTGATGCTGGAGAAGTCACTGCACAAAGCCTAGAAGAACTAGCAAGAAGTAATTCGCAAATTCAAAGTTTCATTTCTTACATCGAAAGTCTAGGCTATACTTTGCGAGACCATAACGGCTTTATTGACTCGTTCATTGTTTCAATTAATGAACTGTGGAGTTCGTCTCTTTTTAGGGTCGGAAGACTAGATCACCTTGACATCATCGAAGAAACACAAGGTAGTTTTGATGCACTTGCTCGTGGACTTGATGATGTTTTCAGGGTCGGGGTTTTATCCGCGCAAAGAACTCGACTGCTAATTGAAGAATACGAACACCTTGCAAAATTCTTTTCTCGGACATCACAAGGCTTTGTTTTGTCTGACGAATTTTCGGGTTTAACACAATCGGAAATTCTGCAAGCATTTGCGACTGAATCACTAAAACAATATGTCGCAGCTCTTGAAATTGCAAGACGGCAGGTTGCTGATACTGCTGGTGAGCATGTGCAATATTCGAGAGCGTGGCATGAGCATCAGAGGGCAATTAAAACAGCCTACAATGCCTACTCTAACCTTAACATAGCAACAGAGACTTGGGCAATACATATCCGCTCTGTCGCTATCAGAGACGCTACAGACGCTTTAAACGACAAAAGAGACGCACTTCGCGATCAACTCTCGGCATATCGAGACTTGATTAACATTCGTCGTGACCTACTTAGGACATATCGACAAGAGATAAATTTTCAACGAGAACTAGCACGAAGGCAACAAAATCTTGCCGACATTCAAGCTCAATTAACGCTATCTCGAATGGACAATTCGGCATCAGGTAGGGCTAGAACTCGTGAGTTAGAGTCAAGACTTCGTGAGGCACAAGAAGCGTTAGATGACTTTACGCTAGAGCGAGCAGTTGATGTTTTGACAAGGCAACTTGATAATCAATTTAGAGAATACGAACTCTTAATTAATGCAGAAATCGATAGGATTGTTGAAGAGATTGCAAACCTAGCGGATATGCTAAAGGTTATTATTGATCGCCCAGCAACAGACACGGCGGGAGTCGAAAATCAAGTTGCCATCATTGGAAAGCAAGGTCAACTTGATGCGTTAAATAGAAGAATTGAGCAGCAAGACACAAGGCTTAATGACGCAAGACTTCAAGAGACAATCGCTCAACAAAATCTCGCAGACGCACTTAGCGATAAGCACGGTGATGTTGAATCCGCTGAATATCTTTTGAGTCAAGCAGAAGAAGCGATGAGAAAAGCAATTGCAGAAATGAACGAGTTAGAGGCAAAACGAACAGGATTGGAAAATAAACTTAACTCACTACGAACTGAGCCTGCTGGCTCGGTTGATGCAAGCGCACTTCAGCGAAATAGCCTTCAAGCACAAATTGATGCCGCAAGAGCGGATGCCCAAAGGCAGACAATTGTTGTCAACTCGGCAAGGGCAAGTGCAAACGACGCTCAATCATTTGTTGATAACGCAACAAAGCACGACGATGTTGATGCTTTAGAGCGCGACAGAGACGCTGCTAACAGAGTTTACTCGTCTGCCCAAGCAGATTTAAGCAATCTTAACGCACACCTAAGAGAGTTAGAAAAGCGAATGCAGAACCTTCCAAAATTTCATACTGGTGGAGTTATCAACACGAACAGAAGCGTTCCCGGAATGAAGAATGATGAACTACTAGCAATCCTTCAAAACGGCGAAGGGGTGTTAACAAGGCATCATATGCGAAACCTATCCCACCTAATCGACACGAACAAATTTCTTTTAAAGGGTGGAACTGGTTCGACAAACACAGACATTAATAACTTCAATTTTGAGTTCAATGTCGGAGCCGTCACTCGTGAGAGCCTTCCGCAAACCGAGAAAATAATCAATGAAGCGGTTAATAGGTTCAAAGAGGAAATAGGGTCAGGCATGGTTAGGTCAGGTTATAAAAACAGTATCAATAAATTCAGACAATAGGAGAAACAAAAAAATGAAAAAAGAAATAGCAACGGTGCAAGCACTTAGAGACGGCTGGCGCAGAATTGAAAGAGGAAGTCTATATTGCAAAGTCCCAGAGAAAGTGTCACTTGCAGGACGATTTGCCGAGGGTGATGTTCAAGGTAATCACCCCGGCGGAAAGTTCATTCTATACCCTGGCGATTTGCTCGTTGGATATGTCTTGCACTCCGATAAAAAAGGAGTTGAATTGCAAACTCAAAAGAAAAGCGTGCTATACTATCTTGCCAACAAATTCTGTCAGCATTTTAAGGGGAAGATTAAAGGAGCATGTTTCACAAAAGTCAATTGCGACATTCTAGCAAAAAATAATCGCAAGTTCGCAGCGTCTGTCTCTCACTCAATTGAGTTAGAGGAAAAGTCCATAATCTCAATTCACTTTCTATTATCAGTCATTCGCAACAAGCAGAAAACAAAAGATATTCTTGCTTGCACTAAAAGTTCTGAATACAAAGGGAAGCATTCGATGAGAACAAAAAAGCAGATTTGTGTGACTGAAGATTTTGGAGTGTCGTATGATGATTTAGTGAACTTCTTTAAGTCAGTCACTTGTGATGAACTAGAGCAAATGGATGTTGATTGCTCTAGTGGGGCATTACTTTCGCACTTTGTGGATTGTGAATAGGGGGAAAGATTAATGCTTAACGCTACAACATATACCTATGACGGTAGGTTTTCTGGTGAATTTGGTTTGGTCATTGCTCAACTTGATGCTGAAAACATTCAGGAAACAATGCCGTTTCAGTCAACTATTCATGCAATCAAAACCCCAAAAAGCAGAAGGTTTTCGTTTGCTGGAATTGAGCAAGAAGATATGCCACAATTTCAATTTCGTATTTTTTCGCCACAAGATGAGCCTTTATCAAATATAGTCCAAAGAGAACTTTTGACATGGTTAGTCTCTCGAAACGGCTTTCGCAAATTGCAATTTCATCAACCAGAATATAACGACTACGAATACAATTGCATATTCTCGGAAGTGGGAAAGCAGTATGTCAACGGATTTTGTCACGGCATTATTTTGACTGCAACTTTTGACTCGCAATTCGCCTACGGCAAGCCTCGAAAGAAAAATCTTTCGAGTGATGGATCTGATTGGGTTGAATTGAAAATAATAAACGACTCTGATATCATTGATGATTATGTCTATCCCGAAGTTAGTTTTACGCAATTTGCACCAATCGAAGATTGCGCGATTATAATTAAAAACACTAGCGATAAAGCAAATCCAAATAGAGAGTTTAAGTTTGATGCGCTACTTCCAAATGAGAGGGTAATCGTTGACAACGAACTTAAAATAATATACCGACATAAAAACTCAGTTTCGAATAGTGGAAACTTACTCTCAAAATTTAACCTTAATTGGCTTCGGCTCGTTAAGGGTGTCAATATCTTGAAAGTGAAAATAAACGGCGAAATGCAAATAGTATGCCAGACATACATTAAGATTGGATTCTAGCAACCTTGAAAAATTTATGCAGTTATTGAAGTGATTGTTTTAAAGAAATGATTGTGACAAGAGTGTCATTGACGCAAGGGAGAAAAAATGAATAATACTTTTGATTATTTCAGGAATTTAAAAAGTCCTGAAATTTTTTTATGCAATCCTGACAAGGAAAAGTTAGCAGTCTTAAATGTGCTAGACGCTCATTTGACTTTGCGATTCAATGACCTATCGGAATTGTCGTTGGAAGTGTCGTCTCATGCAACAAACACAAAAGGGAAGAAAGTTAGATGTAAGCATTACGAGAACCTTAGAGCAAAAAGATTAATCCTTATTGACGGAGTTGGATACTTTCGCATCATGGAAGTTAACGAAATTGAAAACGGACTAAATTCAATGAAGTTTGTTAAAGCAAGTTCTCTTCAAATTCGATTAAACGACAAAGGCTTCTTCATGGAAGAAAGGGTCTATAAATTCTTTGACCCAAGAGACCCGTTTGATGAGAATTATTGCGGAGCAAGATATGACGAAGTTCCAAGCGTAGTAGGGCAGTTACACCAGCAGTTAGGAATTGAGATTGACCCAAGAGTTAATCAGGGGCTAGAGGCGATTGAGCAGTCTTACGACGAGTGGACTATTTCCTACATCAACCCAGCACTTCGATTCCATGAAAGAGACGAGAATAAAATTGTTCGCTCGTTCACGGAGCAAAAGACTCTCTGGGGTTATGAATTTATCATGAACTATGCCTCTCAAATCTTTGAGGTCATTTTCGAGTTTGACTTTCTTCGTCAGTCAATCCAAATTAAGACGGTGGAAGAGGTAACAGGACGAACAAATATTTATCTTAGTTACGATAATGTCGTGAGTGAATTGCAAACGACAGAGCGAATGGATGAACTCGTCACAGTCTTAAATTGCAACGGAAACAACCTTGACATTCGTGCGGTTAACCCAACAGGAACGAACTACATCACCGACTTTTCGTATTTTATGTCAGACATAGATAATGAAAAAACTAATTTCATGTCAAAAGAACTCTCTCAACAACTGCGTGAGTGGGATATAGCGGTGAAAAATGCAGCTCCCGAATGGACTAGGCTTGTGATGGAGTTACGAGATAAATATCTATCTAACACCGAAATAAAAGCCGAGAAAGTTATTGTCGATAAAAGAATTTTAGACCTAGAAAATGCATTGTCGTTGTGGGCGCAAGCACATAGCGACGGTGTTTTAAACGGACTTGAAAACCTTGAGCAACTCGAACGCTCTCGTGCAATCTTCACAGCTGAAGATGTTAAAGTTGGAGGTTTGAGTTTAGACGAAGCATCAACGCTTGGGGTATTCGACAGGGACACTATCCACACTTGCTATCAAAACCAACCACGATTTATTCCAAGTGAGCGAATGACCGAAAGCGGCGAAAGCGTCTGGTCGGGAAGATTTTCATTTGAAGAACAACAGGGAAGACGAGCAACCTTTAACGAAAATTATCTTTTCGGCTCAACTAACCCAAGCGGCGTTCCTCAATCCGAACCACTTGGTGGATTCATATATTTCCCCGACCCTGTTTCAAACGACAACTCGTCATATTGCAAACTCTATGGAGAAGTGTATCAAATCTTCAAGCCTGACCCTATTACAGGACTTGAAGAGATGTATGAAGCGCATTTCTGGGTCGCTGGTTTTGAGCGCTACACAACCTTTAACAACGCATGGCTCTGGCTTGAAAAGCACCGAACTGTGTCACGCATACTTAGTGAAAAAATAGATTTGAACGATAAAGCGATTGAGGAAATTCAAGCGAAGATGAATGAAATATCGTCCTCGCTCAATCTAACTAATTTTCTAAATCCAAAAGAATTTCGGGAGTTGCGTAGATACTGGATTGAAAATGACTACACAAGTTCGGGTCTAGCGATTCTCGACACAACAACTCCCGAAGAAGCAATTGATTTGAGCCTAGAACTTCTCGAAGAAGGCAGAAAGCACTTGGCAAAAAACAGCCGTCCTCGCTTTTCAATAGCTGTTGACTCGATAGATTTCACTAAGATATATCATTTTAAAGCGTTTAGTGGGGAGTTGGCGCTAGGAAAGGTCATAACCATAGCCAAAGACGAATGGACGCACTATTATCCAGCCTTGACGACAATATCGTTAAATTTGCTTAAACCCGACAACTTCTTGCTCGAATTTTCAAATGCACTAAAGCCAGATAGCAAGGACTTTTTGTTCTCTGATTTAATCAATGAAAGCGTAAGTTCAGCGAGAACAGTTTCAGCGAATTGGCAAAAACTAACACAGTTTAATCGTCAGTCCGACGCTATCTACAACCTTTTAAACGAGCCACTAAACCGCACATTGCGAATTGCTCAAGGCAACATGAATAACCAAGAATTTGTCGTTGATGAGACTGGAATTCTAGGACGCCGCATTAACAACGACAGACATACATCATTTGAGTCAGAGCAAATTCGTATCATAAATAATGTCATGCTTTTCACAAACGACTCATGGCAAACCGCAAAAACAGCCCTCGGAAAAATTCACTTCAACCACCCAACAAACGGTGAAACCAAAGCCTATGGACTTCTCGCGGAAGCTCTTGTGGGCTCAGTCATCATCGGAAACACGCTCTACATCTCAAACAAAGAAAACACAATCACCCTTGACGAAAACGGCATCATGATTAAAAGACCTTCTTCGAACGAGCTAACTTTCCACGCAAAACCAAACGGCGATGTTTCAATTAAGGGAAATATTGAAGCGTTATCTGGAAGTATTGGAAGACTCACGATTGATGAAAACGGAAACCTTGTTAGCAATAATTTTTCATTAAGCACCGATGCTGGAGGTATAACATCACTCGCAGTTGTAGGCGCAAATGATGACACGATAACAACGGTTGACAATCTTGGAGTTCGCTCACTCGTTGTTGATTGCGGTGACTTAGTTGTTTCAAAGGCAATGAATATCGGTGGAGTTGAAGGTTTTGGAGGTTTTACAATCGACCACAACAGTATTCGTGCTGCAAGTGGTTCAATAATTTTTAACGACCCACAGGAAGAAGGATTTCCGCAACATTATTCGGCAAATGTCTCAATAAGCCTAGGGACTGGTGGAATGGTCACAACAACGGTCAATATTACAGACGCGGCAACAGGTCAGCCAGCAAATCTACTTCGAGAAGTGTCATTCACTGGAACAATGCTTTTAACAGTATTTTTTCCGCCGCCTCTTGGTGGCACTTCAGCGAACCGCTCGTTTAGGGTAACGGTTGGTCGTGGAGAATCGAGTGGAACAAGAACGACCAGCGAAGGAACAATGTGGACTGGAGTTAGCGTTTTGAACTGGGCACTTGGAACGCAATCGGTTTTTCTTGCACAAACGATTAACTTCATGCAATCGCCACCAATGGGTGATTCGATTTCAATTGTTGGAAATCTTTTGCCAGCCGAGAACGAGCGCTACGATTTAGGCGAGAGCGGTCAAAGATGGAACGATGTCTGGGCAGTTAATACTTGGACGAGTAGCGATAAAGCTTTGAAAAATTCTATCAAAAGCATTTCGGAAAATCACTCAAAATTATTCGATAAATTAAAGCCAGTGACTTACAAGTTGAAGAGTGACAAGAGTGAAAAAACTCGATTTGGACTAATAGCGCAAGATGTTGAAAAAGCGATCAAGCAAGCTGGTATTGACCCAAAAACATTAAATCTTTTTCACGATGGACAAACGAAAAAAGGCAGAAGCACAAAATCATTAAACTATACTGAATTAATATCAATGTGTGTTAATGAAATTCAAAAACTAAAAAAACGAGTCAGCGAACTCGACGGAGGGAATGATGGCATTTGATTTAAAAGGAAAAGCAGTCCGAAGTCTAAGGCTTCCAACCGTTGACTACACCGGCGCACCGATTCAACTAACCCAAGCAAAGTCAGGGGACATTAACTCACGCTACTTTGCAATCACGCTCTATGATGATAGGGGGACTATTGATTTATCGCTCTACACTCTTGTTCAATTGTCCGCAACGCTTCCAGACGAAACTGTGCAGTATTATGAGGGTGAAATTGAAAACGGCGTTGTCTATGTCAAACTAACTTCATCAATGCTATCTCAATCAGGAAGACTCTCATGCGACATCTCACTTCAAGGAAAGGACGAGCATGGCGAGGTAATTCTTTTAACGAGTCAGACCTTCTATGTCAATGTTGCATTCTCCCAAAACAGCGACGGCAACGGCACTCAAGGTGAAGAAAATCTAAGTATTTTGATAACGCTAATTGATGATGTCCGAGAGTTAAAGAGTCAGTTAGTTGGTGTTAAAGAGTTTGCGATAAAGGCAGTTGATGATTTGCTGGCAAGATCAGAACGAGGCGATTTCAATGGACAGAATGGCAGAGATGGTCGGGATGGGAATAATGGCAGAGATGGTGTCGATGGACAAAATGGACAGGACGGGCGAGATGGCATCGACGGGCAAGACGGTAGAGACGGACTAAATGGCGAGATTGGAAGAACAGGAAATGATGGTCGTGATGGCAGAGATGGTCGTGACGGGAAAGACGGAAAAAATGGTAAAGATGGCATTGGGTTTATACCTGATGCCATTTTAACTTTTATTTGTGAAGATGACGAAGAATACTCATTTGCAATGATGGGAATGGACGAATTGCCAAAAGAAGACAATTGCGAAATTTGCGAAAATCCAGACTGCACTTGTGATGATTGCAAAGGATTAAACACAACTCGTCAGGACTACTCAAAACATCATGACGACCTAAGCGACTACTGGAGAAGAACCTATTTTGGTGACTTAAAATTTTGCTGGAGGAAATTAAAATAATGAGAGCATTTCACTCTTTTTCAACAAGACCGCTTCGTGCGGAAAACTACAATCGAAAACTCGATAAACAAATCGACTGCATAATAACAATCGCAACGCTGTCGTGCTTGCAAGCTGAAAGACTAGACATTGAATTAGTCCTTCACACAGACGAACTAGGAGAGCGAATGTTTGGTTTTTTGCCATATCGCAACATCTATCGAACTCTCGACAAACACAAATGTCATGAGCGTTTCTGGGCGTCTGGAAAAATGTTAGCACATCAGCATGAGCCTCTAGGAAGCGTCCACTATGACATGGATGCAGTCATAAAGAAGATTGACCTAGTGCGAGTGCTTGAAAACTCAACCGAGGATTTAGTTGTTGAAGCTCATGAATACGAGACTCAATTGTATGACTATACCACAAACAAACTGTGGGAAATTGTGCCAAATTTTCCTAGGCTCGATATGTCGTCTTACAAAAAATACGACGCTTTTCGTTGCGGTCTAGTGAAGATAAACAGCCAAGAGTTGAAGGATAAATATATCAAAGGCTATTGGAAAATCTATGACGAATTTATGCGCCATAATCCCGAAGTCCTAAACGACAAAAACTTCACTCCCGACATTATCCTAGAACAATCCTATTTACTTAACCTAGTTCTTCAGCATAACCATTCTTATCATGTTCTGTTCGGGCCATCTTTCGGTAACACATCAAACAAAAACACCGCAACTTCACTAGGCTTTAACCACTTCATGTCAAGCGTAAAATATGACTGGCTAGAGGAAATAAAAGTCCAACTAAAAAAGGGAAACCCTCATTACTTCAAAAAATCTCAACAAAAAATCAAGGAGATCGTTGCAAATGTTACAAACAAAAAAAGTTAAAAAGATAAAAATCAAAACCAAAAACGGCACAATCCTTGAATTCGAATGTGACACTCAAAAAATTTCCTCATTGGAAGAAAGAGTTGCCAACCTAGAAAACCTATTAAAAAAACTACAACCAGTCCTTGAAAATCAGGACAACTAAAATCAAGACGAAGCATTAACCATCTGCGTTAACGCTTCGTCTTTTTTTATTTTATCGACACTTTGCAGTTGCTTGCGCTTGCGAAAAGTGATATAATGTTCGCATGAAAGAGTCGCTAGACAAATTCAAATATTTCCTAGAGGAAGTGGAAGTGCTATATCACTACACTTCGCTTTTTCACATAGGCACAATCATGGATAAGCGTGTGATTAAAAGAACTCTCAGCAACACAGGATTTAATAACGATGTGGTTTGGCTAACAAGTTCGTCTTCGCCAGAAGGCTTAGGATTAGGAAATCTGGTTGATGATTATGACAAAAAGGTTTACAGAATAACAATAAGAAGAATGTGCTATATGAAGCCGTGGAACAAATGGATTAAAGCAAACAACCAAAGCGAAAACATGGCTCAAACATTAATTATATCAGCCAACGCAGACGAAGATCGCAACACATGGTATGTATCCGAAAAAGATATTGCACTTGAAAAAGTCCTACTAATCGAAAACCTAAAGACAGGCGAAATCCTCTACAACAAAGCCCAAAACATTAGAGGCTATATAGCAGAAAAAAACATCTAAAAACTGACCAAAGAGGCATTTGGGGATTGAGTAAAGTTCAACGCATTAGTGTATTAATTTTCAGTTATATCTAATTTATAAAAATAACAGATTATTTCGTATGACAATTTTAAAAAAATTAAAAAAACTTTAAAATAGACTAAACGTTTTGTCTCTCTCAAGCGAAATAATATATAGAAGGTTTAAAACGAGCCTTAATGCGGAGGAAGATATTAAAAATGGACGAGAGAGAATTTAAAGAAAAAATCAATAAGGTTTTTGATAAAAATAATGCGGAATTTTCAAGTGAGAAGATTCAGCAAATTATGGAGAGAGCAAAAGAAACTGCTAGACTAGAAAAGGAGCAGGTGGAGAAAGAGAAAGTTAATTCGGAAACTCTTTCAACTACTGCGCCTGTTAAAATGACGAATGACAAAGATTGGTCTCAAACAGATAGTAATTCTAGAAAGCCTTGCCACAACAAACCTACGAAAAAGAGATCTCGCTTGGCGTGGTTTAATAAAAAATTTGGTGCTGTTGCGTCGCTAGTTTTAATAGTGGGGCTATCTTTTGGTTTGTTGTTTTATTTTTTACCTAACAATGATGGATATGAAAATGGACCGCCAGATCAAGGAATTCAAAGAGTCCAGCATTTTAATGAATTTATTTCTAGTGTTGACCCATTCTTTGCTTTTGATATAAGCTCAACTCAAAATATAACAAATGAAAACTTGAATAATTTTGTTATTGTCAACAGCTTTAGAGGTGAGCCGCAAGATATTAGAGTTGAGGGACAAAATGGATCGTTTAGAATTTTGCCACCTGCTGGTGGTTATTCGGAAGGAAGAACATATGCAATCAATTTAACTAATGCTAGGTTCGCTGAAGAGTGCTTTAAAGATCAAGATGAACTAATTTTCAGCGTTGAACAAGAAGAATTCTATCATTCAATTCTAAGAAATAATGTAGTAATTATTGAGGATATGGTTGCGATATATCTCGGTCAATATAGAATACAAGTTGATGATCCGAGCAAATTTTCCATTGGAGGAATTTATATTGTTGATGTTATGATGGAAGGTGTCGTTATTTCTTTTGCTTATAGAATTATGGGAATTCAAGGAGATATTTTGTCAGTCCAAATCCCATATTTAAATGAAGTCTATGAAGAGTTGGAAATGAATATGACATTTGACATAGATGATGATATGCTTGATATGGACGAATTGCATGACGATATTTATTATAATATTGCAAACAGTGAGCCAGTCGTGGGAATAACAGCAAGACTCTTTAACAGCAATAGACCAACAATAAACTTTGGAGCTAGATTCCAAAATGGAGATTGGCACATTCAAGCAACTGTCACATGGTCAAAGCAAGTAAATATTAGAGGAATACCTTTTACTGTTACTGCTTACATAAAGCCACAAATCAGATGGAGAAGTAATGTTGGTGTTCAAGCAAGCACTAATGACGAAGTTTTTGAGCCAGCGACAAGAACTGAAACAATTTATACAATTACGATTGGTGTTAGCATTTCACATCGGTGGGGAGGTGGAGCATGGTCTCCCGAAGGGGATGATGATATTTCCCGATTGAAAAGCACACTTGAAAATGCAATGAGTCAAGAAACAGGTAAGGGTGCTATTAGAATTTTAAACAAACCAAAGCCTGTTGGAAAAACGGGTCTTGTTATAAGAATTGCTTTAGAGGTGAGACTAACTATTGTCTCAAGAGCTTCGATTGAGGCAACATTGGGATTAAGAGTTGCAGATGAAACTCGTTCAGTTGAGATAAATGGAACAAGACGAGTTTTAACAAACAGAACAACAGAATTTATTCCTCCCTCTATAAGAATTGAGGGATACATTGAGGCAAGGGTTGGTCTATCTCTTGGGGTGCATTTTAGTTTGTTGCTCTTAGTAGAGGTTGGACTGGAGATCGAGGTAGGGTTATATGCACGAATAGCAGGAGTGTTCTACATCCCGAACTTATTAGACATTAGTGGTGAGGGAGTTCATGGTGCAGCATACTTTGAGTTAGGGATTTACGCACAAGTTTCACTTGTCGGAAGGATTTTCATTTGGCGCGCTAGAGTGGATTTGCTTGAGGTTAGATGGCCTATTTTGAGAGTTGGCTATACAAGATTTGTAACATTAGAGGCAGTAGGCGATTCAATAATACTTGAAAGAGATACGGGCGTATCTCTCCCTAATTTTTGGCTTAATTCAATGTGTATTTTGACTGGAGATAAAGAACAAATATTGCTACGACCAGATGACTATAGACTGAGATTTGAAGTTAATCATAATAATGTAATTATAAATAATCAAACACAAATGGTTCATCTAACAAATCCACACATTGAAACGATTAATACCACAATAAATGTTAACCTTAGAATATTAGAAAGTCCTTCAACCGCTGGGTGGTTTGTATTTGAGCTTGGAAATTTGAGAGCAAGAACAAGTTTGTCAGTGACCTTAGCGCCGATTGCAATACAGTCCTTGACTCTAGGATTTTCTCCTGAAACAGTAGACCCAAATTTTGCTAATGTTTTTGATTTGACACAAGATGAGATAGTAGAATTTTCACCTCGTGAAATGATGGAATATGGAATGCTCGATTTTCAAATAGGGCGATTAGTAAGAGTGTCTCCAAGAATCTATCCATTGAACGCATCTTTTAGAGAACTTGAATTTGATTTTGGAGCATCAGCACCATATATCATGAGTTATCGTACTTTTTGGCTGAACGGAACGACTCATCTTGAATTTAGGATAAGAAAAGATCATTCGCTTGTTGGACGAGAAATAACTATATCTGCAAGAAGTGTTGGATACACTGGACAATGGTCAGATATGAATGTTACTAGCACGACAACTCAGAGAATAATCATAACGGAAATCCCCGTTGTTTCGTTTGAAGTTGGGGTTGTCGTTGATGGAGTCGTTGCACAACAAAACACTGCTCAGGCGGGAGATGTGATTGATTTTGCTATTAACAGTGCAACAGTTTTCCCTGCATTTACAACAAGAAGTGGTTTTGAATCAGTAGAAGTAGTAATGGGGTATGCTCAAATTCTAGAACCTCAAGCAATATCATTATCAAGAAATTTAGCACAATTATTTAATGAAACACTAAGCACTCAAGTCCTAATAAACGATAATGCTCCTGTTGGTTCGCAAATAACCATAAGAACAGGGATAGGAAGTTCTTTTGAGTATTTCTTCATAACAGTATTAAAAAGAGTAGTTCAAGATATTGAAATTTCAACCACAAACCTAGAGGTGTTGCCGGGTCAATCAAGAAATATCGATGCACTAATAACAGGAGAAGATGGGATAACCCCTAGCATAACTGAGGCATTGTTTATTGTTTTGCAAGGTGCAGAGATAACAACACTGACGCAAACAAATGATGCTAATGCAATAATTAATATATCTTTAGATGCGAGTTATGGTGATATTGTGAGAGTTGTTGCAATTATTGATGGATTGCGAAGCAATATTCTTGATTTTGTCGTGACAAGAATTCCTGTGACAAATGTCACAATTTCGGTTGATAGTATTAATGGAGTTGCTTCAACTAACAATGTAGTTGAGTTAGGTGACATTATTAATTTGAATGCGATAATTAGTCCAATATACGCAACTTTTGCTAATTCATTAAGATTTGCTATTTCTAGTGGTCATAATTATGCAAGCATCAATTCATTCACAGGTGAGTTGAGAATAGGGTATGGAGCCAGAGGTGGCGAAACCATCTCAGTCGTCGCTATTGCGGATGGGGTTGTTAGTAATGAAATAGAATTTGAAATAATAGAGCGTCCTGTTTTGTTTGTTGAGTTTGCTCTTAGTTTTCCTCAAATTCAAGTTCGAGCAGGCACAAGCATTATGCTTACAGCGCATACGAATTCAGATGCAAGTAATCAAAATATAATGTTTGAAATTATATCTGGAGATTCGTTTGGACAAGTTAACCAAACAACAGGTCAATTATTAACACTTCCAACAACTCCAAACAATTCTCAAATTATTGTCAGAGCAGTAAGTGTTGCAAATAGCACAATTTACAACACAATTAGTATTTCAGTTGCAAACCATACAAACAGTTTTCTAAGCGTCGATGGTCAAATTGGGACTGCATATGTCATAGCGGGAAGAACGCATCAAATTGTATTTAATGATGAAAATGGAAATGCAATTGCACTAGAAGGCGCATTTAGATTTGATTTGATACAATTAGCTGGCGGTGGAGTTCTTCAAGTTCCGACATCTGTTGCGACAGTAACATCGAATGGGGTTCTGACTGTTGCAACAATTATATCGAATGATTTTAGTATAACTTCAACAACAATGCTAGGAATATTTGCAAGCGATGATGGAGTTGGTGCTGTTCCTTTGGCAATGATGAACATTCAAATTGTTATACCTCCAAGAGATTTTTACCTTCTATATGATAACAGAAACTATGCGACACTAAAAGCAACTGAAAGAATAAGCATTGATTTAGTTAATACAAACGCCGACCTTAGAGCATACGCTCCAAATAAGTTTGAATTCTTTGTTAACGGGCCAGCTCAGATATTCGTATCAAGCCGAATGAGTGCGCCGCCATTAGTTCATGTGACTTACAGCGTAAGTGTGCTGATTGATCCATTAGCAGAAGTAGGCAGCATCGTAGAAGTTTATGGGCATTTCTTTATAGGAAATCAAAGATTTGAAATCAATAGTTTCACAATCACAGTTGAAAGGACAGTTCAGAGTGTTCAAATTACAAATGTTCCAAACATTATAAACATAGGACAGTCGGTGCAACTCAGCGCGACAGCAGCACCTTTTACTAACAAAGAAATTTCATTCCGATTTAGAGAGCCGCATTTTGCAAATTGGGCAACATTAACAAGCACTGGTTATTTAACAATAAATAATAATTCAATGCTTGTAGGAACTGTTATTTCTATTGAAGCAACAGTTGACGGGGTTAATTCAAAAGTGTATAATATAAGAATATCAAATAGAGTGCAGACGGTAGATATAAATGTCAATCACAATTTGAGTCATGGCGCACAGTTCATAGAGCCGTTGGATTTTTATATTTTAAATCCAAACGGAGCGTTAATTTTAGGTTATTCTCTTGTTGGGGGAGATGGTTCACAGTCTGTTGTTTTTGTTCTTTGTGCAATTGGGCAGCAACATCTTGTTTTAAATGACAACATAATAACCATCAGAGAAAACGCTATAATTAGAAGAGGATTGAATGCTTCGGTTGTCGCAATGAGTGATGGACAAATAAGTGATGCAATTTTGATCTATATACCTGCTATCATAAGGACTGTTGCAGATTTCTATGACATAAGGAATAACATCGGAGGATATTTTGTCCTAGCAAACGACATTGATTTTGAGGGCGAAGAATTAGAGATGATTCCATTGTTTCTAGGTATCCTTGATGGGGCAGGTTTCAGTCTTAGAAACTTCATCGTTAGAGATGTTTCAGAGCGCGGTAATGTTGGTGTTTTTGAAGAAAATCATGGAGTAATCATGAATTTGAATATTTTCGATGTAGACATTAGAATTGACTTAGTGCCGCAAGGAATGAGAGTTTATGTCGGAGCATTGGTCGCAAGAAATTACGGATTTATTGATAATGTAATGATTAATGTTGGAATACAAAATCTCTTTAGAGTGTTTGCTCAAAACAGTTCAACAGGAATTTTAGTGGGTTACAATAGTGGTTACATTACAAATGCAAGAGTAAGTGCGTTCTTAAACTCAGAGGGTTACACTGGCGGTATAGCTGGTCACAATAGCGGGACTATTAGCGGAGCAATAAATAACTTTACACTTACAACACTTTATTTTGATATTGAGAGAGGTGTTGCTGGAATAGTTGGAAGAAATGATGGAACAGTTGAAAACTATGAAAACAGGTCAGTTATTTTTTGCAGATATAGACAAATAAGTTTTAACTAACTAAAGGGCAAAAAAAGAGGAGACAAAAAATGATTAAAATAATTAAAAAAAGTTTAATAATAATTGTTATGTTAGCGCTTGCGTTAACAGCGTTTTTTATGATGTCAGCGTGTGATGGCGAGGATATAGATTTTTCGCAAATTGTTTCAATTAGACTAGAAGATAGCGAAGATGGTATTAGACTTTCACAGGTTGACGGACTTAATCCTGTTTTAGAAGGTGCTGTTTTATTGGTGACTTTTTCTGATGGAACTGAAGTCAGGGTCGATGTCACATATGACATGATCGAAATCGCAGAGATGTCAAGCGGAATGCATTTCGTTGTTGAGGCTGAAGAGTTTTTAACTCCAACAGGAAGTCGCTATATTCTAACAAGCCAAGATATTATAATTAGTCACGAAGGATTTATTCTTGAAGCGTTAGCGCGCATTCAAACAGCAAATTTTATTAATGTTAATAATCATGGTGTTGTGACGGGTTTTAATGCTCCAAATGCTGATAATGCGATTTTAGTAATTCCAACAACAGCGGCAGATAATGTGACGATACGCGAGATTGGAGTGGAAGCTTTTGAGGGCTCTCCATTTGGAGCTATATTCTTGCCAGAAACTATTGTCAATATTCAGAGTAATGCATTTTTAAATTCAAGAAATTTAAATTCTGTTATTTTTTCTGGGGCATCAAATTTAGCAAGAATTGAGAGTGGGGCATTTTCAAATTTACCAAACTTGAAATCAATTGACTTGCCTCGCTCAGTCAACCATATAGCAACAAGAACATCTTTCTGGGGTATGGTGTCTAGAGGAGCATTTTGTGACAGTCCTCATTTAGTTGCAATTAATATTCAAGAAGGTTCAAATCATTTTATTAATCCATCGGTAGAGTCAGGCTTTTCAGGGGTTGTTTTTAGATCGAATATTTTAACCAATGGAACGCAACCAACTTTGACAAATTATTATGTTTGGCCAGAAGGAAAAAAAGTTTCAACTGTGACATTTTTAGACAGAGGAAATGAGATTTTAACTCAAAGAGGCCCAGCGTCCCTTGTCGTAGATTCTCCGCAATTAGCTGAGTCAGGGCTAGAGTTTTTAGGATGGTATAGCGAACCAACTTTTGAAAATAGAGTTGAAGAAGTAAGAGTTTTGAATAATGATAGGCGCGTTTATGCTAGATGGGTGTTGGAGCGCTTTAACATAATTTATCACCTTAACGGCGGAACTAATCACCCGAACAATCCTACATATTTTAATGTTGAATCAAGTGTTACGCTCTATGCTCCGACAAGATATGGATACACTTTTACAGGTTGGTCAAATGGCGGTCAAATTCAAGTTGGAACAACAGGAACACAAAACTTTGTTGCGAATTGGGTGGCAACAAGCTTTAGCATTACTTACAATTTGCAAGGCGGCGAAAATCATCCAAGTAATCCAACAGCATTCACGATTGAGAGTTCAAGAATAATATTGCTTGACCCATCAAGAATAGGTTTTCATTTTGCGGGTTGGACACCATCAAGCGTCATTGAAAGTGGCTCAACAGGCAACAGAGTATTCACAGCGAATTGGACTGCAATAACATATTCAATCACTTTTAATCTAAATGGCGGAACAAATCACGCTCAAAATCCATCAACATTTACGATTGAAACGCCAACTATCAATCTTCAAAATCCAACAAAATATGGGTTCAATTTCATTGGTTGGACTCCGACAAGCACAATACAACAAGGGAGCATTGGAAATCGCACTTTCACAGCGAATTGGGAAGCGATAATTTTTTCAATTACCTATAACCTCAACGGCGGAACAAACCATGCAAGCAATCCAAACTCATTTACGATTGAAAGTCCTAGAATTGAATTAGCAAATCCGACTAGAGAGCATTTCATTTTTGCAGGATGGACACCAAGCAATTATATTGCAACAGGTTCAACAGGAAACAGAACATTTACGGCGAATTGGACTGCGGTTACATATTCAATTTCTTTTAATCTAAATGGTGGCATAAATCACGCTCAAAACCCATCAACATTCACGATTGAATCTCCAACCATCAATCTTCAAAATCCAACAAGATATGGGTTCAATTTCATTGGCTGGACTCCGTCAAGCACAATAGAGCAAGGAAGTCATGGCAATCGCACTTTTACAGCAAACTGGGAAGCGATAATTTTTTCAATTACCTATAACCTAAATGGCGGAACAAATCACATAAATAATCCATCAGCGTTCACGATTGATGATGTGGTCGTTTTCTATCCAGCTCACAGACTTGGTTATACATTCATGGGATGGTATCAAGATGCAGATTTGACCTTGCCAATCAACTCAATTACTTTGGGAACAACTGGAAACATATCACTTCATGCAAGATGGGACTTACTAGGATTTAGCATTGCCTACAATCTAAATGGGGGAACAAATCATCCTCAAAATCCTTTCGGCTTCAATGTTTATTCTAACATTGTTCTTCTCGACGCAACAAGACATGGTTACACCTTCTTAGGCTGGTTTAATGAACAAGATGAGCTGGTGACACAAATTGAATATAATACAACTCATGATGTATATTTGACAGCACAATGGAGCTTGAACACTTATACTGTCATATTCGTAAATGGTGGCGGAGAAATAGACTTTAACGAGATTGAGTTCAATATCTATACTCCAGATTTTGATTTCACTTATAATACCAAACGAGGGCATGATTTTGAAGGTTGGTTTATTGTTCTAGAAAACGGAAGCCGTGGTGCGAGAATTGAAAGAGTTGCACAAGGAACAGCAGGGAACATAACAGTTCGCGCATATTTCCTTGTAATCACCTACAGCATTGATTTGATTTTAAATGGTGGCAATCCTGTCAGCCACCCAACTACTTTCACAGTCCTAACTCCAACATTCACTCTTAATCCATCATTAAAGCGAGGTCACACTTTTGACGGATGGTTTGATAGCGACAACATCAGAATAACTCAAATTGAAATTGGAACAATCGGTAATATTGTATTGACTGCTAGGTTCACTCCAATTGTCTACACAATAACATTCAATCCAAATGGTGGTGATGATGTTCAAAACATAACGGAATTCACAGTCTTAACTCCAACATTCTATTTTAATCAAGCAACAAAAAGAGGGCATACCTTTGACGGTTGGTTTGATAATGATGGAAATCTCATGGTTAGGGTTTCAACTAACACAATCGGAAATATTTATTTGACAGCTCGATTCACACCAATTGTCTACACGATAACACTCGATCCAAACCATGGATATCATGTTGACAACCCAACTACTTTCACAGTCCTAACCGCAACATTTGTGCTTAACCCATCATCAAAACGAGGTCACATATTTGATGGTTGGTTCAATAGCGATAACATCAGAATAACGCATATTGAACTTGGAACAATCGGAAATATCACCCTAACTGCTAGATTTACTCCTATTAGATTTTTCCTTGTTATCGACAATGGCGCTTATGGAATAGATATCGGCAATAGAACATATTTTTATGTCACTTGCCAAACTTTTGAATTAATCCCATCAATTAAGAGAGGGCACACTTTTGCGTATTTTGCAAATGCAAATGGCGGCGCAGTAACGCAAGTAGCAATTAACACAATTGGCAACATTTATCTAACAGCACAATTCACCCCAAACCAATATCGTGTCGAATTTACACCAAACAGACCGTCAAATGCAAGCAATCAAGTTGAAAGAACAACAATTCATGCTTATCACACATTTGGAACAGCAAGAAATTTGACAGCGAATGCATTTGAGTTGACAGGTTGGACATTCCTTGGCTGGTCTCTAAATCCAAACTCAACAACTGCTCAATTCGCAAATGGGCAGTCAGTTATCAGCACAATTTCAAATATGACATCACTCTATGACTCAGCGGTCAATGGAGCAGTTACGCTTTTCGCAATTTGGAGAGCAAACACTTTCACAATCATCTACGACGCTAATGGCGGCACAGGCACAATGACAAACACCACCCATACCTTCGACGCTGTAGGCGATGATATTGTTAGTTTGAGAATTAATTCGTTCACTAAAACAGGACACACCTTTGCTGGATGGGCAATCATGAGAGGAGGAGATGCTTATTTTGAGGATGGATGCAATCCTGCTAATCATAATTATACTAATGAGACTCAAATAACTTTGTTTGCAGTTTGGACTCCGATAAGATATTATATTGAGTTCGTTGGTAACGGTCATGATAGAGGGGCAACACAGCGAGTTCAACCAGCTTTCAATTCTTTCATAACATATTTAACTGAAAATAAATTTGAAAGAGATGGTCATATATTCTTAGGTTGGGCATTGTCATCCAATGGTGTTGTTGTGTTTACTGATAGAGCGTTGGTAGATAGAAATCTTGCGTCTACTCAAAATGTAGTAGTTAGGCTTTATGCTCGTTGGCAGGCGATCACTTACACTATAGTGCTCGATAGAAATAATGGATGGGGTGGAAGTGCGAGTTTAACTGTTGCTTTTGGAACAAGTAATTTTAGAAATGGTGCTGTTATAGGGACTGCTCCAACCCGTGATGGATTTACATTCTTAGGGTATTTTAAAGATGGAGTCCAATACATTAATGCATCGATGCAAGGAGTCAGGGGGTGGACAACTCCATCAAACGGAACGCTTGTCGCAGAATGGAGGATCATTAACTATCGTATAACTTATGTAACCTCATTAATTAATGGTTTTAATCCTATTGCAAGTAACGATCCAAGAAACCCAATATATTTTACTATTGAAGATTATGTTATACTATTTGCACCTATTATGAATGCTGGGTTTAGTTTCGCAGGGTGGAGTAGCACAGATGTAACTATCCGACAAGATGCGATTCAGATTGATAACAGAAATGTAGTTATTTGGAGAGTTCCGCAAAGAACATGGAGAAACATTCAAGTAAGAGCTGCGGCAACTGCAAATCCATACACAATAACATTGGACGCAAGCGGAGGTCAGTTTGCTCAAAATATTTACGAAAGAACAGTTTCAATTAGATTTGCAGACGCAATTCCAAACTTACCTCTTCCGTCGCTCACAGGAAACTATTTTCTGGGATGGTTTTACAATTGTTCAACTTGTGGCAGGCAAATTCAATATACAGGGGAAGATGGTATTCGTATCAATAGAGTTAACTGCGAAGGATTGACAACAAATCGTTGGACAACACCAGCAAACAAAAGATTGTTTGCTAGATGGAGTCCGAGAACTTTTAGGGCAACATTAGATAGAGATGGAGGTGTTGGTGGCTGTTCAGTATTTTATATTATTTTTGGAACACATCAATCCATTGATAGTGCTGGTGAGCCAGTAATTTTAACAGCACCATCAAAGACTGGCTATGATTTTGCTGGGTTTTACACGCAAAGAAATACTGATAGAGTCAATATGGGAATTGGAGCTGGCACTAGAATTTTAGATGCTAATATGATGGTGTCTGCTGCTTGGGTAACCCCAAACAATGCAACACTTTTTGCACGATGGATAAGAGTGAGATACACTGTAACATTTGCATCAAATGGAACAGTGTCTATGGCAGAAACAACTAGGATAGTATTTCATGGTGCGAACAACAATTTTCAAGCACCTAGTGTAGGTCATGAGTTTTATGAGCAACTAGGCAATTGGTATTTCAATGGAACAATGAATGCAACGACAAGAGTTAATTTTAATAACTTTGTTCCTCTTACCTATGCAACAAATAGAAACCTTAGAAACATAACGATAACAAGAAATGTTATAACACCTAGCGAAACAACTACAATAACTAATCAAACGATTAGATATCAAAGAGCGCTAGTGGACTTTAGAAGTTTGGTGAATGCGAGCACGGTAGCACGAACATTCACAATAGCAAATACTGTTAATGAAGTTACTTTTAGAGGGCGTGAAAATTTGGCAAATCCACACTCAAACATAAGAATTGTTGTATCATCTCGAACAACACCTTTAACGATATTCTTTCAAGACTTTAGGTTTAGCGCACCAGCTCAACAAATAGGACTAGATGCTCAAAATGCACCAAACTTAACAATTCGCTTTAGGGGTGAAAATAGCATTGCTGGAGGAGTTGGACAAAACAATACTGCTCATGGAGCAAATGGAGCTAACGCTTCAGCAAACTATAGAGCTGCAAATGGAGCAGACGGAGTAAATCGGGGAGGAAACTTTATTGCAGGAAGTATTAATGGAGGACATGGGGGGAATGGAACAGCAGGAGCGAGTGGATTCGTGGGACGAGTAGGGCAAGCAGGAGGAGCGGGAAGTGTTGCGCTAAGACATAATAATGTGACATTTTATAGACACACTGACCGTTGCATACTTTCATTAACTGGCGGTGCGGGTGGAAGTGGTAGCAACGGTGGAAACGGAGGGAATGGTCAGCATGGTGGTAACGGCGGGCACGGCGGGAATGGAGGATGGACGACTTATCTTTTTTGGACGAACTGGGGAAATGGTGGTAACGGCGGCAATGGCGGAAGAGGAGGTAACGGCGGCAATGGTGGTAGAGGAGGAGCTGGCGGTGCTGGTGGAGCGGGGAGACTAGGAAATTCTGCTGTTAATTGTTACAAGGTGAGTATTAATCAAGGAGCAACGGGAGCAGAGGGGCGTCAAGGAGCACAAGGTCGTCGTGGAGAAGGTGGTGCAGGTGGGGTTGGTGGAGTCCATGGAATAGACGCAGGAAACACAATTCTTGCGGTTCTAACAAATCCACTAGCTTTATTAGAAATGACAAACATAAGACGCGCTACCGATGGTGCGGCAGGACAACCAGGCTTAGGGCTACAAGTTTAATCAAGTTTAATAAGGAGAAAAAAAATTATGAAAAAAATAATAAAAATATCAACTTTTTTAATCGTATTTCTAATGTTTTCGACTGCTTTTTCGTGCGCTGTTCAAAATGAACCATTTGAATGTGCGGATTGCCCAACCTATTCTAATAGGTTGGCGGATGTGTCACAATTTGCTGGTGAATATAGATTTTTTCATCAGTGGATGCCTGTCTACAGAAATCGAGATTACCTTAGTGTAGCTGATGAAATGACTATACGCTTTTTTGAAAATGGCACTGTTCAAAGAGTACGCTGGTTCGACCCTCAACCAGGGGATCCTTTTCAAGTCATAACAATTGACAGACAAGGGCAATATATCATCGAGAATGACAGAGTTAAAATAGCTTGGGAAGGTTCTCATGCAGGACATTATTTAGTTTTTCATATTTATGATGTAGAAAACAAACTAAGAGCTTATAGGTATTGCTATGCTGGCTTTGTGAATAATATTGTCACTTATAAATATGAGGGAACATTTAACGACGGTTTTAATATTTTTCGTGAATATTTGTTTATAAGTAATTTTATTCCAGAGCAGACTAGGGCGATGTATTTGCATTTTGATGCTCAAGGAAATGGATTAATTCGCTATTATGCAAACGGAGTTAATATGAGTGATGAGTTGTATATCTTTGGAGAGGTATTAACCCACGACGAGGGATATACATTTGAATATAATCTTTACAGAGCCTCCCAAATTCGTTTAAGATTGTCATATCGCACTATTAAGCAAAGTTTTGAAACGACTGGAACTATAAACATAATTAATTGGTATTTAGGTTTTTATTTTGAATGTGAAGATGGCTTATTGAGAACAGTTCATCCGTCAGCAGAAGAAAATACAAGAATTTTATCATCTATTCACGAGATATTTTTAAGCGGAAATAATCAGATAACAAGAATGGTGTCATCATGGAGTGGGATTATGGGGGCTGTGGGATATAGTGGAAATCACAATGTTGCAATAAGATTTTATAGAACATCTTGGCATTAAGTGAATTCATTGGAATTTAAAAAAATGAACAACAACAATAAAATACATAAATTCATAGTTATTGAAAACAAAAAAAACAAGCGAGAGGTAGAAGCTGAAGAAGGAAGAACCGCATATATCGGCAAATCCACCGATAGTGGGGCTGTTGTCGTAGTTTTTTTAATTATCTTTTCTTTGTTTTACTTGGCATTTGCTGGAGGTCTTTTGGCGGGTGGAGTTATCCTTATTCGTTTGAGCGGTGAGCATATTCATGAACGAGGAACATTGATTGGGATTGGAATTTTTGCATTCGTTTTGAGCATAGGATTTTGGCTTTTGTTGTCAAGGCATTTAATTTTATGGATTAAGCGTGAAAATAGAGTAAGAAAAATTCTAAAAAATGAGACAAGGCAAACCGCAAAAATAATTGAATTTAAAAAAGGTAGAGTATTCATGAATGGGTCAGGTCGAGATGGAGTGAATCGTGTTGATATGTGTGGACTTGTCTATGAATACCAGAGCGCATCTAATCAAATAATTAGAGTTACAACAACGCTATCAAAAGCGGGCAGTTTTCTTGAGGGATATGTTGAATTTGAAATATTGCTAGGCAGTGATGATGTAATTAATCTTATAGTCATGCAAAAATAAAAATCAAATAATGAAATTTTTTTTAAATAACCATGAACAAAATGCTTGAATTGAATGTTGGTTTATGTTATAATTGTATATAGAAAAATAAAAATTAAAAACAAAATGGAAGGATGAGGTAAACAATTGCAACAAACAAAAGAAAAAATCAATATAGATTTTGATGGGATGCTCATAGAGTATTCTCGCACTCTTTTAGGTTGCATTTCAACGCGCATTGTATCTCAGCACGACAAAGAAGATATTTTGCATGATGTTTTTTACGAGTTTATAAAGTCAGGAAAGAATTTTGAAAGTGAAAAGCATTTTAAAAATTGGTTACATAGAGTTACAGATAATAAGGTAAATAGTTTTTTAAGAAAGATGTATCGACATAATGAAGAAATTGCCGAAGAATTTGATTCAGAATCGTTGGCAACAGATGAAATCAATATTGATGATGCGGTAGACATTGCAGAAGCAATCAAGAAACTGCCAGCTCGTCAGGCTGAAATTACATACCTACATTATTTTGAAGATATGACATCAGAAAGTATTGCGATGTTATTAGGTCTTGATGCAGGAAGTGTTCGAGCTTCCCTGAAAAGTGCAAGAAAAAACTTAGAAAAACATTTAAGCAGTTAAAAGATGTAAATTTTTAAAAAGTGTCAAAGTTATTATAGTTGTTAAAATAAATTAGGAGTGACCAAATGATAATTTGATTGAAATTATCTTTTGAGTATTAGTTTTATCGATAACTATAAAGTATGAAATAATTTTGTGGGGTGTGGATTCAAAGAAAAAAGAAGTAATGTATAAATGAGCATTACTTCTTTTTATTTTGCTAAAAATTCAGTTGATATTTGTCGTAATTTGTGGTATTATTATAAATAATATTAAATTTTTTAGTTTGCTAAGAGCATAAAAAAAATTTAAAATGTAGGAATAATGTTTATGTCAAAAAATTTTAAAAAGAAAAACGAAAAAGTTAATAATATAATATTTTATTTTGAATCAAAATATGGTTCATCTTTTTTGAAATTTAATAATACGAAGGAAATTGTTGAAAGATTGTTTGGTATTGCTGAACAAACAATTAAGATAGATGAGTTTGATAATGAAAAATATGACATTAAATTTAGGGTGGTGTCCTCATCCAATATTTTAAATAATGATGATATTATAATTGATGATGGTTGTTTATTTATTAGAGAGGAGTTAAATGACAAATATTTTAAACGATTAGATTGGTGGGAGTTGGATGAAAATTTTTTAAAGATGATATTTAATAATGAGATAGGTGGGTTTAACAACTTTTTGGTTTATTTTAGCGACAATAAATTAATAACTTTCGACTATGAATATGATGAGATATTTAACAAGTTTTCATTTATTAAAAAGGATAATACTAATGAATTTGATTTAGTTAAGAATGAAGACAACATTGCAATTGAGGGGTTGTTTCTGAGTGAATTTGATAAATCTAAGGATGTGAATAAAATTGATGGACAAATTTTAAGCGATGAAATTTTTTATGGAGATGCGGAGATTATTAGAATAAATGTTGATAATTTCTATAAAAACTTTTTGGTATCGGATTTTATATGTTTGCTTGGCATTGTTGAGAATAATAAAGAAAAAGATTTCATTATTGATTTTAAGTTTGACCGTGATGAATTTGTTAGGTGGAGAGCATATCTTTTTTATTTGAATTATAATACATCGAATGCTGTTTTTTTGTGCAATAACGCTACATTTATATATGATTCAGATTTTAGTATAGGAAATTTAGTCCCACTTTTGAAATTTAGAAATGACGATAATGATTTAGATAAGTTTTTACAAAAAAGAGGTTCTTCTGAATTGTTTTCTTGTGTTGATGAAATTAACTTTGAATCAGATTTTTTTTGTAAAATTAGGAGTAAGCAGGGATCTAAAAAGGAGTGGTTGATAGAACATATAAGAAGGATTAATGTGGGAAAAACTAATCCAGTCAAATTTTATCTGGATGGTTCAAAAGTTGATCTAGAGACAATAATTGATACTACTATTGTTGGAAATTTATTTGATTCTGTAAAGTTCTTAACTCTTGCATGCGGGAAAGACGCAGGTGTAGATGAAAAGAAAAAATTTGCGAAGGAGATTAATACTCGCGTTAGCGATCTACCTGCTATGCAATCTTTGATTGCGACTATGTTGATTGCTTCATATGCGGAAGATAGATATTTTGATATGCAAAATCTGTCGATTCAGTTTGAGAAAATAATTGAAGAGTCATTTGATTACGCAACTGGAATAAATGAATTAATTGAAAACACTATTCGACATGCGAGAATAAGGCAGCCGGAAAAAGAGGATTTAAAGGCAGATGGTTTTTTTAGCTTGAGAATACATCAAACTGGAGATAGTGGAAATGATTTGTCTAGGGATGTGCGAAGCATTAATAAGAGAAAGCATTTGAAAAACAAATACTTATTTGATGCAGCAAAATCTGAAAATGAAGGCAAAGAACTGTTTAAGAGTAGTATAGTTAAATCTTACAAGTATCACTTGGAATTGCAAATTTTTGATTTTGGAAAGCAAAGTATTTCTGAAACATTTTCTGAGAGAATAGCACAAAATTCAGGTAAAAATTTAAATGAAGTTAGATGTCATTTTTCGGGTTTCTTTAATGAAGATAGATTGGTCGGGGATCACTTGGATTTTGTTTCTAAATCAGAAAATGCAATGCACCATTATGGTATTCGTTTGTTTGCAAGATCTGTTCTCAGCAATGGAGGGTATTTTATTGCTCAATCCAAGGGAGAGATGAGAGAGGAATATGGACTAAAACTTGATAGTAAAACAATTGAATTAGATGTTAATCCTAGGTATGAACAAGTTCTAAATGGGAGTATATTTTCAGTTTTATTGCCAATAGGATTCACTCGTTTTGATGATGGGGTAAATGCGGTTTTTGACGGTGGAAATATTTATGGTATTGAGTATATTGACAAAAAAATTAAGGTAATAGAAAATGTTGGAAAAGAATTAATAGGAGAAATTGATAGATTTTCTGCTAAAATATTACACACCTTTTCTCAAGATGATAAAATAGATAAAATAAATGAATTCGGAAAAATTCTTTATGAAAATATTAGCGCAAAAAGAAACTCTTGTTTGAAAGATGGTGAAAGCGTTCCCATTATACAAATTGAATTAGGAAGTTTAAAATTAGACAAAATCGAGGCATTTTGCAAAGCATTTTTAAAATGCATAATAATGAGACATGACGAAAAGAGAGAACGCAAGAAAAAAGCAACTGACTTATATGCACTTGTGTGGAGTGAGAATAGCAACAATATTGGTCAATTGAAAGCCATTAAAAAATTTGCAAAATTTTTCAGTATATTTTACCTGCAAGGCAAGCAAGATGCTATGAAAAATGTGCAAATTGCAATAATAAATAAGGGCAATAAAGATAGCGCTCCAAGCGTAAAATTTATGATTGTTGGCGATAAAATCGAATCGTTTTATAATGTAGCAAAACTTTTCACATATAATAATCCTAATGTTGCTCAATCAAGCGATTGTTTAGGCATTTTATCAGCGATTAAGTGGGTTCCTAGCGCAAAAAATGATACCGCTTTGGAAGAAGTAGAGAATCTGTTTCCTTTTGATTTGATTCCAAATTTAGGTCGTAGTGAGGATGCGCAAAATAGCAACGAAACTCCTTCATTTTTTATTAGGGATCTAGAGAATATGTTCTTTAAAAAAATACAAGAAAAGAAAGATTTTGGTGTAAAACTGGAGGATGTTTATTTCTATGTAAATTATATAAGGATGAAAGATTTTTATGCCATTGATTTACCATTCAATAATTTATCAAAGATATATAAACTTTCATATCTAATTGCACAAGAAGTAATTGCTTTTTTAGACAAGAGCCAGGAACTTGAGAGCAATAGACCGCTCCTATTGGTTGGACATAGACAATATAATAGTATTAATCTTCAGCAAGTGCAAAAATTTGTTCAGGACTATTTTGATTATAGAGACAAGGTTAGGTTGAACAAAAACAGCAAATCAAGTAAAGAGGACGATTTTATTCAAAACAAAAAGATGGTGTATCTTGCTTTGGTTAATTATTGCAAATCAAGAAATCAAGATCGTATTTTTGATCCTTCATATGATTTGGAAGAGAAACTTGATGCTTTTAAAAGAGAAAAATTGATAAATAATGATGTGTTTGATATTGTGTTTGTAGAGCCTATAAATGCTCTTACAAATAATTTTAAAGAAATTGAAACATTTTTGAAAGATGAATTAAGAAAAAAATATTATATTAATCAAGAAAAAGATTCTTTGGGGAAAGTTGCTGTCGTTCAATATCCGGGTAAAAAATATTTTGATTGTTATATTAAACATATTATAAAGAAGAATCTTAATGAGATCAGTGGGGATGAAATAAAAAAGATAAAGAAGGATGTTGAGGCGAAAAGTTTTATTCAAATTGATGATATAGATATAGATGAAGATATACAAAGTGACTATAAATATTATTTTGATAAAGTTAATGTTTTAGATGAAAAACTTTTTGTTAAAGTTAAGCGTGAAATTTCTAGATTAGGGCATGTATTTGAGTTAAAAGGAAGGAAGATGGACAAAACTTTATCGAATAATACATCGAACAATGATATTGAGAGAAAATTAGATTCATTAAGCGGTTGTTTAATAAATGCTCATGTAGAAAGAAACGAAAATCATTATTTATTTTATGTTGATACAGAGAAATACTACAACAAAGAAAAAGACAAAATTAAAGAATGGTTAAATAAATGTAGAAGTGATTTGATTGATATAAACAAGAAAGAATTATCTAAAGAATATACTTTCAATCTTATTGTTGCACCGCAACACACCACCAATTCTGAGTTTGTTAAATCAGTAGCTGAAAATGTTTTTGCACATAATTTGAAATTTATTTATTTTCCACTAGGTGCAGTAAATAGGGAGGGTGTAAGAGCGCAACTTAGTTATATCACTGAAGATGTTAGAGGTTTAATTGATAATTTTTCAAGTGTCAATATTAATGCCTATTATGTTGATGATAGAATAACAAGTGGTAGAAGTATAATGCAAACTAAATCCTTGCTTCAAATGCTTTTTGACGAAGCTTTAGATGATGGGGAGCTGCCGAAGAATAAGCAAATAAAACTAAATTTATTTTCTGGGATATTTACTTTAGTTAACAATAGAAATAAGAAAAATTTAACACAATTTATAGATTGTAATTGCCAATGTGATAGCACAAATTCTAGAGTATTAAAAATATTTTCTTATTTGGATTTAAAAATAAAGGGACTTAAAACAAGAAACTTAAGGTGTCCGTCTTGCGATGTACAAGATGACTATTTGTTGTTGTCTAAGATGTCTTCTACCAATCGGTTGAATGATTTTTGGAAAAAGTGTCTAGATAAAAATGAGATTAGAAACTATAAAGAGTATGACACTTGGTTCAATGAAAAACTTGAAAATGCAAATTGGGATGGAGATTCAAATGAGGGCAGTGCAAATGGTTATCTAAAATGGTATGAGCAAGAAATTCATTTGTCTGGGTGTAGTGACTCCATACACAAAGAAAAAAGAGAAAAGATTGAGTATATGAAAAATGATGTTCTGCAGAGAAGGTATCTTAGTAGATTAAAGGCAACACATTATTCAGTAGAAAAACTTGAGTTTTTGTTTTTGGAATTCGAAGGAAAGAGTAGAAATGAGATAAATTTCATTACAAAGCACAATATTCTAGAGTTAATTTGTGAAAAAGTTTTTTATAATAAAAAATTGAAAGATTTAGAAGTGAAAATAAAAGGAGATTTTAATGACATTGAAGAATCAGAAGAAGAAAAACTTTTATACAAGAAGGAAGTTAGAAAACAAGTTATACTTTGCTTCGAAGGATTGATTTCATATATAAAAGTTTTGTCGAGACCGCCGATGTCAAAATATCATCATATTGGACAGGCAGTTTTGACCATTCTTTTAGAGATTATTGAATTTTGTTTTAGTGGTGCTGTTAAAATTCACGATAAGAGTTTAGATGTGGGTGGTAAGTACAAAGAAAAACTTGAGATAGTTTGCTCTTATATGGTAACAGTTGTAATGAAAAAAGGGGAATATAAAGATCGGCTTGTTCCCTTTTTGAGTCAATTTCAATTGTTTAATATATTACTTAAAAGGCTTGCAAATTTAGGGTCATTGTACTTATTGAGATCGGATAAAATTGATAAAATAATTGATTATTGGTTTAAATTGAAAGACATCGAAAAAAGTCAGGAAAATGATACAGGTTATAACGATAAACATTCGCTTTCGTATTATGATGTAGGTTTAGAAAATAGTTTTGTTTTCCAATTTTGTAGTTATGTAAAATGGTTGATTGACGCTCGGTCAGACAATGTTTTGTGTTGCGAATTTGATGGGATACTGAAGTCTAAATTGGATAATTTTAGAGATAAGAAATCTAATTGCTTAGGTGAAAAAGATAGATTTAAGTTAAGGTTGTTAATGGCACTTTACATGGAAAATGTTCAGCATCTTTATAGAGAAACTTCAGATAATTACAAAAAATGGGAAGCAACAGGTGAGAATTTGAATTGGGACGCATGGGGTGGAAAACAAAAATGGGATAGTTCTATTTTTGCAGAAAGAAAGAAAGTTGCAAAAGAGATTTTAACTCTTTCAATAAATGCACAAGAAAGAGAGAGGTTAGGTTTGTATGATATATTGCGCAAGAAAAAAATTGAGGGAATTAAAAATAGAGTTGATGATGGTAGAACAACTTTAGATGATTTGGATAACACAATTATAATATCAAATAGATTAGTAAAAAGTTTTAGCATGTGTGCAAAATCTGATAATGACATTTTCTACCATGTTGCCACACAAGGAAATGCTGATAGAACTAAGATATCTAACAGAATTTATCAATTCACTAGAAATGACAAGTCATGGATTCTTGATACATTTATTATTGATGAATGTGAAATTTTTGATGAAAAATATGTTGTTTTGAAAATTCCGTATCACGTTCCTCTAAAAAAAGATAGTGCTACAGGTTTGAGTGCGAGATATGTATATATGTATCTGGAGTTTTCAAAAAAAACTTCTCAGATAGATATTTTGGATACAGTTAGAAATATTTTATTTTTGAGAATGTCTTTGGAAAGAACATTTATTAGATACGCACCAGAAATTTTTTCTATGATGAATGAAAATGTTGATAGGGTTTCTATTGTGAAAGAAATTTATCAGTGGATTACCATGCATGGAAAAAGACGAACCTCGAAACTAAAGGAACTTAATGAAAAAGAAGATGTTATATTTGCAATTAATCATGTCGAAAAATTACTGGAAAATCTTTCAAAAAATGATTTTCATTTTAAGAATGAATTGATTGAAGTAAAAAAACAATTAAATATATTCAGAGATGAAGTTGAAAGCGAAAATTGTTTAAGTAAGACAAGTAATTTAGCAAAAAAAATTGCAAAGTATTTAACAATTTATATGTCGAAAGATTATTATATACCCTTCGATGAATTTGGGTTGGATGAGTCTATAGAAATAGCAGGAAAATATAAAATTGATAATCATTATTTTGATTTAGAAAGTTATTTTAATAAGGAAATAGTCGCAAGGTTTTTTGGTGCTAAAATTAAACTTGATTTCAGTTTGCTAAAAAAAGAGGTTGAGTTTAACAAAACGAGAGGAGATGTTTTTTTTACTAGAGAGCATAAAGAAGAATTTTTAAGAATGTTGGGAGAAATATATTCAGTTTCGAATGAATGTAATATAAATATTATAGCCAAATTTGAAGGTTTTGAAATTGTTTTTTGTGTTGAGTGCTTTCACGGTGATGAGAATTTGATTGAAGAAATTAAAAGTAAATTTAATGAATCTGAGAATTTGCCGACTCAAATGGAAATGATACGATATCGCAAAAAATATAAGTCAAAAATTGAAGACAATTTTGTTAATCCGGATATTAGTTGTGAACCTGAAAAAAATAAGATAACATCAAAAATTTACACATTTTTTATGGAGGACTTGTAAAAGAAGTGCTAGAACAGAATGAATACAAAATTTTAATTATTGACGATGAAGTGTATTCTACAGGTAGAAATACTCGAAATTATGCATCAACAACAGAATTAGGTAGTGAGAGTCGTTATGATTTATATGATAAATTATTTAAAATGATTCTAGTCGATCATAGTTGTAAATTTGATTTAAAATTTATATGTATTGACGATAAAGATAAATTTGTGAAAAAATTTATTAAAGATAATGAAAGTAAAGAAAACACTAAATTTGATTTTATTTTAATTGATGAAAATCTTGATGCATTAAGTTTGTTTGTTGATATTAAAGATGAGTTTAAGAAGACTGATCATAAGATTTTTGATATTTACAATATAATTTCTGATGCTTATTCAAGCATTAAACAACACCCGCCTCCTGTTGCGTTAATTACTGGTTTTGATGTTAATGAACAAAATTACAATCCAATTCATAAAATTGCGTCACTTCTCAGCAGAGCTTATCATGCAGCTTTAGTATTAAATAATAAACTTGAATTTAAAGATTTAATTAATGAACACTTTACAATACAGGAATTGTTGACAGATGAAACTAAAAGAACATTATTTTTTTCAAATCTTAAAAATTATTGTGATAGATTTAGAGCATTGCGAGAAACTAAAAAATTTAAAAATAATAAGACAATTAATTTGAATAGGGCAATTGAATGTGCAATAAGTAAAGTAGTGACATATCTTGAGAAAGCTAATCTAATTAATTCAGTAAATTTTGAAAAAAAATCTGAGTTTATTGAAAGTGCGAAAAATGCAATTGCAAGCTCTAAAGATACCGATTCACTAAAAGTTTTTAATGCATTAATTGGAATTCGAAGTAGTATAAAAACGGAAATTGATAAAAAAGTTAAAGTTAAAATAAATAATGAATTTAGAGAAAAATCAATGGGAACCAATGAGATTATTAAAGTAGGAAATATTAAAACTGGAGATTTAAAAGAGGGGGCTACTTTGATCATTAGCATAGGCCATGGCAATAATATTGAAGCATAATATAGCATAAAATTTTGCTGTAAATGATTTATAAAAATCAAGGAGGAACAGAAATGAAAAACAAGAAAACTGTTAGAGTGGGAGATATTACAATAGGTGATGTAGGTTCTGGAGCTAATGTGACGGTTGTCGTAGGTGACAATAATCACATTTCTATAAATAAAATCGCAAAAAAGATTTGCAAAAAAAAATCTTTAAGTTTACTAGAAATTGAGCAATTAAAGAAAATTGAAAAAGAGAAGTGCCACGATGAGGCGATGATGGTCAATTTCGATGGGAAACCGACCCAAATATTTGATTTTTTGAAAATTAGAAGAGTAGAGGCTTTATTAAAAATATTCGACAAGCATCATAGAGTTTGTATGATGATGGTTAAAAAAGATATCTATTCTTCTGATGGATTAAGAATAATAGAAAAAGGAAAAAAGAGACCATCCTCAGGATATGTTATTAAAAAAGATGATGGGAATTTCTATGTGATTACGGCTCGCCATTCTTTATCTAATCGGATATTAAAAAAGAATTTACAGAATAATGAAAATAACAAAACGAGTGAATTTAGTCCATTTATGAGTGAAAGTAATAATAATATTCGTCATGGCTATCAAAAAGAGTATAATATTAATCTTGCAAGTGCGAGTGCGACTTTATATTATGACTCCACCCCAAATTCAGAAATACGGGTTGAATTTGATCCTTCATACAATTGTTATTATGGGACAGGAGTGGCAGGGGAAAATGATTTTGCTGTTTTGAAGATCAACAATCATGGGCAAAGAGTGTTAAATTCTGTTGAAAAATTTAAAGAGATTGAAGTGTATAGTTTTAAATCGAAAATGACTGAAATCGAAAATGGTATAGGGAATTGTTATGTTACAACAATTAGTCATCCAAACGGCAAAGAAAAAGTGTTTGGAATACCTGATGAAATTGTTGAAGTTGATACTGCAAATAGTAGATTGAAATATGAAACAAATACTAAGGCGGGCTCTAGCGGATGTCCAGTGTTTTTTGAAGATGGAACTTATATTGCTGTTCATAATAATTCGTATTCTGATAAGAGTGATCCCAACTTCAATATCAACCAAGGTTTTCTTTTAAGGGAGGACACAATAAAATAACGCTGTGTTTGCTCAAAAACTTTCAAAGCATCAAATCACCATTTCATCTTGAGAAAAGCAAAAAAAGCCTGAAAGTTTGTTTTTGGACTTTCGGGCTTTGTCGTTTTAGGGGGGGTGGTTTACACTATTTTGGTTAGCAGTTTTCTGAAAGGAATTTTTTTGAAGTGTTTTTATTGGCGCGGTAGATTTTCCGAGAGTGAGATTTCGGTTGATATTTTAGATTAATTATGATATAATTGTATTATGAATCCGAACAAATTAGCGCAGAATAACAATCAAGGAAGAGAAATGCCAATGAAAGATCCAATGGACTTGCATTTTGAATTACAATGGAAGAAGTTGGTTCAGCAACATGGTGTTGACACATCGCGCCCGAAAGAGAATTTTGTTCGTAGTATGATTCATCCTGTTATTCATGCAATGGAACAGCATTTGAGCAATAGTGGATTGTTTGAGATAATGCAAGACCCTAATTTTATTGTTAATACTGCTCCTGTCAGCGTTATAACTGAGGCAATTTTTTACTACCATTTGTTCCATACGAAAAGACTTAGTGACCATGAAAGAGCGAGTTTGTCAAAGAGCCGCGATTATCAACAAAGATTGGCGCTTGAAGTTGGACATAATATTGTGGCTAGAATTAACGATAGTGGTATAAAATCTGCAACTAACGAGATGTCCCCAGAAATATGTGTGAGCAGAGAGGTTTGTGACTTAATGCTAAATTTAATCATGGATTCAGTTAGAGCTGACACTCATCCACAAGAAGGAATATTTGAAATTTTTCATTATGCGATATTAACTGCCAAAAGTTCATTAAGATTGTTGTCGGCAGGTCAAAGCAGGGAGGCTTTCATTGTTTGGCGAAATTTGCATGAACAGGAATGTATTTTATTAATGCTTACGACTTATGGCGATGTCGCAGTTAAAGCATTCATGGAACACTCAAAATTTATGAGATTAGATTTTGATAATTCTCCTGAAAAAATTAGGAATGAGATGGATGAAAAATCTGCGAAAAAAACTTTGGAAAATGTAAAGAATCTTGAGAAGGAGCTTTCGAATGTTTTAGCGACTTGGAATATCACGCGTAGTGCTTTTATTAATTATGGATGGTTATTAAATATCAATGAGTTTTCAAGTTGGTTTAAAAAGCAGAGAAAAAGCAAATTGAGTTTTATTGATATGCAACAGTTCATTAATTTCCCAAATTATAAGACAGTTCGTGAAGCTTATATGTATGCAAATAAGTTCACGCACCCAACATTTCAAACAATGAGATTAGATAAACAAGATACATATCAGCCCTGCATTTATTCTTTAATTCCATCATTGCAAAATATTGTTGGAATGTTCTACAAATATTTTGAGGAAAAGAATATCTTTTCTGACGAAAAATCTAAGTTTTACATGGAGCAATTGATAAATGTCTTGGATGATAAATTTAAGATTTTGATTGCGAATAATCAGAAAGATTAGTGAAGCGCATTGTTTGAGCATCAAACTTGACTTTGATAGAGTTAGATGTTGGTTTTAATCATGTTTGAGGGCGAAAAGGTTTGTCTTTTATTTGAAAATATGGTATAGTTAGTTTATGACAATATTTTATTTCACAGGAACGGGCAACTCATTGGCAGTTGCAAAAAAGATTGGCGGGGAAGATGGGAAATTGATTTCTATCCCGCAGGTTGTTGATGGGCAAACTATTCGATTCAAAGATGATGTTATTGGGGTAGTTTTTCCCGTTTATAGTTTCCGAGCACCTATGATGGTGCGAGAATTTTTGAGTAAGGTGCATTTTGAAGCGGATTACATATTTGCAATCGGAACCTATGGCAGCATGTCTGGGCCATGTATGAGATATATACGCAAGCATGGAAAGAAGAGCTATAAATTTAACTATACAAACAAATTGCGAATGGTAGATAATTACTTGCCTTTGTTTGAAACAGGAAAACAAATAGCGAAGCAAGAGAAAAAGCATATAGATAAAAACTTAGCACAAATTGTTGATGATATATCTAATCGCAAAGAATATCATGTGAGGGCAGCAGTTGCTGGGCGAGTTATTGGCAAAGTAGTCAACATGGATTTTACCAAGAGTCCAAAAAAATACATAGTCGATGAAAAGTGCAACAAATGCGGCGTTTGTGCAAAGATTTGTTTGGCGAAAAATATTGTTGTTGACGAAAGTGTAAAATTCGACAACAAATGCGAGGCTTGTTATGCTTGTTTGCATTTATGTCCACAAAACGCATTACACCACAAAAAAGAAAAGAGCGACAAACGCTGGCTACATCCAGATGTAACACTTGCAGAAATAATCAAATCGAATAATCGTTTAGATAATGCTGAAACGGAATAAAGGAAAAATATAATTATAAATTACAAAACGCGCCTGTGGATTATCATAGGTGCGTTTTGTGTTTTCAAAAAACACTTAAAATATTTTGATGTCTAGCAATTTTAATTGCGTTAATATTTGAAAAGTGGTAAAATAATAATGCGAACCCATACAATCATTAGAGTGGTAGTCTTGCCCTTTGGCAATTCTCCCCACTCTTTTGAGTATTGGTTCGCAACAATAAGGAGATGTCATTGTGGGTGCGTCTCTTTAATTAGAGGCGCACTTTTTTATAAAGGGTTCAAATAATAGCTATATCGAGACAGTTTTCGGGTTAAAACGAGACAGTTTTGAAAAAAAGTGAACTTACCTATTGACAAATCGAAAAAAGTGTGGTATAATAGATTTAGATGGGTAGAAAGTCTGCCCGATAAACTATTTACAAATTCATTATAAAGCAAAACCCATGAGCATCGACGAGATGTTTTGGGTTTTTTTATACCATAGGGAATCGTTTTAAGAACGAAGTTTGACTTGATGGTCAAAAAAGCCGAGCCTCAAGCGAGGGAACCGTCGAAGACGGCTTTTTTATAACCATAAGCACGAAAGAAGAAATGAAAATCAATTTTGTTTACATAGAGGATTACAAAAGTGATGAGTCTTTGCGATATATCAACGATATTGCGAAGAACTCTCTCTATGTCGTTTCATCATATTATTACAAAGACTTTAGATTGAAGTATAACAAGATTGAGGGGAGCGGTTGTTCGCTCTGGACAGACCATGCGTTTTTGAAGAATATCAAAAGTGAGGTTAGAAAGTATGGCGGCTACATTACTCCGCGCGACCAGCAGTTTATTTTGAATCAAACTATAACTGAAGTTTATGGTGAAAGTGGGCGCGGAAAAGCTTTTCAAAGAACGCGCCGCGAAATTTATGAGTTGTTTGAAATCCTGCTTGAAAAAAAGATTGATTGCTTTGATGAGAAGAAGTTGGGACTGATATTAGAAAAGAGCAATCACAGCACGAAGGCTCTGTTTGAGTTATACAATGCCTTTGTCAAAAAACTGAAGGAAGTCCAAAATGCCGAGTCGGAGTTTTTGGCCTTCGATAACCACGAGGGAGAAATTCCTCTATATCAAGAAGTTTGTGCTAACGAAATGAAAAAGGCTTTGAAAGAAAAGAGCTGCTTGATAATGGAAGGTTTTATGCTGTTATATTTTGAGCAGAAACAACTTTTGAAGGCGGCCTACGATTCGGGAAAAGAAATATATCTAGTAACAAAGAAAAATGATTTTCTAGAAAGCAGTTTATACCAACCGTTCTTGGATGAGCTGGGGGCAGAAGGAAATTACATAGAAGTATCTGGCAAAGCAAAGAGAGTAAAAAACAGCTTATCAATCATTGCTGATAATCTTTACAGAGAAGAATATGTCAATCATGAGCTTGACGATAGCGTTCAGTTCATTGAGCCGTTTGTGAGTCGTGAGGAAGAGTTTAAGTATGTTATAAGCGACATAATGTCTTACCTCGGTAAAACTTGCGGCAATGATGAAGATAAGCGCCAGAAGGCGCTACAGGGCGATATAGCGGTTGTTTTGCATTCAAAGAAGGATAAGTTGCACTTCAATGACTTGTTGAATCATCTAGGTGCTGGCTTTAATATCGCAGTCGAAGGGAAGACTCTTTTAGATTATTCGCTAGGACAGTTTATTTATTGTATCTACAAAATCATCGGTGGCGAGATAGATGTTGACATCTACAAGAAATTATTATTCACGCAATGGCGATTTAATCAAAACTGCAATGATGAGCAATTCAACTCCGCGCTGAAAGACTTTCTTGCGATTGAACTTTATTTCAAGGATCTATACAATATTGATTCTTGGATTGAGCAGATTGAAAAGGTAAAACAAATCAAGAGTGAAATTGAAACTATTGATGCTTATTTGTATCATCCTGTCAATGTTGTGAGTTATGAGAGTTTGCAGTTTATCAAAGAGCATTTGGTTTTCATAAAATCAATCGTGGAAGTCTTGGCTGTGGTTGATGGAACGAGTAGTGAGCATGTTGAGAGAGCAAAGGAAATATTTTTGACAAACGCTAATGCTGAGTTTGACCTTGAGTTGACAGAAAAGATTGCAGAAGCTCTTGATAGTTTTTGCGACAAAAGCATGTTGAAAATCAACGCTAAATTTTTTGCTGAGGCAATTCGCTCAATGCTTTCGGAATTTGAAATGAAAGTCGAAGAGGATAGCAAAGCATTTTTGTTGATGCCATCGTTAGAGAACAAAAGGGTATATATTCCAAAATTTGAATCAGGCAGTTATCCGCAGCGAATTGAAAATGAATTTCCGTTTACAGAGCAAATTACTGAGATACTACGAGACGAAAGAATATCTATTAAACATAGAGTTTACCCTTACTATAAGTTCTTCGTTAAGAACTTTTTTGATACTACTTCAGAAGCGCTCATCTTTACTCAGTCCGAAAGCGATAGCGGTGTCCCGACATTGCCATCTAGCTACATTGAAGATGTTTTCTCGTTGTTTGACAAAGACATTGAATATATCAAAGTGAATAAGCAGGTGAGAGCTGATGTAAAAGGTGCTTTGTTTGATTTGCCGATGCCAAAGCTCGAAAAGGCTGTAATCCCATTGCCTAATTTATTGCTCCATTATGTTTGCTCTAAAATGTTCTATTTTCTCAACAACACAAAAACATCTTATAGCGACGAAATTCCATTAAGTATTTACGCTGGGAATATCATGTATGTAAGGTTTTTTGAAGTGTTTGTGGAGCAAAACAAAGATAGGGTGTTCACGCTTGATAGAACACTTCAATCTGAGACTGAACGAATCTTAAAAATTGTCGCAGATGAGATTAGCCGAACTTTTGGATACCTAACTCAAATTGAGTTGAATGATTTACATAACAAAGCTCTTGAGCAAATTTACTATTTCTACACCAACAAATTAAGAACAGGCAAGTTCAAGGCTGAAAAGTTCATATTCGATATTGTTCCAGCAAAGATTATTGAGGTTGACGGTTATCTAATCAAGATTGACAAGAGTCTAGTCGTGAAGAATGTTCAAAATGGAATTAAGAATCAGTTTGATATTTGCAAAGGGTTATATTTCTTAGTCGGCAGTAGCGGCGGCGCGGAATATGAGTTTAGGCATTATGCGGAAATCATTGAACAGTTGAGTTTGAATTTGTCAAGTGATGATAGACTGAAGTTAATTGATTTTGCGTATTTCAAAGTTGCAGTTCAGTTAGCAAGCGGGAGGTTTTATGAAGATGGAATTAAACGAATTAAGGGCATTTTGGAAAGGCTAGAGCGGTCAAGATTTAATTCAGTCAAAAGCCAAGCGTGTTTGTATTGCAAAGCAAAGAACAGTTGTAAAGGAATTTCATGGGGTAGCACAATTAAATCATGAGAAAGGAAAACATCAAAAACTTGAATTTAACCGAACAGCAGAGTCAGGAAGCAAATAGCAATGTTTATCCAGGCTACCTTGTGTCATGCGCTGGAACAGGCAAGACCGAAATTATTGTTCGCAAGATTGAGAAGTTGATTGACCGAGGAGTGCCGCTTGATAAAATCGTCCTAATAACTTTCACAAACAATGCGACAAATGAAATGAGGAATAGGTTATCAGATGCGTTGTATAAAAAATACCGAATCAATCCAAGCGCATTCTTACGAGAGCAGATTGACCAATTAGGAGCAAGCAACATTTTCACAATCCATAAGTTTTGCGAAAGACTACTTCGTGAGCATGGACTTGAAATTGACATTGCTCCTAGTTTCTTGGTTGGCAGTTTTGCTCGCGAATCAGAAGAAATAATTTTTGAAACGATTAAGCAACGATATGAAGATAATGGCGCTAATTTATTGCCAACATACAAGATGATTGTTCTTGTGAAAAAATTGATTGAGTCAAATCTTGACAAGGGCATTGAAGCAACAATAGATGATTTTGTTGTTGATGACCCTAACGAGCGTTTGGCAGACATCAAGGTGGCGATTCGAGATGTGTATTTGCAAGCAATTGAAGAAATTGAAAAAGTGAAGTTAAGAAAAAATATCCTAACCAAAAATGATTCGATTAGATATGCGGCGAAATTGATGCAGGACGAGAGAACTGCAAAGATTGTCGCAAAGCAGTTTAAGTATGTGTTCGTTGACGAGTTTCAAGACACCGACAATGACCAGCACAAGTTTTTGTCCTCACTTCTGAACGCTGGAATTAAGTTGTTTATCGCGGGTGATAAAAATCAAGCAATATATAACTTTAGAAATGCAAATCCAGACAGTTTTGACAACATGGCAAGCAAGATGAATTTAGGTGAAGGAGGGGTCATTCTGACGGAAAACTTTAGAGCGGGAACAGTTCTGATAAGGGAAATCAACAACATATTCAGGTCGAAATTTTATCACAACAAAAGAGAGTTAAAGTTCGATCACATTGAATTGAAAGCAACTCGTGATGATTCGATGTATGAGCCTATGAAGTTCCTAGAATCTACGAAAGTGACAAGTGCGGTAGAGATTGCTAGAGGGAACAAACAAGGCTATAAGGGCATTTCTGTGCTTTGTAGGACAAACTATGAATTGGAAAGATGCGTAAGGGCATTAAAGCAAGCAAAGATTCCTGTTGTTGTTTACGGTGGCAAAAGTTTCTACAAGTCACCGTGCATTATCGACACTCTTAAAATGCTAAACGCCATTATCTACGGAGGCGATGTTTTTGAATCCGAATTTCAATATACTGAATTCTGCTTGAGTTATTCAAGGTTTGCCGACAATGCAAATTTCACAAACTTACTAATTGAACTTCGTAAGGAAATCAAAAGTCAAAGCATTGCTCACTTTTTGGAATTGCTCTATAAGAAGACTCACCTACTTGAATATTTGCAAGCCCAGAACAAACAGCAAGAAGAGGCGAACCTTCACAAGCTCATCGACATAGCGCGGAACTTTGGTGAGTCCCCAATACGATCAATCGAGTTTGCTGAATATCTCAACATGATGATTGTGATTGAAAAGGAAGAAGATCAAGCAGAAATTCCTGTCAACAAGATTTCTAATGCGGTAATTGTTTCCACGATCCACAAAGCAAAGGGGCTCTCATTCGATTCAGTCATTGTTCCGAATATTGACCGTAATTTGATTTGGAAGAAGAAACAAGAGATTGTTTTGGATAAAGAAAAGGTGTTCGGGTTAGATAGCAAGTATGTGTTTTGGAAAAAAGAAGAAAGTGTCGTTGACGAATCTTATGAAAGATTTTTGAGAGAAAAAACTTATAAGGATTTAGAAGAGGAATTGAGAGTGTTTTTCGTTGCTCTAACGCGGGGAAAAAATCAAGTTATTTTGACAAGCGAAAAATCAATCGAAAACATGAAATACAAGTCAAGGACAATTGTCTATGCAAGTTATCTTCGATGGCTCTATGAAATCGACAACGGCGATTTCTTGAACAAAATAAAAAACTAAAAGGAAATAAGAAAACAAATATAAAAAGCAAAACATGACGCAATTCGCTAAAGGCGAGCGTTGTGTTTTTCGTCTAGGAGAAAAAGAATGGAAAATGAAAACAAAGTAGAAAAACCAAAAAAGGACAGAAAAGACTTTTCAAACTTGATTTTGAATAGGAGAAAATTCGATGTAGTAATTATCTGCGACAGCGAAAAGCAACAAGAGAAAATTTTTAATAAACTAATAAGGGAAGGGTTAAAATGCAAACTTTCAACATAACGAAAAAGAGTGAAGTAGAAAAAACATTTAGAGTAGCAAAGATAAGCGCGGAGTTTGACTATGATGTGGACGAGAGCGAAGAGCATTTCGAGGGGGTGATAGAAATCCCAAGTGAGTGGAACATAGGACTCATAGTCGGTGGAAGCGGAACAGGCAAAAGCACAATCGCAAAAGAATTGTTTAACAAAGAACTTATCAAAGGCTTTCGATATAGGAGAAAAAGCGTAATTGACGATATGCCAAGAAATTGCTCCGTTGATGAAATAACAAGAGCATTTTATAGCGTTGGCTTCGGAAGCGTTCCGTCATGGATTAAGCCATACAATGTTCTATCTAATGGCGAAAAAATGCGTGTCGATTTGGCGCGAGCTGTTCTTGAGCGAGATTTTATTGTCTTTGATGAGTTCACAAGCGTTGTGGATCGTGAGGTCGCCAAAACTGCTTGTATTGCTCTCAGTAAGGCTATTAGGCGCGACAACAAAAAGTTCGTAGCGGTAGGATGTCATTATGATGTTATTGACTACCTTCAGCCAGATTGGGTATTTGACACCAACACCATGAAAAGTTTTTTTGTCAGTCGCCAAGACCGCAGCAAAAGTTCTACATCAGACAATGCAGTCTTGGCGATTGGGGAAAGTTCAAGCGTTATCACTATCTGACAGCAGATGCCCCCAAGGCTGCGCGATGGCATGGACTATATACTGAGGCGGGCGATATCATAGGAATAATTGGAGTCATCCATTTTCCATGCAGAAACAAGAAATTGAAAAAGTGTAGTCGCATGGTCATTTTGCCTGACTACCAAGGAATAGGATTGGGAATAAAGTTTCTTGAAGAAATTGCAAAAATGTATATGAAACAAGGATTTGATTTTGCAATAACAACAACTGCAAAAAATTTAGTCAATGCTCTATGTAAAAATGAAGAATGGATTTTATCGCGATATGGAAAGGATGTGGCAAGCGAGGCGTTTATTAAAAAATTTCGCACACTACCACGAGGCGTTATAACCTACACATTTTTTGCAAAAGATAGTCTAGCAGATTGACAAATAAGAAAAGGTATGTATAATAAAAACAATGAATGCAATAATGTCAATAAGAGGCGAGTATAGCCAAAAGATTCTTTCAGGAGAGAAGCTCTTTGAATTTAGAAGAGTAATTCCTCATAAAGCAACTCGAATCTATATCTACGAAACAGCCCCAACAAAATGGATTGTCGGCAGTTTCGAATTTGACATAATTCAAGACACACCAGAGAGTCTATGGGAAAATTGTGGCAAAACATCGGGAATGGATAAGAAAGGTTTTTTAGAATACTACAAGGGAAAGGAACTAGGCTTCGCCCTAAAGATTAAAAACCTACGAAAAGAAAATATCAACCCATATGAAGCAATAAAAAATTTTACCCCACCACAAAGTTATTTTTACACGGACATGATATAGGCAATTATAAAAAGAGCAAAAAAAAAGGCCCGCACAAAGATTCATTTCTTTGTGCGGACATCGTTTATTTAATGAAAAGGTGGTTAAATTGAATCAAAAAGTTATTTGGTCGAGTTAGTGCTATCCGAATCTCCGAAACTCACCACTTAACCAAGGATGCTTCTTGGCGAAGTTCGTGCTTTGTTGATATTCGGCGACATCGTAATTTGCGATTTGACTCAACAGCGAAGCTCGCATTGTTGTCATTTTTGTATTTGTTAAATTTTCTTTCACTTTCAGGTGTCCGATAAAAAATGCGACAATTACTGTCACAATAATAAGTAGTTCGATTGTCATGATAATGCCGCCTTTTTGTCCTAATGAAAATTTTTTTGCATAGGGAATGTTTTTTTTGTTTATAGAATGATTGATAATTGCTAGTTTGTAATATTGTGTCGTGTTATGTAGAAAGTTTTTTTGATTGTTTTTTATTTTGAGTTTAATATACTTGGTAGTGCTGATGAAATTTGGTATAATTTAATAGTGGTAAAAAGCATAAAACCATATTAATTTCATTAGAGGAGAAAAAATCAAATGAACAATAAAGGTATAACTTTTGAATCAGAAGAAGAACTATTGACTCTCGCTGAGCTAGTATTTCTTGGCGAAAGGGTAATTAATGGTTGCCGCCTTCACAAAAATATCATTTCAAAATATGATGATATGATGAATAGAATTTGTGATGCTCATGCTGAAGTGTGTGAAGAAGAGGAGAAAACGATAGGATATGAGGGTAATGATAAGTTGAACGGTTATCTCAAGTATTACGATGAATCTGTATGTATAAACACATTGGCGGATATGTTGGAATTGCGACATTCATCGCGCAAAAACACTTGTAGGCACGCGCTTTTATCCAAGTTTGATTTGAGCGAACTTAGAGGTGGGGGGTTTGATTTAGTAGTCACAGAAAATTGCAAGTAGAGTTTTTCCGAAATCGGTTATTAGGTCTTGTTGTGTCATTTCTATGGGTTGTATTTTTTAAAATAAAAACAGCATCACTATTCATAGCACTAAGAGAGAGAAAAAAAGAGCAAAAAAAAAAGCCCCACAAAGAAATCATTCTTTGCGGGGCTTTGTGTTATTGTGTTGAAAATTAAATATTATTTGAAATGTTTGTGAAAGTAGTTGAAACTAACCAAACCGTCTAAATTCACCACTTAACCAAGGGCGTCTTTTTAGAATATCTAGTATTAATTTGTATTCGGTTGCGTCATCAAGGGTTATATGATTTTTTCCTAAGTTGCAGCCTTTTTGTTTTAACGAGCGATAAACGACTAAAAGCAAAATTTTACTGACATCAGAGTAGTAGATTTTGCTTGTGCCATTATAGACACTAAACATACCACTCGCTCCATTAACGCTTTTATCAAATCTCATTTCTTCATCAGCTGGCAAGCCATATTTAACTCGCAAATTCTCAATCGCCGTCGGGTCTCTTAGTCCCGTAAAAGGCTTTAACAAACAAAGATGACTTCGCCTATCCCAAATAACTTTTGGCATAACAAAGCCATTTTCATCTTCATAAAACTTTGCAAACTCTTTTCCATACTGAGTGTAATATGGCGTCAATTCACCCTTCGCATTTTCAATCCCTACCTCGTCGGAATAGTCTTTGAAAATGGTTTCAGCCCATGTCGCGAATTCTTCGACCTCAACGGCGAAGCTCGCATTGTTTTCGTTCTTGAATTTATTCAAGTTTTCTCTTGCTTTAATATTGCTTGCAATAATCAAAGCAATTATCACCGCAATTATTATTAATTCTATTGTCATTTTTTGCCTCCATAATTTAAAAAGTTTCGCTTGTTTTAGCGAAACTTTTTGTCGTTATTTTTTGTTTAATTTTCTCGTGAGAGGGAAGTTGGGGTTTATTATTTTCAACCAGTCGTGGGAGCGTTTGCCACATCTGTATTTGCTGTCCATGCGTTTTGCGATGATGCCTTCAAGATTGTTGCTGACTGCTTTTTGGAAAAGTGCTGTTCCATGAGTTTCGACATATCTCGAAATGCTTAAGTCATTTTCTTCGACATTCGCGCTTAATATTTTCTTTCTCTCATGGAGTGGCAAGTCGCACAAACTTTTACCGCCCAAACTAAGAATGTCAAAGGCAACAAAACTGGCGGGTGTTGTTTGTGATGCGATGTTAATTTTGAAATCGTCTCTTAAAAGCGACCTTGATCTTAGCGCATAGAAATCTGGAACGCCATTAGTCATAACAACTATTTCGCCGTCCAAAACAACATCGGATGTAACCGAATTGCTCAGTTGAATTTCTGGATAAATTCTCGAAATGTCCTCTCCTTGCTTGTTTATGAGAGTTGTTCCATCAACATAAATCAAGCATCGAATCCCATCAAGCTTTAGCTCGAACAGCCATCCGTCCTTGTCGAATGGTTTTTTTGTTGTTTGCAATAGCATTGGTTTTAGGTTTAGGTTTTCGGTATGTTTTTTCATTGGTGTTCGTGATACTCTGTGTCAACGCTTCCATCAAGTCAACAACAGATTTCGACTTCGTTTTCTTCGTCTCTTTTATGAGTTTGCCCGCAATTTTTAATTCTATCGCATTCTTAACTCGCTCGGCATATTCGTCCTTGTATTTTTCAGGCTCGAATTTTGCGCTCATACTTTTCAACAATTTTTTGCCCAATTCCAACTCTTGTTTGCTAGGGCTCGTCTTAATCGCTTTTGCCTTGTTGTCTTGCAACTCGCTTTCAAAGAAAAGGGAAGATAGTAGCATGTCGCCAGATTTTGCGCGAAGAACGATGACCTTTTCCTTGCTTCCTAAAATAGTTTTTGCAATCGCAACCTTGTTCTCGCTTTCTAATAAATGCAGAAGTAACGCAAACCCTTTTTCATTTCCATCATGCCCGACATAATAATGCTTGTCATAATATGCTGGGTCAATTTCGTCCAAACTGACAAAACTCTCAATAACAATACTCTTGTCAGTTTCGCCCTTCAATTTGTCAAAATCCGCCTCTTCAAAAATGACATATTTATCCTTTTGATACTGATACGCCTTGACAATATCTTGCGACTCAACAACATCGCCCTCGCACTCATCGCAAGTCTTACTATATCGAATCCGCGATTTAGTCTTTTTGTCCAACTGATTAAAACTAATCTCCTCCACCTTCGCCGATAACTGCAAAACAACAGGAATATATACTAACCCAAAATTTATTGATGTTTTCATAAGTTTAGCATGTGCAAAAATCTATTAAAACAACACAATATTTACTAGACAAAACTATATGGTGCTTTTATGTGCCTAACATCAATAACAACTGTCGCCATAAATATGTAAAACTCCTTTTTTAATTCGTATTGAACTACAATTTCTCTTAAAAGCATTCTATGCAACTAGTTATGTTTTGGTTACGAAGCAACTAAAAAATACTCGAATTATGCTATGAAAACAAAAAAGCACGCCGAATTTTCAGCGTGCTTTTAGTCCCTTGAAAAGACCTTATGATATTTTTCTCAAATCAAATGGCTGTGAAATTATTTGTCCATCATCACCGATAAGCCTAAACATGATGTGACGATAAGGGAGGTTTTCGACTTTAAACTCTGTGATAAATTTTCCGCAAATGGTGCTATATTCTGTCTTAATTACATCTTTTTCGTTCAGCCATTGAATTTTGCGTGCATAATCAGCCTTGATTGTTATAGTTCCTTGATAATTATCGACTTCAATAGAACGAATTTTTGGAGGCATTCCAAAAGGCTTTTTGCGATTATTTGCATTTGTAATGGCGTTTTCATAGTTGTATGCGTTCCAGTCAACTTCCTCATAAGGACTCACAATCAGAGGAATATCACGCTGTTTTGTCTCTACTCCTTTGACGCCGTATCTATCGAGATTGGCGCTTAACTTCCAACGCAAGACTTGATTCCTCTCGTCAAAAAGAAATTGAGCGTCTGTGTAGTGCTTTGCAAAGGTAATTTGATCGCATCCGTTAATCCGCATAAAGTGCCTTTTGGCATTTTCACCGTAACCGATTCGCTCGGAATTTCTGATATGCTTGACGCCGTGACAAGCGGAGCAGAGAGCGATAATATCCACTAGGGTTTGAATGCGGTTTCTAATGTCAAAATGCCAAACCTCATGAGCGTCCAGTTTTGACTCATTATATCCGCAAATAGCACAACGATAATTAAATCGTGCGTAGCATTTATTTCTAATTACATCCCAGTCTTTTTTTGGAAGAGTGCGAGAGAGATTGTTTCCCCACGCTCCTTTCGGAAGAAGATCAATGGTTAATATTAAATTGTTTCGCATGTTAACCTCCTAGTTCGACGGATATAATTCACTGGCAAGATACTTGTTTGTATATTCCCGAATACCCATCTTCGCTATCAATTCCTTGTGATCAAACGGACTGAGCGCTATAATATTGCCCCTCATCTCATAAAACGGATCGCCATAACAAAGAATTGCCGAAGGCTTAATCTTTTCAAGCATTTTGTTATAGCCCTTCAAGTATTCCCGTTCATAACCCTCTCTTGTGTATGTTGAAACTGCAACAACAGAGCCTTGCTCCACGCCGTCAAAGGCAAAATCAAAACTGCTTGCATCGCCCCATTCGATAGTGGGAATTACCCGCATACCTTGAGATTGCCAAAAGGCACCGCACCAGCGGTTTTTGAAAGTGCTGTGCATTTGCAACACCCTCGGCATCTCGAAGTAACAACTGAAATCAGGTGTCATTAGGGCATAATATTGGCCTAACTTTTCAAGAGCTGCTTCCGGCTTAGTATAAACGGTTTCATAAAGCCAGTCATAGGTAAAAAAATGAATTGTCTTATGCCTATTTTCCGGATCGTCTTGCTTGGCTTTTGAGTAGCACCACGGTTCAACTTTGCGAAGGTCAATATTTTGACGCCTGACAAGCGGCATATCGTGTGACCCCACCATTTGAAACTCGTTTCGTAATATTTTTTGTTTCTTATCTTTTTTGTCGCTGTCATTAGATTTTTCCATAGCAAAATCCTGCGACATCAT